ATGTTCGTTGAACTGGTTTATGACAAGCGTAATGTTGAAGGGTTGACGGGGGCCAGAGAGATCATCCTGGCTGAGTTGACGAAGCGAGTGCACCAGATTTTCCCTGATGCCGAAGTTAAGGTGAAACCGATGCAGGCGAACGCCTTGAATAGCGATGCCAGCAAAAGCGATCGGGAAAAGCTGAACCGCATGCTGGAGGATATGTTTGAAGAGGCCGATATGTGGCTGGTGTCTGAGTTCCCGACAGTTCGCCAGGTTGGGCTCTAAAGTTGTGCTGGCTGCCAGCATTAATCTTTACCGGCGGCCTGCATCATGTCTAAGCCCTGCCTACAGGGAATTTTCGGTATAGTGTTGACACTCCTACATCGTAAATTATTGCCACGCGCTGACGCGTTTCCCCTGCAGCAATTAATCTCCCTGCCTGCGCCCACTGCTCATCCGTTAGTTTTGGTCTACGGCCACCAATGCGACCTTCCGCGCGCGCAGCTTCTAAACCTGCCCGGGTGCGTTCGACAATAAGCTCCCTTTCCATTTCAGCCAGTGCACCCATCACATGAAAGAAGAATCTTCCCATAGGCGTACTCGTATCGATGCTATCCGTCAGGCTCCGGAAGTTAACATCTTTCTCCCGCAGTTCCTCCACTAACCCAACAAGATGTCGCATGCTTCGCCCGAGCCGATCCAGTTTCCACACCACCAGCGTATCGCCTTCAGATAGCGTCCGGAGCACCTTTTTTAATCCTGGTCTGTCTGACACCTTACCGCTGATCTTGTCTTCGAAAATCAGCTCACATCCTGCACTCTTGAGCGCGTTTCGTTGTAGTGCCGTGTTCTGGTCATTTGTTGACACCCTCACATACCCAATAAGCATGAGTTTCCTTCCTGCAAAAGGCCGTAAGCATGCCACCTGAGCGATAAATGATCATTATTAAAAACGTTGGTTTGGAAGATTTAGCAAAAACAAGCGGAAACAACACATTTACTGGCGACCAGAAATTCACGGGAGGCGTATCTCTTCCAGCCAATACAGCTTACAAAGGGATTGGTTTACAGGCATGGTTTGATTATAAACAAGACAAAGACGACACATTAACAGCGTTATCAGGAAAGGATGTTGCAGGATTACTTTCATATCTCGGCTTAACCAACGCCGCGAAAACAGATGTTCAAAATACATTCACTAAGAAGCAAACATTTTCAGGTTCAGTAGCTCTCCCGTCTGATACAACTCTGAACGGGACAGGGCTTGAATATCTTTTTGACAGTAAGTTAGATGCATCTAAGGCACTGGGAACGGGACAGACTTGGGTGAATGTTACCGCTTCACGAACTGCCGGGGTGACTTACACCAACAGCACAACCAGACCAATCTGCGTATCTATTCCTGAGACGGGTGACGGAGACAGGGGACTCTATGTTGGAGGTGTATTAACGGCGTTTGCGCGAGGGGCAGATTCAGATTCAACATTATTTGCCATTGTGCCACCTGGTGCGCAATACATATTTTCGGGCGCATTTTCTTCATGGGCGGAGTTACGGTAATGCAATATTTCAAAAATAAAAGTAATGCAGTGTTTGCATATGAAGATGACTGTGATGAGGAATTTATTCTGGAAGGACTAATTAAAATATCGGAACCGGAAGCGATGGCCCTTTTAGCTCCAACAGTTGAGGAGCAAATTGCTGCCGCTGAAGCTAAAAAAGCACGACTCCGTTCAGAGGCTGATAGTGAAATAGCCTGGCGACAGTACGCCGTTGACAGGGGAAAAGCGACGACTGAAGAAGCCGCCGACTTGATAATCTGGCAGGACTATAGGTTGAATTTGATGCGCGTTGATACAGCAAAACCCGTATGGCCTACACCTCCCGGTAGCTAAAACATTCCTATGCTGGTTGGTCTGGCCAACTAAATTCAGCGGTAATAGCCTCTTCCGCTGGGATGGATTTCACTTTATTTTTATAGGCCAACCACGCCGACAACTTCGCTCTGTTGGCGTCGCTGATTTCACCGAGCATCAGTTCTGTGCGCCAGTCGAGCATAATAGCGTCAGCATTAACAATTAATCGCTGCCGCTCATTTTCAGCAATAGCGATCATCTCAGCCCGCGTTAATGGAGGAACGTCAACCCATGCAGGCCTCCCCGCAACAGAACCAAGTTTCATACCTGCTGGCGGCGTTGTTCCCCGAAATATATTCACTTCTTCAGCAGTGCAGAGCACAGCATCAGCGGGCCATGACTTATCCGTATATGTACCATCAGTTTTATATTTTTCACTGATAAATGAATTAAATTCGGCCGTATAGTAAAAGTTCATATTATCACCATCCGATAGCTATATACTGAACGCTGTGAGTAGTAATAGCTCCACCGTTTCTTTCGTAAATAAAAATGTCAGCATTTGAGCGGGTCAGTGTCTTTACCTGAACACCGACCATCCCTCCCCCCGTATCCGAAGAAACTGCAACAGGGATGACGGCAAGGCATGCGTTGGGAAATAATTCAGGGAAAGTGAGAGTTGAAGAAATAACATCTGAGCCACTGACACCTGTCAGCGTCCCAAACTGAACCATCAGCCCACCAGGTTGGTCTGGTATTCTTATGACATCATTAGCCTGAAAACTCCGCTTCGGAAGAAATGCTTTCAGCAATGCGGCGTCTATCAGCTTTTTCGACGTACCCGCAGTAACTTCTGAGGCGTTTGCTATTGGGCCAATACCAAAATTATTAAGAGCGGAACTGACGTTGTCTGCTCCGGTACCTCCCTTATTTATTGGGGCAATGTCTTCAACGGAAAGACCGCCAAGCTCTAAATTGGATCGAGCTCCAGCAGGTGTAGATGCCCCGGTTCCACCTCCAGATAAAGGGACAGGCTCAGATGAGGTCCAGATTCTGCGCACAGAGAATGTTCTTGAGCCCTGATGCCCTGCAATCATGACCTGATAACGACTAAAATACTCATCCGGTGTCGATGAGAACCAGATGTCCACATGTCGGGTTATACCGTCATATCCAATAACATCCATGACAGCATTAAATGTTGGCTGAGTAATAACAATCTGTGCCGGTACATTACTCATGTCAGACGATTTTATGAAATATCTTGCTCCGGGGACAAAATTAAACTGCTGCCAGTCAAGTGATGGCAGTATGTTTCCGGTACCTGCGATGCCTAATTCTGGAAAACCAAGGTATGTGAGAATGTCAGCAATAGTGCTTTTCCCGATAATGTCACGACCAACAGAAGTTAAATCAGTCTGCGCTGCTGTATCAGTCCCTGTGAAATACGGGAGTTTATTTGCACCGGTTGCGAGCCCAGCCAATGCCGTCAGAGTGGCATCAAGCGCCTGGAAATCCTTCCCAAAAGCGGTCCCCATTTTGGAGACAAACCCGTTCAGGTCACCATCATCAAGCACGTCCAGCCCGCTTTTGTTAGCGGTGTACTGCGCCAGCGCTGCCGCTATAAAGCTGGCCTGTCGAATGGCTTTGTTTACCTGCGCACTGGATGCCTTTCCTGCCATAAAGCCAGAGAGTAGAGCAGGAAGCGTTTCCCAGTCAGCCTGGGCCGTCACGTTAGCATTTGCTGCTGTCGCGAACGGTTTAAAGTTGTTTATTGCCATTAGAGTATTGTCCCCCATGCTCCAACATCGAACCCGCCGATGTATTCGTTATCCATATCAAACCCAAATAATTTAGAACCCTCGGATGGTGCTTCTACCGAAGGCGTTTCAACATCACCGGCCCATACGCCAGTAGCTTTAACGGTGAGATAGCCCTGTTTGATAGCAGCTATCAGTTCGAGTGACACATCAGAAATATCAGTCTCGGGGAATACCCAGACCGATATCGTCATATCCTGGTTGTCGACGATCTGCATCTTCAGGCCTGAGCCTGCAGTCGCAGCGTCAAGGATGGGAGGCAGAGAATCGTTCCGGCCGTCCCAGTTGTTGATAGCGATTTTCGCTTTCAGAATGATGCGGTACGTCTCATCACTTAGCATCGTATAGCCAGAATCAGGATCATATGGCCCCTGCCAGATGCCCTGGTCATATCCAAGCCCGTCAGTGTCCCAGCTGAAATAAACGCCACTGATCGGCTGGCTGACTATGCGACTGCGCCCGATCCACAGACCGAGAATATCGAGCTGTACACCGACGGCTGTATCGATATCAAAAGCGCTCACCATCCCCCTGGTGGCCGCAGTGATATCAATCAATGGACGTGTGCTCAGGTCTACGTGATCAAAGAACCTGGGCTTAGTGGCGTGATAGTTGGTGATTAAGTCCGTGTACTTGCTCATGACGTCACCGTTAGAACAATATTTTCAGGCTTACAGGATGCTGACTCGTTGTATGCAATGTTGATATTTGCCGCCGCTACAGTTCCGGCTGATTTGCCAATTAGCAGTTCCTGAATGTCGTAATAACGAGCACTGCCACCACTGACCACGCCCAGGTTAGCCGGGGAGTATATGCGACTCAGCAGAACTGAATCACCGATCGTCAGCCCGTTGATGTAATCCGCGACGGCCTGCTGAATCTGTACGCCAATTTGCGACGTGTAGCCCGTAAAGGCTTTCAGAGTGATATGCCCGAAAATCGGGACATCAGTCGAGCGCGAAAAACTGATCACGTGCGGATTGCCGTAAGTGTCAGGTACCGTGACAGAGGTCGTCCCATAGGTCGCCGTTCCCTGCCCCTTGTTGCCCCGGATTGTCTGAGCAATGTCCGTTACGTCGCCACCGTCAACGATGGCAGAGATAGAATGTGGCGGAAGCCCATTACTGTCGGTAGCGCCAGTGTCATTCTCGTAGAGCTTGTGACGTGTCACACCAGCAACGTTAGCGATCGCACCGTCGACACCTTCAAACGGTGTTACAGAGGGTAGCGCGACACTCTGCCCCTGCCGGATGCGCAGCTCTGCGTCGGTTTCTGCCGGTGCTCCGACGGTGGCCGCCGCTGGATTGATCACAGATGTCCAGCCTCGGGTCGGGGTGTTGATAGTGGTGATAGTCCCGGCCAGCGCGGCAACTGCCCCGCTGTTGGAACAGGTGGCCGTTACCGTCACCGTACCGTCGACACCAATCACCACCGAGGCAGGAAGACGCCAGATCACGTTATTGGTGTCTTTTACGGTACCGTTCGTGATAGTTGTCCCTGCAGTGCCAGCCAGCACCAGATCCACAGTAGAGTTCGTCGCCCCTTTGCGCGCGATGCCGTTAATTTTCACGTTGCTGGTCAACGCGGCGCCATACCCTGTGGCAGGAGAAAAGCAGTTATAGACGGAAATAGCCGTGTTATTGGCATCATGGATAGCCAGCGCCACCAGTGCCACCATCTGACCGTCTTTGCTGTCTGGCTCCAGATAAGCGTCACTACCATAAATCTGCTGGAAATAGCTCGTCAGGGTATCGAGTATCGTCTGGTAATCAGGCGCACTGATTCAATAACAATGATAATGCTATTGATATATATGGCTTTTATTTTATTTGTAGTGGGAATCTAGTCCGTTAACTGCTCTTAGGTGTGCAAATTACTATCTGCGGGGTGCAGGCTTGTTCCAGCGATATTCCGGGGCTGTCATGCGCTGGCGGTGCCTTTCCTTTGCGGCGAGCGATCCAGCTACCCTACGGCGTATCTCCAGCATGTCAGTAGCGTCTAAATCTCGCCCTTGCTTTGTTAACATCTCTGCTATTGCAGACTCAATCACATCAGATTTCAGCATGTAAGTTACTCATTACCAGAAGTGAAACTTAACGGCTACGGTCGCTCAACATTCACCAGTACCGCCGGACAGTACTTAGCGAACATGACAGGCTTTCTGCTGCCAGCACCTGAGTTAATCCTGACCGTTTACAGCATTGTACCGCCTCACGCCGCTGCGCTCTAATCCGCTCAAGACGTAGAGCACCATCAGTAACCCGGCGCGTTCTCTGCTTTCGCTGCTCATGTCGAACTACCCGCTGCCTTTCCCTTTCCTCCTCTGCGGCTATCAGTATTTTTCTGGCCTCGATGTCTTCCGGGTAATTGTTGTACCAGTTGCGTTCGCGATACTGTGCTGGCCTGCTACTGCTGAGTTTCGCTTCTTCCATCAGGCGCAGTATCACCCCATTGGCGGTATCGCTGCGTGCTCTCAATTTCCTGACGGCTTTTTCAGAAACTCCAAAGTGAAAAGCCACCCGGTGATTACTCATAGCACGGTGCAGGTTCAGTACCGTGCGCAATACGTCAGTAAAGGTCTCCTCCGTCCACCAGATCCCCTTAAACCGGAAGCCATTTTCAGCGGCTGCTAAAACGTTCATTTTTCCTCACTCTGTCCACCATCGGCAAAAAACGGGACGTGCTCACGAACCCTCAAAAAGTCCGCGGCGTATCGATAACGGTAGAATGCGGCCTGCGCTCATGTGATATGCCGCACTTTGTCGGGCTACAGGCCGCGTCATTCCTCATTTCTCCGCATTTTGTTGCTCACCCGTCCGGAAAGCGTGAAAAAGTGCGGTATTATCCAAAAATGGCTAGATCGTCGCTTTCAGTCGATGAACCCGCATCACACCGGGAAAGTAAGGAGTTTACTATATTCTCCTTACCCCTCCTCTCAGAGCGTTCTTGAGTGACGGTTTTTCGCGGAAAAGATGCCCGTAAATATTCAACGTCACCGACGGCCGGGAGTGGCCCACCATGTCCGACACGTCCAGAATATCAACGCCGTTTTTTACCAGGCTGGACACCGCAAAATGCCTCAGGTCATGAAAGCGCTCTATCCCGAATTCAGAGAGCAGGCGTTTCATCACGCCGGATGTGCTGTAGTTCAGGCTCAGCCTCTGTCCGTTGCTCCCGGCAATCAGCGGTGTATCCGTTCCCAGCAGCGTTTTATCGAGGCACTCATACAGGCCAACCGGCATATCGACGGAACGGCCCCTGCCGCGCTTTCTGCCCCGGATAATCCCGCGTGAAGTCAGATGGCAGCGAACCTGTATTTCGTCAGCGCTCACATCCCGATAGGTTAACGCCAGCACTTCGCTGATACGCAGGCCGCAAGCCGCGCCCAGCCAGATAGCAATCCTTTCGCGCCGCTCTGCGCGATCCAGCATGGCTAACACGGTATCTTCATCCGGGATTTGCCACGGCCTGTCTGCCGGTGATCGGCTCTGGCGAACCGGATTATGAGCAATCATCCCGGAACGCATGAGATAAGCAAAAGCCGCGCCGATGTACACAAGCGACTGTCGGTTAAGCCGCTCGCTAAGTTGGCGTGAAGTGATTTTATTCAGGTTTTTATTCAGCAGGTCAGACGGAAGGTTTAGCAGGCAATAGCGGTAGCGGTCGTAACTGGTTGCCCTGATCCTGTTCCGGTTCAGCCTGTCGCGCTGATATCCCAGCCAGAACCAAGACAGTTTCTGCAGCGTCCAGCGTTTTACCGCCTCCGCATTGTCTGCCGTTCGCCAGTCAAGGGCTGCCACTTCCAGTTGATACAGCAGCGCCGCCGCATCGTCGATGCTGTGAAAGGTATTGCGTCGCCCGGTGCGGTTTTCTTTATCCAGCCAGTTAACGACATAACGCAGGCGCTTTCCCGAGCCAATCTCACGGATAGATGCCATGTTTCCCCCTACACACCCTGCAAAGGTAATTCCAGAGGACACCAGCTAAACACTGCTACCGTATGCTCATCATTTCGCTGGCGGATCATGTTGATGAGAATATCCACACGGGGTGATGACCTCATAAGCGCGGCCAGAGTGGCTATTTTTGACGCCTCCGGGTTTCTCGTCTGATATTCGCCAATTTCATCGCCCAGCAGAGTTTTCAGTAATACATCGCCCGTCATGTCCGGTTTTTCCCGGCGCAGTTGGTCAAACTGTTCAGCGGCCATCCGGCGTACAGGAATGTAAATCCGATCCTCTAAATCGCGTAATTTTCGATGTGCATGAATCAGTACAGTGCCGCGTTTACCGCCCACCTCCAGTTCACCGAGTAATCCGGTGATGCGGCCACGAAATTCGGCTACCTCGTCTTGTGGCACAGGCGAATCAGGAATATAGCTCTCCAGAAGCGCCAACCTTGCCCGGATACGTTCTACAGCAGACACCTTATTACTTACAGCGTCATCGGCCAGCGCCTGTCTGTATGCAGGTAAACTTTCAATTTCCTGCGTATCAGAGCAGGAGTTTGCATTAGTAACGCTATTTTTCATTTTAAGTTACCGTTCCTCACGTCTGACATTTAATACGGCTAACAAGATGGTTATTTTCTGTGCGTAAAAGCTTATAAATGCCGCCAAACCAAATGATAATAAATTGTTAATGCATATTCTTTTTTGAACTATAAAAATGGTTTTTATACTGTAAGTGTTGCATTTAGGGCGCGTTTTAGAGAACTTGCTCTCAAGGTGTTCATGGTATTCATATTCGCGATATTAACCATATTATTCATAAAGATAAAGCATGAACACCAGTATTCACAACCCTTCATAAGTGTACATAGGTGTTCATGCCTGTCGCCTCAATAGAAACATTTTATTAACATAAGGTGTTACTAATATGCCGCTAAGTCTCTGCTTTAATCAGGAACTTTTTTACACGGGAAAGATCCGATGATTCTCGGCGCGTCCATGCTGTTCTGCAGCAGTTGGACGTTCAGGAAAGCTTTTCCTTTGCGCTTCACGAACTCAAAGCCGTAATTGTTCCCGTCACGCGCTGGCATCAGGCCCATATTCCAAACAGTGTTAGCACCATCACCTTTCGCGCCTAATTCTTTAACTTTTTGGGAAGTTACCTTCTCACCATTTACCCTAACCCAGCCATCATCATTACCCGTTAGTTTCCAGCTACCACATAAGAAAGCAGCATTAGCTGATAAAGATAAGAATATTGCAAATGCACAGAATGTTTTTAATGCAGTTATCATTAGCCACTCGTTTTATCGAAATAAGATTTTGAATTAAGATCCGCCGCGCCACGCGCTTCGCACATCATATCCATGTACCACGCCTGGCCCCTTGTGTCGCCAGTGTACATAATGCCTTTCACAACATAAACGCCATCTGTTGCGATGCTGGCAGGCTGCGCTGTGGTGCCGCTGAGCGTGATATTGCCGTCCGTATTCTGGTCGGTGATCTGCCCGCCAGCCATCGCGATATCGTTGTTTGACAACGCGGTGCGATACACGGAACGTTGATCCAGCTGAATGAGCCCGTTAATTCGAATATTCGGGTTAATCAGTGCGCGAACGTTCACGCCGTTGCCGATGGTCTGCTGCGGCATCCCGATCAGTCCGGTGGCGCTGTTGAGCACAATCGCGTCGTGCATATACTCACCTTCTGGCAGCATATTTAGCTGTCCGTCCACGAACTGCCAGGTCGCTCCGCATTGTGCGGCCACGTTGTCCATCAGGTGTCTGGTCATGCCAAACAGTGCGCGGCCCCGAGGGAACACTGTAGGGGGGAATACTGGAGTGCGACCCACAGTTGCGCCTTTGGCCTCAAAGTCTTTCATTAAAAGATTGAACATGTCTTCTGTCGTGTAGCCGGCTGCCAGCGTCTGCGAGGTTATGCTGGTAGCAAAAGCCAGATCCGTATCGGCTGCCTGAATCAGGACGTAGGAATCAATGGGGCTGTCTTTACCTGTGACCGAGTAGCGAATTTCTCCGCTGAAAATCAGTCCGTAGTTCCGGCCATCACTCTGGCCCACGTCCGCCGCATCGACTTCTCGCGCCGTTCCGACGCTGCTGGCCGACACTTCCGGCGCGATGCCGTCATAGCCCGCAATCAGACGCACTTTCGAAAACTCCTGCCCGGTGATTCGGTTCACCGTATCAGCCGACAGGTTGTAGATTTTGAACGTACCCACCCGCGACGCGCTGCTGATGTTGAACCAGTCGATCGTGAAGGTCACTTTGAAATCGCTGAGTTCAATACCTTGCCCGTTGTCGTCCACCAGTTGTAATTCAAAGTGACGCATCCAGTTTTGTGACATATTCATGCTCCTTAAAAAAGCAAACCCGGACTAATCTCCGGGCTGTGGGGTTAAAATTTACCGTAGGGAAAAAGGTGTCTGTTAATCACGGCCAACCTATCTTTTTCTTCCGTTTTTTTCTGTTCCCAAAAATCTTTATTGGCCTGATTGATATTCTGAATGTTTGCTCGTTCACTATCAGTCGTTCTACGCGCTCGCATTGCTTCTCGTTCTGATCGGGTAATGAATCGTGACATATTATTTTTTACTCCAGAATTTTTTAGCAGAATCGCCGATAGCCCTAATCGTATCGGCTGACGTATATGGCTTCGGATCAATGCCGTTGGCTTTCATGTAATCACCCACCTGCTCAAGAATTTCTATCGCCCGATTAGGTTGCAAATCAGCCAGTGATTCATTGCATACCGCACTGAACGCAGTTACTGGCGCATAACGCAGCACATCAAGGGCGACCAACCGTGGATCATCTCCTTGGCTGGCCTCGTCATAACGCGGGCATACAGCACGAACCAGTCGCATAAACTGAGGGTCTATTTTTGTTGGCAGTCCATCTTCGGATGAATCTACGGTCCGCTTGTACATGCGATCAGCCGTGCGATTTGCCGCCGCCGCGCGATTTTCAGCAGCAATGATACGGTCATTAGCTGAGGCCAGCGCCTGCACAATAGATGTCATAAAATCGGATGATTGTTTATCAGTAGGAAAGGAAATAGTGCTGCCGTCGTCGTAGTTCGCCGTGATTACGACACCGTTAGCGACGGGCTGAGCATTGAACTGCTTGAGATTTGGCATGGTCAGATTGTCCTGTTACCTCGACGGGATTGTCGGTACAGATATTATACTTCATTACCATAAAAACAGGTAATAAACACAACAATCAATTTATAAAAGTGGTATTCAGTGTTAAATATCTGCTATCCTAAGTTTGTGAGGGCAGGCATACCCTCTCCGATTGCACAATGTGATACTAAGCAAAGCCCGCGCCTCCTTTCGCGGGCTTTTTATTTGCTTACTTCTTGGCGGGATTGGGATAAGGCTGTGGAAGCCAGTCTTCAGCACTTCCTGAGAGTTCCACGTTGGTTACAACTCCTCGCGTCTTTCTCTCTTTCCGGTATTCGTGGTTAAATTCGCGCATTGCGCTTTCCATGCCCTCAGCAAATTTATTGAGTGTTAAAGGCTTATCGAATCCGTTAGCCTCCAGAAAGGCCAGATACGCATGATAGAGATACACGCGTGGGTAGAGAGGCGGATTGCGGTTCCCTACCAGCATTCCCGTACACTCTGACAGCTTTTCAAGGTATGCGCAGAAAGCATAAAGCGGGTCTGTTTTCTGTTTAACCTCCAGCGCTTCTTCACTGTTCCTCTGTTCCAACAAAAGCGCCCTTGCTTTCTCTGGATCAGAAAAGTTAGCCAGGAGCCGGCGGACAATAACCGGGATTTCTGCGGATATCTTTTCCGACAAATCGGGGTCTTTGTCTTCCTCTCGAACCCGGTTATTAAACTGAAAAATAACCCTACGGCGGGCAACGCCTCCGGCCCGTTCGGTGAAAATCATCGGCGTGTTGTTTGTAGCGACTACAACAGCCCTCAGAACGGCGGTGTACTGGTGTTCATGCTTCGGGTCAATCTCTACGGCATCGCCGCCCGTAATCGCTTTTATACCCGTTCCCTCGCCTGAATATTTTGGCTGGTCTGGTAGGGTTATCATACTTTTGCCTACGAACTGCGCCCGACCTCTGGCGCTATCCAGTGCGGCCATATTTCCGCTGGCCGTGTTGTGTTCGCCAGCCAGCATAGTAGCAATGTGAGTGAAAACGCTTTTGCCGCTACCTCCCTCCCCGGTTATCTCAAGAAAAAGCTGCCAGTCGTAGCGGTTCGCCAGCACCATAAAAAGCCCAGCGGCGATCCGCTTCATTTTAAGTGCGTCTCTTCCTGCTGTGTAACTTAGCCATTTATGGAAGTTTGGCGCATGGTCGTGAAGATTTTCGCCAGGCTCCGGCGGCGTATAGATCACACCGTTATCGTTAGTAAGCCAGTTATCTAATGAATGCTGCGAGAAAGTCCCGGTTTCCATGTCGTACACACCATTTTTGAACGGGATCAGGCTCCGGCGAGGCTGGCCCATAACAGGAATGACAATCTTCAATGCTTCAATTACGTTATTTACTGAGCGTTTGCTGAAATTAGTCTGATTTTCGTTGTAGATAGCCACCATTTCGCGGCTTAATTCTAATGGCGCTGCTTTTACCCATACGCCTTCACGGTACAGATATACAGCCTCGCTCTCTGCGTGAATGGCTATTCCCTCGTAACGGTCTGCCAGCATCAGCGCTTTTTCATTATCTGCCATCTGGATCAGGTTGATTTCTCCGCGCCCGCGCTTTTTACCGCCATCGACTACTTTAAGTTTTGCGCCCACAGTTTCCCCCTCCGGCTGATACATCGAATCGTTAAATGCTGCTATAGCGGCTTCCAGTCCGTTTTGTCGGTGGTAGTCGTTCCAGTCCGCCTTGTAGTCCACAGGGGGCAAAGAAACCCAGCCAGCAACGGCTTTAGCGGCTTTCTCTGCACACTCCTTACCTGTGTTAACTTTCACTTCTCCGCTTCTGTCACTTTCGGCGCTCTGGTCATTATCTGCAGCAATGATGATCCGCGCGTTCGGGTATTTTTTGCGCATCACCTGAGCAACGGGCAGCAGGTTCCCGGCGTCAATAGCTGCGATAATTGTCGCATCAGGGCGGAACTGCTGAACCGAAAGCGCCGTTGCCAGCCCTTCGGCGATAATCACCGTTTCCGACGTTGCGCCGGAATTAACTACGCAAAAAGAGCCTTTCTTCACCGTTCCGGCCACCAGCCGCTTACTGCCATCAGGTTTAATCACCTGTGCGCCAGTCGCCGCACCAGCACCGTTTTTCAGCACCAGCAGCAGCGATCCGTCGGACAGCATCGGGAAGGGGCATTGAAGCCCCTTTGATGTAAGGTAAGCAGACTGCCCCGGAGAGGCTTTCGCGGCCAGCGCCGCAACTTTCCCGGCGATATCCGTTTGAGGCTTATCTCTGGCTTGCTTCGGTTCCGGCATAGGCAGCGTCATAGCTTCGGCCACCAGCTCAGCCGCTTCTCTCGGGCCGCACTGGTTGACCTTCATCACCAGATCCAGCCCGGTACCCGCGCCACAGTGCGAACAGAAATACGTTCCCCGGTTATCTTTATTGTCGAAACGGTAACGGGTATTACCGCCACACGCAGGACACGGCCCCTCACTGCGGTTAGTCGGAATCGCCAGGCGTTCAAGTATCGACGGCCAATAGCCATTTGCTCTGCTGCGCACATCGCTTACAAAGTCATTTTGCACTTTGTACCCCCGTGGCTTTTTGCAGGTATTCTTTTGATTCATGTACCAGGCTGTGAATGGCGGCTACGCAGTTAGATTCGTGTTCGTCACCTTCGCCTAGTGAGTCCATCCAGACTTCCAGAATAGCCAGAGCCTGTTTGCTGTATGCCAGCGCATTTTCGGCGTGCATCAGGACTTCAAAAGGAACCTGTCTCATTTTGTCTCTCCCATGCGCAGCTCAGCGATTAATGCCCGGTGAATTTCCTGATTAAGGTCACATGCCAGTGAGATATGGTTCAGCAGGGTTTCCGAACATTCAGCACAGGCTTTTTCCAGAATGGTTTCAAAGAGTGAAGCGGCCAGTGCTGATTTATATTCAGCCTGGTCTAAGCTGATTGGCTCACGCATTTTTCGCCTCCCGGACAAAGTTAATACGGACGTGTTTATACCCGCCTTTCTGAGCAAGTAGCTGCGCCGTATCTTTCGCCGTTTCAGGGCCGGTGCTGGTCATGGTGTAGTGAATACCAACGGTCAGACCGCGTTTGTTAACTGCGTAGCCATCAATCTGGAAGGTTTTACGCATTGCACACCTCCATAGCCAGACGAGACTGGATCGCGGCCGCTTTACTTCCTAACTGCAGATATGTGCGTGTTATTGCCGGGTTGCTATGCCCCAGCATTTCAGAGGCCACCAACAAACCTTGTTCGCCGCCTGCTGACATGAGGTTAAAGGCTGCAATCTTACGGCTTGAATAAGCGCTCAGACGCAGTTTGGCGTTGATAACGCGGGTAAACCACGCCATCACATCATGGAGTTTGCGCCATATGGTCTGGCGGGTCACGCTACCTTCCAGACGTTGACAACGGTTACTTTCGATTTGAGAGCGGGAAAATATCAGGTCGTCCTCTACCAAGTTCCGATCCTGACGTTCGCGCAGCCGCTTGATGATGCCAGGCGGTAACTGTTTGGTGTCGTGCTTAACGTCAGCTTTAGCCACCAGCCCGAATACTATCGCCTGTTCTTCGTCGGTCATATCCGCTGCCAGCGCGTCACAGTTGATGCTGTCCCACTTCATGTAGGCGATATGGTCAGCGGCAAGCCTCGCCGCGTCCTTGCGCTGCTGGCGCACGATTTCAATGCCTTTGCGGGTTGCCCGCGCTTCAGCAGCTTTGGTCTGTTTGGCAACGATAATTGTCGCCTGCCCCGTTTCCCAATTGATGCAGGAATAGCGCAGGTTGCAAACGTCACTGGTACGCCAGCCGGTTACGGTCGCAATGTCCCACCAGAGCAACAACCAATCCGGTTGCGTCTGCTGTATGCGTTCGCGTAGCTTGCGCTGTTCGTCACGGTCATAAACTGGCGTCATTGTGCGACTGCCCTTAGTGCTAACCGCTTTAACCACGTTGCCGCGCAATTCTCGGGCTTTGGCTGTCAATGTCTGGAGGTTAAACATTGTGCACCTCCAGCATTTCCGGAGTCAGGAGGTTCAGGCCATAAGTTCCACAGCCAGAATCACGCAGGCTGCTTTCAGTGCGGATTTTTGCGGCAAAAGTCAGGTTCCAGCATGGGAAGGTATCGCGGGCTTCTTCTTCGGTATCAGCCATTGTGCGCAATACGATTGGTGTGCAGTCGTGTTTTTTCGGTGTGGCCAGAAACAGCCAGGTATATTTGGGGCAGGTTGGTTTAGCCATTTTAGCGGCTCCTTGAACATTTTTCAGGAGTCTCGCCAGATGCTGTCAAACATGGGTGGCGAGACGTAGCAGGGTTGACAGACTGGCGTTCAAGAAACCAGCAGGCGTAAGCCTCCCCACCACGCCCCGCCATAAATCGGGGTATAGGTGAAATACGGGCGTAAAAATACCGCTATACGGAAATTAGCGGCTACCCGCTTGAACGTTCAGGCTGTCAAACCCGGCACCCGTTTTATAAGGTGCGAAATAATCATAACCATGCCCGCCATGATGACGCAAGCGCTTTATAACATCCGGCGAATTTTTCCGGGGAAAGATCCACGCTTTATGAACACTATGAATACCCTATGAATACCTTAGATAAAGGTGTTCATAGCCTATCTATCTGATTTTTAATACCTATATTCAAATCATGAACACTATGAATACCTTTGTGCATTTTTCTGCAAACATTCCACCGCTACCCGATGAAATGCCTTTCTCTGGCTGGTGTAAGTTACCGTTGCTGGCAACAGACAATAAAAAAGGCTTGCCCCTTTCGGTAACAAGCCCCGTCTATTTGCTCCGCTTTCATGCGGTACAGATCCCGCGCTTTTCACTTTGTTTCCCGATCCACGCTTCAACCTCGTCACGATACCAGCAGTTACGGCCTCCCACTTTAAAAGGCATCGGAAAACCGTTTCCCTCATCTTTGAGGAAATCATAGAACGCAGAATCAGAACGGTAGCGAAGTCGCGCTTTAACCTCGCCTTTAAGTAGTATTTCACTATTCGATTCAGACATAAAAACCTCCGTATATATATGAATCAATTATAACAAATATGAATAAAAAAGATACATTTCGGCGTTTGAATGGAATAAAAAATCTGGCATATAGCCAGCAATAAACGTCGAGTTTTGAGGACTAACCAATCAGCCTTAATCCTTTATCGCCCTTTGTCTCAAGCAGTTCTCCGCGCTCTGCGCTATCGACATAATCCCCCCACCACTGCATGAGCATACGCCGCTGTTCAAAGTAATCAGTACGATTGTAGATATTGCGGATTGCGTTCCTGCTTCTGTGAGCAAGTGCCGCCTCAATAACATCAGGGTTAAACCCTTCTTCATTCAGCACAGTTGATGCAAGCGACCTAAGCCCGTGAGTAACAACCTCTCCGCTTAGCGATGTTTTATGAATAGCGATCTGCCCGGTACATTTTCCAATCGGCTTATCTCCCTTTTTGCCGGAAGGAAAAATAAACGCCCCGCGACGCCATTTTTCAGCATTGCGTAAAACTGCTATTGCTTGCGCGGACAGCGGTACAGCGTGTGGCCTTTTCCCTTTCATTCTTTCAGCCGGAATTTTCCAGACAGCACTGTCTAAATCAATTTCGTCCCAAACAGCCAGGCGAGCCTCAGATGGCCTTACCATCGTTAAAAGCTGGAAGTAGACACACAGCCTTATCGGCTCCCACATACTCAGCCCCAGCCATTCAGAAAGGAACACAGGCAATCTGCCTTTATCCATCACGGGCATTGGTACGCTTCTTTTGGCTGGGAAAGCCTTGCCGATTTTTAGCAGGCAATTATGGTCAATGACTCCGGTGTTTACCGCATAATCCATTACCGAATTGAGCACAACTATCATCTTTTCCACAGAGGCGGGACGATCGGCAAACTCTCTCATTGCCTGAATTGTTGAGGCGGCATTCATTTTATGTACCGGCTCGTCACCAAGAACACTATTCAGCGTTTTTAAAGCCCCCTCGTAGCCTCGAATTGTATTGCTGCGGATGCCCTCCGTGATTTTTATTTTCAGCCAGTTATCAGCGATAACAGAAAACTGCTGCGCATGTTTTTTCCGTCTGTCGCTGAGTTCTTCTTTTTTAACCTCGTTTGGATCTATCCCTCGGGCAACTTTCCTTCTGGCTTCTTCTCTCGCCTCCCTCGCTTCTGCGAGACTAAATTCTGGATATCGGCCAATAGTGAATGTCTGCCTTTTCCCGGTTATGGGGTGCGCATAGCGGAATCGCCACGATTTACCGCCTGACTTAGTAACGTACAGAAGAAGTCCAAACCCATCATGAAGACTGTAATCTTTAAGCTGTGGCTTCGCGTTCTTAACTTCTGCATTGGTGAGTGGTTTAACAAGCATCATCAGCTCCTATCACTGCTTCCGCTGTGGTTTCTTTCGTAGTCCCACTTATGGCGAATTGAACCCCAGATAGACGAAAGTAATCGAATGGATTCAAACACCATAAGCAGGGACTAAACCCAGCCACACCGCGCTTTATTGAACGTTAACGTATTGATTCATAGATATTAAAATAATCAGGCGCACTGATCCCCTCAGCGGTTACCGTTGCCGATAAGCCGAGTGTGTCCAAATTGAGGGCCATTTATGCCTCGCTGGTTACTGTCGTTGTTCCGTAGAGAGTGTCGATTTCAGCGAAGAACTGGACGCGGCGCGTCGTCGTGTTCACTGTTGTATTGAAAGAGAGAATGGATTTAACCCCCCGAGTTTCGAGGATGCGCTTACGGATCGCCAGGTTGTAGGTTTCCGGCTTCTGCTTACCGAGCACAGACTGAATCCACGGTGTTCCCTCTGTGGTGTCGAGGAACCATTGTCCGTACCATAATTCGAATCGCGTTTTCACGGCCTGCGCCACTGCCTCCGGAGAGTTAATCAGCCAGGTATCATCGCCGCTGCCAAAGGTGTAATCACCGTCGGCGTCTTCACGCCTGTATCGCATCAGTTCACCCCGTCTGTGTTGCTGGTGCCGTGCTGTACACCACCGTGAGTGTGTTTATCGTCGATAGATTTACCGTTTGCTTTGACGGTACCGATAAACTCGACCGCGCCAGTAATTTTGGATGCGACGCCTGAGACAACAGAGCCCACCATGCCGCCCATCCATGACAGGAGCCCGTGAATAGTGACTTTCTCCGAGAAGTCAGCCAGCGGGGTAACCACCTCCAGACCGCCAGGCGCCACAATTTTAATTTTCTGCGTAGTGGGGTTGAGCTCAAAGAACGTGCTTCCGTCGTCGCTGCGCAGTTGTGTGGCCCCCGTGCTGATTCCGCTGATTTTCTGAGCCTGAGACTGAGGACCGACGATACAGAACGCATCCGATAAATCATGCACCCGGTCGTCGACAGGCTCCTGCACCCCGCCGTTCTGCCACCAGAAATCGATGCAGCGATCGGCGAAAATCACCAGGCATTCATCACCGGATTTAACCGGGAACGTTAGCGTGCATCCCCCGCCGCGCGGAAATACCACCGGCACATCCACCAGCAGCGGGTAATTTTTGGTAATGCGGTTACCATCGTTATCAATTTCAACGTAACGGATAGCAGGCTGCACAACCGCCGTCACCGCGTCAGGGTCGAACGACTGAATAATGCCAGGCAAAGCGACACGGATCTGGTTTTTAGTGGTTTCCCGCTCAGATTTGAATGTTTCGGCAAGGTCGCCGCTGCGGGTCTGGTCAGATACTGCCATTTGATAGGCTCCAGAAAGCAAAAAACCCGCCGTATAGCGGGTTCTGATGTATATGGTTGTAAAAGGCTACGAGGCTTTCGCTGATTTAAGCTTGTCCCATCTTTCAAAGTAGATTTCAGCAGCCTCAACCGCATCCTGCCCCATTTCTTTAGAAACGGTTACGTTGGTGAGATCATAATCAGCTTCATTCCTGGCATCTCTCCATTGACGAAGAACAAAACCTAAAGATTTTAACGTTTGGGGAGAATATGGCTCTGCTTTACACTCAGATGGCGAACACATATAACCCACAGTGTTTTTATGATGATCGTGAGTAAAATGCGGTAAAGCTGTAAGTGAGCCTATAGACTCATGGAGCATGCTGTAATATGCCCTTGAAATAGCGCTTCGAAATCCACTTTCAATATTTTCAGACAGACATAACCGAGCCGTATCAAGAATCTGGTTGCTAGTTACCGGCATGGTAGCTTACCCCCGTATGCAACAGGCGCGGAGACGAAAATCTAGCTAATAGTGAGCAGTCATCCAGCTTAGATTCAGCACATACTCTATCTGCAAGTTCAAAGTTCATTTTTGCAATAGCTTTAGGTTCAAGATTCTTAACATCAACGATGTAACATCCACTACCACTAAGCTGAATGAAACCGGTAGCGGCTTTATACTCGCTCAACAATGCCCAGATTATTGAGGCCAAAGTCTGGAACTGTTCCTTTGAGCACTGTGTAGTGCTATAGAAATTGTCCATTTCTGCAAGGAGTTCTTCTTTGTGCTTCATAGCATTACTCCTGCCTTCAGATTCAGAAAGAAGCTTTATGTGCTCTTTCATATAAAATTCTAGCTGCTCTCGTTCACCGTAACGATACGCCCAACTATATGCGTTATGGCTAAAAATTTTTGTGGGGTACTTCTTCGCCAGCGGAATACACGCTTCTCTTAGCTCATTATAGCTAAATGTATTCAGAAGAATGTGATGATAGTGCATCGCCAGATTAACATCGTTTACTTCAAGGCTAACTCTGAGATAGCGTAACGCACTTTCAACCTTGCCTGTTATGGCATCCAGATATGACAGCGCGATGTTAGTAGCAGGCGTTTGTGAAGCCGAAAGTTCCTCACGAACCCTCTTTTCAGTGAAAGGATCCAAAACTTCCTGTTCCAATAGAAGCGCATTAAATTGCTCTAAATACTCTTGCGCTTTTTCTAATGGTATTCCTGCCGCCATGTGTTCTTTCTCTTGCTGATGGGGTTGTGATTGTGAGCTTTGTACGATATCTCGTCAACCTTAAAAGACTCATCGGAAGATCGAGGTCACCCATTAGCATAGCAACAAGCTGCTATGCGATTGGCTTGTATCTGCACAATTTTAGTATTTATCCAGGCACTTTCTTACACGGAAAAGAGCCGATAACTTTTGGCGCGTCCATGCTGTTCTGCAGCAGTTGGACGTTCAGGAAACGTGTTTCGGTACCCGGACGGCGAATAAACTCGAAACCGTAATTGTTACCGTCTTTGGCTGGCATAAGGCCCATGTCTGCCTTCATTCCATTTCCGTTGCCGAGCGTTTTAATTTTCTGGGAGGTAACTGTCTCACCATTAATCCTGAACAGTGAATCAGGAATCAACTCTAATTTGTAGCCACCACACTGTAGCGTGATACCGCCAGGATTCGCAGCAAACGCTAACCCCGGAAGGAAACAGAGTCCGATAAAAATCCACTTTTTCACTATCCTACCTCACGCTGTAAAGACGACGCCGAACGGAGATCAGCCGCGCCACGCGCTTCGCACATCATATCCATGTACCAAGCCTGGCCCCTTGTATCGCCAGTGTACATAATCCCGCGCACAATATAAACGCCATCCGTTGCAATGCTGGCAGGCTGCGCCGTGGTGCCGCTGAGCGTGATATTTCCGTCCGTGTTCTGGTCGGTGATCTGCCCACCAGCCATAGCGATATCGTTGTTCGACAGCGCGGTGCGGTACACGGAAGCCTGATTCAGTTGAATAAGCCCGTTAACCCGGATGTTCGGGTTAATCAGTGCGCGGACGTTTACGCCGTTGCCGATGGTCTGCTGCGGCATGCCGATAAGCCCGGTTGCGCTGTTGAGCACAATCGCGTCGTGAACATACTCGTTATTCGCCACCATCTGGCGCTGACCGTCCACAAATTGCCATGTTGCGCCACATTGTCCGGCCACGTTATCCATAAGATGTCGTGTCATGCCGAACAGCACCCGGCCTCGGGGGAATACGGTAGCAGGCATTTCAGGCGTCAGTCCTTCGGTCGCGCCTTTGGCCTCGAAGTCTTTCATCAGAGCGCGGTTCACGTCCGCGACCGTGTAACCGGCTGCCAGCGTCTGCGAGGTTATGCTGGTGGCAAAAGCCAGATCCGTATCAGCTGCCTGAATCAGTACGTAGGAATCAATAGGACTGTCTTTACCGGTGACCGAGTAGCGAATTTCACCGCTGAAAATCAGTCCATAGTTACGGCCATCACTCTGTCCCACGTCCGCCGCGTCGACTTCCCGCACGGTCCCGACATCACTGGCCGATACCTCCGGCGCGATACCGTCGTAACCGGCAATCAGCCGCACTTTCGAAAACTCCTGCCCGGTGATGCGGTTCACCGTATCAGCTGACAGATTATAGATTTTGAACGTTCCCACGCGTGACGCGCTGCTGATGTTGAACCAGTCGATCGTAAAGGTCACTTTAAAATCGCTGAGCTCAATACCCTGCCCGTTCTCGTCCACGAGCTGCAGCTCGAAATGTCTCATCCAGTTCTGTGACATACTTACTCCGTTGATACCAGTAAATGACTGCGACCGCCCAGGTCGTTTTTCGTCGGATAATCCTGTGTACTGTCGTCACAGACCACCACCAGCTTAAAGCCGAGCCCCATATAGGCGTACTGCGCCAGCAGGTCAGCGCCGGTGACGAGAGGAATACCGGAGATTACCGGCTCCCCTCTGTCGTTCTTTAGGTCCATAATCCAGTACAGATCGCGCCATATAATGCTAATCCGCCAGGTAGTACCGCCCAGGACGATGCTGAACTGCTGGTTATCCGCTGTCAGCGGTATTTCCTGAATCGCCATTAGCCAAGCCCCAGTAACGCCGCACCACTTTGCAATAAAGAGGTATTTGGCGGCTTTGTGGTTTTGTTGCCAGTATTCAGCACCGCCGACGTGCTGGCCCCGTCTTTCATGTTGGTTTTATCCGCAACGGTGATTTGCTGAGTCTGCGAGATAATGACTTCCCTCAGAGTGAGAACGGCAGACAGGACATTTTCGGTCGTCTTGTCGGTTGTCACTTCCAGCGCGCGGATCAGCATGTTGCTGTACAGACGTTTTCCGGTTACCACATCGAAAGGAATACGGCTCGCCTGCAGGTCGAGTATCTCCTGATACGTTTGCTGCGGGCTGAGTCCGAGTAAGCTGGTTGCTGTAAGGTTACTGGCAAAATCCAGCAACGAACCGCCACCAGCGAAACCGATCTCCATTACCACTTCAGACGGCTTTTTATAGGCATGGTCTGCGATGGCCGCCCCAACCTCGACCGGGTGCTCTGTTATCTCCAGCGTGTCGCTGTGCTTCTCAGAAACAACCACGCTGGGGACAATCACTCCTATTTTCCGGCTCTGCTGCTGAAAGAGCGTAGAGAGAATATCCATTAGCCCACCTTCGTTTGATTGCCGCGCATAACTTGGGCATTCGCTGACTGCTGCCGGCGCTCGACCTCAGTACCGACAGAACGCGGATCACCTCCACCATAGATGTGATAAGTGTTTTTCTGGCTAACCTGAGTACCGCCAATACCTGCTACTGCAGCTTTTCCAATCAATTCACGAGAATAGATATTTCTCCCGTTCTCATGATGAATAATGCTGCTCATTAATGCAGACATGGTTTGTGGATCTTTCATATTCAGGGCAACACGAGGATCTACCCCCAGCCGCTGAGAAACAGCCTGAATATAAGCAGCGGTATTGTTGTTATCTGATGCGGGAGCCCATGTAGAGATAATTTTCTCCACACTGTTAATTCCTCGTCCGGCATATAACATCAACTGACGCGAAAGCGCCCGTAAACCGTCAAAGGAGGTTTCGAATCTGGCAAACCGTCCGCCAGGACTTTCCAGTGAAGCTCCCGCCTGACCTGCAAAATTCAGATTTCCGGGATTATTATTCCGTTCACCACGTTTAACGGCCTGTGCATGTTGTTCTGGTTCATCATCTCCAAACCAGCCGCGCACCGTTCGTCCCACGCTGCGAGGATCGAACCCCCAGTGCTCTTTAATCCAGTCGGCGGTACCGTTAGCGCTGTCGGTCACCATTGGCATTGCTGACGGCTTATAACTTCCCTGATTAAGCAACTGTTTACCGATACTGGCGGCATCAGCCCAGCGACCATCTTTGATGGCGTTAAGCAGGTCGGAGATCATGTTCAACATCTTGCTGAACTCGCCCATCTGGTCGATGAAGTTGCTGAAATCCCACTTCAGGGACCATGCTTTCGGGTCGATATTGAGCAGCTTTGCCAGTGCTTTCGCCAGGTCGTTAACGGTCGCTTTCAGGTCACGAACCATCTTCAGCGCGGCGTCGACCTCCGGTTTCCATTTCCCCCAGTCAATCAGGCTCTGGCCGCCTTCCTTCCAGGTCTTGTAATCCTCCCACAGGAGAGCAATACCCGCCGCCATCGCGGTTATCAGGCCAATCGGTGACATCCAGAACGTACTGTTCAGAATGCGCAGTGCTATCGTCAGTGCGCCGAACAGCGAGATCAGCTCCCGCGTCTGCTTGTCCAGCGATTGCCACCAGGTGATAAGGTCTGATGTTCCTTCGATAAGCCGGAAGAACAGCCGCCCGATAATATCCCCGAGCGCCAGAATGCCTTTTATGGCTTTCGTCAGCGTTTGCTCAATACGCGGGAAGTTATCCAGGATGTGACGGCGCAGGGTATCCAGCGAACCCGCCAGACCACCAGCAAGGTTAGAGCCGATTTTGTCGCGGGCCATGCCAGCCATCGCGCCGAACTCGCGCAGGGAGGTCATGAATTTGTTGGAGCTTCTGGCCGCCTCATCAGCATTGAAACCGATAGCCTTCGCCATCGCGCTGTATTGTCCGGAGAAACCGCCCACACCACGGCGCATCGCCATGAGAGTATTTTCATCAATACCCAGCATCTGCGCATACTGGTTAGCCCGGTAATACGGCATGCTGCTGAGCTTCTGGCCGACACCCGTAAAAATGGCGGCCATATCGCGCATGTTCCCGCTGGCATCTCTCGTCTGTACGCCAAGACGGTTCAGAAAACCTTCCGCACCGGGATTGTTACGTACAAATCGGGAGAGGCTTTCCAGTGAGCCGCGTGCTGCGTCCACGCTGCCGCCCATCTGAGAAACAGCGTAACCAATCGACTGAATACCCTGGACGGTCGCACCAGTACGTTGTGACGCCCAGTAGAGGTTATCCAGACCGGAGGCAATTTTCGCCGTGTAGGCCACCACAGAAAGCGCGGCCCCCTCGACGGCCAGTCCCATTTTGATGGCGTTTGCGGTCGTACCAGCAAGGACTGAATCAAATTTAGCCGCGCCTGCCTCGTCGATATCGAAGCCGAGCGAGACGAGGAAATCTTTAATAGTCTCAGCGTTCATTATCCTCTCTCCATTTCTCAATACGGCGCTGGTTGTCAGCCTTAACGGCCAGATGGTCATTCATCAGCGCGATATCGCACAGATCGACTGATCCATCCTTCAGCGCGTAATAAGGGATTAACCCGGCATCAACCGGGTCAAGGAGATAAGACAGCCCGTCAGGCAGGCTGTTGAGGGTTAGCCCTGAGGCTGGTCCGGCGTCGCGCTGGTAGGGCTCACGGGCAAAAAATTTCCCAGCGAATCGGCGACCACCCGCGCCACCAGCTGGAGCATGGTCAACAGGTCGATATCGTCGAACATCAACTGCCCGCTGTTAAATACTGGCGTCCATCCGTCCATATGCTTACGTGAAACCACAGACAGACACGGATGAATAATCGCGTTGGTATCTTCTTCGCTCAGGGAAGACAGTACATCAGCGATGCGCGGTAGCAGGGTTTCAAACACCGGCTTAAGCGCATCAAACTTAGCGCTGTCGATTTTACCGTCAGCAGGCAGAAGGGAGCGAATGCTCCCGAAATCTGACATCATGCCCGCCAGCACAGGCAGCAGTTTGCGCGTCACTTTCAACTGATCAAACACGCTGAGTTTTGCCACGCGGTAATCATGGTCTTTGATTGTGCATTCCATCTGTTAAAACTCCCCGAGAACCTGGTCGATTTTGCCGCAGTCAAACACCCAGGGCATCGTATTACCGGCTTTAGCGTTGGCGTTATCCGGCTGTTTCTGGAACGCCACGCTGCGCGCCGTGATGATGTCTCCGCTCACCTTGTTTCGGATCACAATGACGTTGTTCCCCCAGGTGCCTGAAGACTGACTCTGCGCGTTGTACGCCAGCGACAGCTTTTTGTTAGTCGGCGAGGTCTTCAACAGGTTGACGGTTACCGTGCCGCTTTTGTCTGCGTGCAGGCTATGCATCACTTCGCCGTCAGCACCAATTGTCATGGTGTTTTTAGGACCACCCATTGCAACGGTGATCCCCTCCTCTGAACTGGCGGAACCGTAGCCCAGATCAATCTCGCCGGTCGGGCCGGAGAGTGACGCCGTGACGTCCATAAAAGAATAGGTAGACATTCATGTTCTCCTTAGCGAACGACGTTGATCTGCACATCAGCGAAATGAACCGCACCCGCCAGCTTACAGGCCACCTGAATAACCGGTGCCTTACGTGCTTCACGGTCTGCCTGCGCCTGCTCGGAAATCGGCTGCGCGTATACGTAATAGCCTTTTGTCAGCGTGTCGCCGGAATCCAGTTGCCCAATCGGGCCACCGTTCCATACGCCAGCAGCCACCAGCCCGTTCGTGACGGACTGATCCATCGACTGTTCAACATTAGAAAGCAGGCGCGTAACGCCAGCATCAGTCTGTGGGACTTTGGTTATGCTGGTGTAGAGCAGGTTATACAGGTTGGTCTGAACGTAGTTCTGCAGCCAGTCGAGCCCGTGGCGCTCATCGAAGAAATCGCCGCTGGACATGACGCCCTGCTGCAGGATGGCCGTATCGTTCTGGTAGTACACAAATACGTTGCAGTTTTTGGCATCCAGCGCCGCCGCCTGATTGGTGGTCAGGGTTTCATAGGTGATCCCCGGCTCCTGCTTGAATTTCAGGGTGATGGTGGTGTTGCTGCCGTTGAAATTCACCGTGAACGCGCGACCAAATGCAGACAGTGCGGCGTACTTGCTGCTGGTGGAATACTGCACAAACGTGCGAGCGTATTTTGCCGCCTTCAGCTTATAAGCCAGATCGGTAGTGGAGGTCGCGTTTACCGTCTCAGGCTCTGCAGTGGTAATCGCCAGAATTCGGCTGAGACTGGAGGCCTCGATCGCAGCGGCCACGCTCAGCCAGTCGGCATCGTCGATATCTTCATCGTCAGCCACGGCCAGACCGTACCAGTTCGTGTAATTCAGAACGGCGTTCACCGCCTGCAGCAGCGTTTCCGCCGAACCGCTTTCAGCCGATACCAGCGTTTTAGCCCAGCGACCGACATACACCTGCTGAGGTTTCGGTGACTGCGAGAAATACACGGTAGCGGCTTCATATTCTGGACTATCCACGCCGAAATCTGTGCCGATATCTTCCGGGGATGAGTAGAGGCGAATGCGTTCAGAAACCGGGATAACCGTTGAGCTCCCGAGAATGAGCAGCGAACCAAAGTTTCGACCAGTAGCCGCACGCGGCCCAATGATCACGTCGACATTAACGACGTTAGATACAGGTAATCCCTGCGGCATAATTTAGTCTCCGAAAAATGAGACGGGCGCATCTTGCAGCGTCCGGACGTTGTAGGTACGAATGTTTTTGCGGGACAGCGTAATGGTGAGGTCGTAGCGCCTTACCCACTGGTTGTTAATGAACTCTGGCAGGTTGTAAATAGTCCCGGCCTCCACCAGCGAAAGCCCCGAACGGTTCAGCTCGGCGTTGTTCTGCTCGACGAATATCCCCGCGCGGAAAGTTGATGCAGTGCTGGCTCCCTGAGGCCCATAAAAGCAGCAAATCACGGTGACCTGCTCCCATATCCATTGCTCGGACTGTTCTTCCGATACCTGAACATCGGACTGGCTTAACGGCTGCGGAACGGTAGTGATACCGAAACCGCACCACGTCACCCCGTTGTTGGGGATCTGCGGCTGCGGGTCTGTCCATCGGGGGAAAACCAGAGAGGCCGGCAGGCCAGAAACACCACGAATCCACCGGCTAATTTCACGCTCCAACGCCTCGTCATACTGGGGACCATCCCCGACAGGCGTCAGATACCCGCGCACTGTGCTGTCGTTACTCAACAGGCGTCCCTCCGTTAAAATCCACCAGCTCACAATGTGCCTGGACGAATCCGGTGCCGTAACTGGTGTACGGGTCGACGAACGTCACGCGATAGTCGCGTCCGTTATAGGTCACGATATCGGCATCAAGTCGCGGGGTGCTGTCTGTACCGGGCTGGCCCTGAGTTAATCTGAACTGCGTCACGATGAGGATCGCACCGCTGATGTTCTGGCCTGCCTCCATTCGCCTGGCTTCCAGAGAACGGTCAACCGTCACCACGCCAGAGAATGGGATATCCTGAACTGTGTTTTTCGCGAAATTGTCCTCATCCACCGTCTGAACCTGCCGATGACACACCAGACTGGTGTCCATGAAGTCGGGATCGAGAAGAACATCGCTCACATCGAGAAGAGGCATTATTTTTTCCTCACGACGTAGTTAATTGAGCGCAACAGGTAACCGTGGGCATACAGCGGCTTGTCGCCGGGGATGCCCTCAGCACGTCTGCGCTCAAGGGTTTTCTCAGAAAGAGGGTGCAGTCGGTCGCCAGCACCGATAACAACTTTTGCAGCATCACGGGCAATCTGTCCGGCGCTCTCCAGCTCACGCATTGCGGCTTCGGTCTGTCCCTCCAGCGCGGCAGTTGCCGCTGCTTTGAGGTGCGCAGTTGTTCGGGGTTTTGAGTCCTCGATCCCCATTTCCAGAAAAGGACGCGGGGGAAGCGTGACTGTCGTACCGTCGATTTCCACCGTTGCGCCCGTTGAATGGAGGTAACCCAGTTCCGCGTTATTAATCGGTGAGCCATCCTCACGCCCAGCCTTATCCTCAGGGATGCCCACCAGCACATCCATTCCGGATAACTGTCTGAGGGATTCCAGAACAGACTCGGCATTGTCCGCACGTATCGCCAGGCCACTTTTCATTACGGCGTCCCCAGTTGAATAGCCCCGGCACCGAAAATCATCAGGTATTCCCAGAATTCAGCGCCGTAGCGGGTGTTGTTCCAGAAACCCGCATCAGGATTCATGGTCATGCTGGCGTCATAGCTCACAGAAACCTTGTCCACTGATTTCGATGTCTGTACCCCGCTGTTTGTACCACCGGCACTCCCGACCGCCGCACCGCGCATGTCAGCCGCGTAAAGCGCCATGTAATGCGCGACGAATAACTCAACGACATAGGGGAAAATGTCTTCACCGAACCGGGATTCACTCATCAGCACATCCGCCAGAGAGAGGCGGGCCTGAATCATCGTCGTGGGGTATTTTGTTTCATCAGCGAACGGCGGGAAGTCAGCGCGGAATTTCTCAGGCGTCGGCAGGCTTTTGTTTTTTGCCATTGGCTTTAGCCTCTGCAAGTTGCTCTTCAAGCTCAGCAATACGGGTCGCCTGCTCTGCCACCAACGCTTCAAGCTCAGCAATACGCGGGTCGTCTTCCAGCGCAGGGGCCTCACCATCCGGTGAGCAGTGCGCTTTCACAAACCAGTGATCCGCTACGTCGCTTTCGACATCATGAAAGCCGGGAGTAAACGTTTTGATGCTGGTGCCGTCGTTGAAGTTGAACGCAGTCAGTACATAGATTTTCTTCATTGGAATTCCTTAGAAAAAAGCCCCTGTGAAGGGGCTGTATCTGGATTAAATGCCATCCATGTAGTTCAGGGTTTCCGGGTATACCGGCTCAACTGCGCCCAGCTTGCCGTAATAGGTCACCAGCTGGTAAATGCCGCGATACTGGATCGGAACGCTCTGCAAAGGGACCATCGGGAAGCGGACAAACTTTTTATCGTTCGTGTACGCCACCATACGGTCCTTGTTTGCAACGCCGCGTCCGATAGCCCATTTGACCGGACGGATGTTCAACGGCTTACCGTTCTGGTGGAAAGCGATTGTGTTGGTCTCCAGATAGGTCAACAGAGACTGGTTACCCGCAGAAGAAACAATTGTGCTTGCAAGGAAAGAATACTGTTCCGGTGGGATCAGCAAATCTTCCGGTACTTTCGAATATGCCGAGCGAACCCACGCATTGCTCAGCACCTGGTTGATGGCAGCCCGAATTTCATCAGGGGTGGATGTTGCGAAGGTCTTCGCCGCGTTTGTCGGCGTGACCTGCGGCAGGTTCAGCAGACCTTTGGCACCTTTTGCTGCATCCCCGATATAAACCTGCTCGTCCGTGTCCATGTTCCATTTGAGCTGCATGCCGTCGTACTTCTGGGTGTCAATCGGGCGGCCAACCTGAGCAGCGGCAGCGAGTTCAACCACGGTCCAACCCAGCTCCATCCCCCACAGTTCCAGAGGAAAACCTGTTTTGGTGATATCGACATTCAGTCCGGAGATAGCAGTGGCTAACTGGTTGATCCAGTTTTTACCATTTGCGTTCGGGGAGCCAGCGGCCGCAAACGTGGTGTTGGTGAAAGAGCTCATCTCATCCGCGATAGAAACATCTTCACGCAGTTCGATATCGCGGCTCCACGTCTGGGATGTCAGCGGCAGGTTCAGGGACTGGTCAAGTCGTTCCAGTTCGTGAACCAAAAAAGCACCAGTACTGTCGACTGTTGCCTGATCGAAGGTCATTGGCATTTGTCATGCTCCCTTAAATGTTATATGCCAGTTCAATATTGCCATCGGCGTCGCCGGGGCCATTGAAATAGGCATTGGTGATCTGAACGGTGTTTGCATCGTCGGCAGCCGCGAGGAAAGCGCCCAGCGGGCTTGCGGCGGTCGGAGTGCCGACGCGCATAAATACCGGGGCATAGAGCGCAACAGAAGAGGCATCACCGCCGATGTTGACCGTGACATAGCCGCGTTTCAGATTGTCGCCGGCAAAGTTGTAGCCGGTGCCAACCTGGCGAATCTTGTCGGGCTGCGAAGCCGTTGGATAAGGGCGAACAAAAATCCCCGCCATTACTGTCACCGGGTCGGCTGCCTCGATGGGAACAAACTTACCCCCGACAATCTTCCCGCCCAGCCCATACGCCGGGAAAGGTTTAGTCGCATCGAGAATATGCGGCTCTACGGTTAAATCCTGTGGGCGTGAAATACCCCCGGCAATGCCCGCAGGCATCCGGTAAAGAATGGTGTTAGCCATGTTTTAGCCTCGTTTAGCCCAGAGTTCTTTCGCGGCTTTATTGATTTCCGCGATAGATTTTGTGGTGTTGGTAGTCATCGTGCGGAAACTGTCGACAGTCTGCGCGGCGGTATTGCGGTTTTTAGCCAGTTCAGACACGGCGTTAAACGCCATATCTACGGTGGCTTTTTTCAGGCCAGTAACATCCGCATCGCCAACGATGGAACGAACCAGCGTCTGATCGGCAGCGGCAAGGATCTGGCGTTTAAACGCCGTGGGCTTAACTTTCGTCGGCAGTTGAATACCCGGCTGAATCAGGTCGGCACGGTAAGCGGCATCACCTGTCACAGCGCCCTCTACCTCGCCTTTTTCGTCCTCATCCTCATCGACCGTGGTCGGCGCAGTCGGGGTGAGCTTTGCCACTGCGGCAATCAGCGCCTTACCCCATTCCGGGATATCCTCTTCCGCATCAGTAGTTACGGGCAGCGTCGGTGCAGGCATCGGGGCCTGAGGCGAGAGATTAATCACCACCCCGCCAGGCGTCATGGATGACGTCACATCGTCGGTATCACCAGTCATATTGTCCGGCGGGTTATCGATAAGGTTCGCCATTTCGGCGGCGTCGTTGGTTTTACGGGCCTTTAAAAGCCGGGTAAACCAGTTTTTAGTCGTGCTAGGCATAGCATCCCCTATTTTGCAGCGGAAACCGGCCCGCCCGTTAGGGACAAGAGCCAGATGGTTACCGGTTATCGCAGACTGATTTGCGAGTCCGGGTGAGATTTGTTCATAATCAGCGTCATACCCACAACTGACTTCATCGTCACCATCGTCGATGGCCTGTAACCCCTCGGGGGTTTTAACGATGACATCAGCAAGCAACAGGTCGGATTCTGAACCTTGCCCGCGCCTGACGTTCTGAATGTGCCCGTTGGCTAACTGCCGCCAGTTCTCCGGGGTGACAAAGATAATTTCCCCGTTGAAGTCGCGAGGGTGGCCGATGGTCACCGCCATACCTTCAAAGGAAGCCATCGCACGCTCGCTAAAGACCTCTTCCGGCGTGCGTCTGACAATCACCTTTCCTCGGGCATCCGGCACCAGCTCCGGGCGTTCGGTGGCGTCATATTCCTGCTCGCCGGTGCGACCTATCGGCACGTCCTTAAAAAGCACCGAGCCATCTGCCAGTTGGAAACGGGTGTTCCCCAGGCGGGTTTTAAAGAAATATTTCATGGTTTACCTGCTGGATTGCGGGCAGTAAAAAGGCCGCTCAGTGGCGACCTTGTGAGATGGGAAAAATGTTCAAAATAACGGGCTATTTAACATAAGAGTTCTTACCCGTACCGACGAAAATGGACTCGATTAAAATGTCCCCTTAAAGCCGTAAAAGTAGCGATTAACCAGGCTGAAAAGCGGACTTTTCGAACACAACATTTCCATAACATTTCGCAGGTATTGCAGTTCGCATAAAATGTACGCTCAAAGCCGTATTTTTCATTTTCTCGGTGCTGGAATCTGTACTTCAGGCCAGCATTCGCAGTTCGGCAGACATCCGGCGTGTCCGGTCATACCGTCCAGAGTTGGAGGGTTACCCCAGCGAACAAATTTATCTTTCATTTTCCTGTGTGACGGGCGAGTGCCAGCGCCATGAATACGCCACCAGTAACCCTCTGAGCCAACCGAAAGGGCTCGGGCCTGTGTCAGCGCGCCGGTTGCTCGGCCAATCTCTGTGCGGGCAATTAGTTGCGCCCTGCTGACGGCAACGTCACCGGAAGCCATAATCATCTCGTAGAGCTGATCCGGACGTTCGCCAGTGATAACCGCCTGCATTGCGCGTTGCTGTATGTCCATCACGCGATCAGCAGCCTCCAGAGGCAGGGACTTCATCAGTTGGATCTGACGATAAACGATATCCTGCGCCACCTGCCCGACAGGAGTGTTACCCACCACATTACGCAGACCAGCTGCAATCTCTTCTGAGACAGATCGCCACTGGTTCCACTCTTCGCGCTCGACCTGGGCAAACATTTTGCGACCTACCATTTCCGCCCAGTCGCTGATGACGTCCGAATAGTCCACAAGGGTGCTGGCGGTTTTGTCAGCGCTGGCCTGTGAACCATCGTAAGAGCCTGCTACGATTTCCCCGATCTGGTTTGCTATCGCCAACAGGCTTTTGCGGTACTGTATTTCCGAACGTCGGCGGAGGGCTGGTTTCAGATTCATCCTCCGACCACTGGGCCTTCGCATGGTCAATATCCTCGTCGGTAATGGATGCGCCGATACCTGTCACGCGCGCCGTTTCCCTGAGGTCGGTTAGTGCGGCGGCAGGAGGCATTCCCAGTTCACGCACAGCGGTCGCCAGTGCGGTAGTGGTATTGGTTGCCACAGTCGAACGATCAACATCTGACATCTGCCAGAGTGGGTTAAATTCGAATGTAAAATCGTCAGGCAGCGGTTCGCCAAACTCCGAACGATGAAGTACGTCATAAAGCAGCCGAACCGGTGCTCTCAGGGTGTTTTCCTGTAGCGCACCGATATCGTCGTAGTAGTTAGCCAGGTCAGAATCGCCCGTTGAAAAACCCTTCGGCGACTGTCGAAACAGGCGGACCAGTGGAATACCAACGGCACCGGCAATATCTTCTTTGAACTCGCTCAGCAGGTCGGATAATCCGGCGAACGAGTAGGAATGAGTTTCGAAGGTATCTTCAGCATCAAAGAGAGACATCCCCTCATTGGTCTGGAACTGGCGCACCATGTCCATTTGTTTGAGCAGCGCTTCGTATGGCTTTCCGCCCATCGCAATAATTTTGCGCAGTTCCTTGATTTTTGCCGTGCGTAGATGCGCTTTGTAAGCGAGTTGTGCCGCACCAACACTCGTACTGTCATACGATGTCAGGCGGTCGAAGATCCGCTCTACAACGGACATCCCCCACTCGTTTTCCGTGAGGGCCTGCTGATACGGGAGGGTTATGCCATCCATGCGAATCAGTCGGCTATAGTTCACCGTCCACGGGGGAATACCCTGCGCCGAGGTCACAATATCGTAGGTTTCAGGCTTACCAAGCTCCGGTCCAAGCGTCTTGATACGCCGCCCGAGGTTCGGGTTAATCATCCAGCGGTCAAGCACGGCGAGGCCTTTAAAGCTGCCTTTCCCTACTTTATCCAGCACCAGCGGCGTCAATGGTGCCTGACCCTCGATGAGGATTAACCCCACGGCACCGCCATACAGCCTTGACCATTTCAGAACGAGATTCAGCCGTTCCCATAACTTCAGCTCTTCAAATCTGGCTTCCAGAATACCCCGGCGCCTCGGATCGATTTCGCTGGTGATTCTGGCCCCTTTTTTCGTCATATCGTCAGGCTTGGCATCGACAGCAGCACCGATAATCCACGATGAACGATAGGCCCACTCCACCAGCAGACGGTTGCGGCTGGTGTAATTGGCGCGGTAAGTTGATGCTGCATGCTGATTTGGCTGCTGCAGGCCAACCCGCGCCACAAAGTTATCGTAAGAGTCTGCTGTGGCGACTCTTTCTGTTTTTTTCGCCATAGCGGTTATGCTCCGAGTTTGGACCAGATATCGAGAGAGGAATCCATCGGCGCGTAGTTAATCATCACAGAGTCAGCCAGGTTAGGCGACTTAGTGCCATCAGGTTGTTTATTAACTGATATTTTCCCTACGCCATTAATGGAATAAGTCGGTTGTGAAAGTTCGATGATGAGTTTGTCTTTGCTTTTCATCGTGCTGCTGATGGAAATGATTTCGTCAGGGTCATAGTCCATACCCTCAACTACTGCGCGGTAGGTATTCCTGAAAAGCTTGCGTAGATGCCACCAGCTTTGTGCTTTAGCGTTAGCAAAGAAATCCTTATTAAGTCGGGCATTTTGCCCGTTGTCACCGCGTACGGCTTCGTCTTCTGGGTCGAACACGCCACCACTACCACGAAAAGGCGTGGCAAGTATCATTGGCCGACTTGCGGCGCTGCGTAGCTCGTTGATGGCTCTTGCATCACCACGAACACCTGCGCCGAGGCCGTCTTCGTCAAAGCGATACTCTTCGAGGTTGTCTTTGTCGCAGTAGCCGAAAACTTTCTCAACAGACTGGTAAATATCGCTGCCCACACCGGACCATTCGCGCACATTCTCCAGCAGGAAACCATGACGTGTAGAAAACGAGTTTTTGTCCCGGCCCTCGTCGGCAACGTCCATTGCGCCCAGGCGTTTGCCGGTTGGCTGAATACCCAGTTTGATATGCGCGTCGACGGCAGCCTGCACCCATTCATTTGGAATCAGCACACCTTCGGCAGACGCGTTGTAGTTCAGGTCGAGCTCCTGTGCCACAACAACGGGGTTATCGATTTTGTCGCATTCTTTGCGGTACCACTCATCATCCTTGCGCGGATCGCTGCGCCAGTGGAAAGTAAACACAGGGATTTTCCCACTGTGCCGCTTCTGGGCGAACGGATTAGCCATGCCGTTGACCGATGAGAGGTCGATACGACAGCGTGTGGTTTGCGAAAGAGATGCTTCGATAAGCTGAGGACGCTTAAGGAATGCCGCCTCATCCACGAAATAAAGGGTGGTGCGGTCACCACGTCCGATATTGTCGCCAGCTTCCCCAGTAATTACCGAGCCGCTCTCCGGAAACTCCACTCGCATGTAAGGTGCATGTTTCTTATAGTTCCAACCTCCCCGGAATTCGACAGGTAGCATTTCAACGAATTTACGCGCTTTCCAGAACAGCGCTTTCGGGCTACCGGTACTGTCGACATATTCCTCTTTACGGGAACCGAACCCGATCACCATTTCTTTGTTGAACAGGCAAAGCGAACAGGCCAGCCCAATAGAGGTCCAGCTTAACCCCATTTCTCGACTCTTTTCCGTCAGTCCGTTCTCTAGCCCCTTGCGGCGATCCATAATCCAATTTATCCACTCTTCCTGTTTCGGAAACAGCAAGAATGGTATGGACACGGGAAGCCCGAAATCGAGGTTACGCGGGTCCGTCGTCATGCCCCAGTCGATGATGAACTGGGCCGGGTTAGTACGGTAAAACTCACGGAGCGCCGGAAGCATTTCAGGCGCTTTCCTGATCCGCTCCAGCCTCTCCATTCTCCACTCAAACACGGCGGTATAGTCCGGTTTGCGGAAATCAAAGGGGAACGGGATCGGCACAGAAAAATTCCTCAAAAACGCCCCGATTTAACATAATGGTCGTTACCCGCACTGGCGCAACAGCCCCCATCACGCAAACGGCGTGAAGGCTCTGTTTCGAACAGAAAAGTGGTCAAATCGGGATGAATAAAACGTGCATAAAACGGGTCAAAAAGTGCATAGCGTTTTTTTAGTTCGAAACGCCTGTTTTTGCATTTTTCAGCCCATGTATTTTTTGTAGATATCTGCTGCTTCCTGCGGGGTCAGGTTCGCCGCGTCGGCTTTGGCTGCCTCATCCATATTGTTGAACGGTTCGAAAATTTTCGGTGCTCCCAGCTCCATAAGCAGGGTTGTCGGAACTTTTACCCCCTCAGCCTCAAGCAGCTGCGCCGCCTCCAGCGCGGAGTATTTCCCAGCCACCTTGTGTTTCATCACCTCGCGAAGCACATCACGCTGACGTTCTTCCTCGCTATAGACGCTGGTGCCAAGACCGAGCACCTTTGAGAAAACAGCAATATCGTTGTGCGTGGGCAGCACATCTTCAATCGTGGTTTTCACACCATCCGGCGATGTGGTGACAACCTTCCGTTTACGAACGTCCAGGCTCTTACCGGCGACGCGGTTTATTTTCTCTCTGAGAGCTTCGCGAGCCTCAGTGAAAGCGCGCTCAAACTCGATATTCTCTTTACGCCAGCGACGGATCGTCGTCTCGTCCACACCTAAGCGCTGAGCAACCATCCGATTGCTGATTTTGCTACGGGCTAATGCCATGTCCATAACGATACCGACGTAGGCTTTTCTGAAGCTTTTTTTAGGAGCCATACTTCCGCCTAAGTCAATGTGATTATTTTTTGTTCAAAATCCGATTTTACCGATCCGGGTGCGGCGTATCACGCGGCAAATTCTGGCTTGCAGGCCGCGTCCTCTCTGGTGCCAAGTGCGGCATATCAGAGGGGGTAAAAATGCGGCATATCCTTTTTTTCGGGAAAACTGCGATTTAATGCCCGGAGGCCGCGCAGAATGGGGAGATAGTGGATCGCCCTAATATTTCCACTATGTGGATAACTCAGTCTAAATCCATCTCCACCACTTCCCCGAACAGGTGGCCGTAAACGTCCATCGTAGTTTTGATGTTTGAATGCCCAATGAGGCGAGAAACCTTCAGAATATCGACGCCTTTGTTTGCCAGGCGAGATACAGCAAAGTGGCGAAGATGATGGAATCGCTTAATGCCATAGTCGTTCAGGGTTCTGACGAGAACCCCCTGAGTGCCGTAGCTGGTAGCGAGGCATGCTCCGGTAAACTGGTTGCAGATAAGAGGCTCAGAGGTACCGAGTTTACTTTTATCCAGCAATGCGAAAAGCTCACGCGGCATCCGTACCCGGCGCTCCACGCCTCTTTTCAGCCCCTCATGTATAACGCCATCAACAACATGCCCCCGAATGTCGATCCAGTCGGCTGACACGTCGTTATAAGTAACCGCCAGAGCCTCACCGATGCGCAGGCCACAAATCCCGAGCCAGCACGCGATACGCTCGCGAACTGGCGCGTTATTCAGTAGCTCTCTGACCGATGATGATGGCGGTATGGTGATGGGTCGACGCTTCCGGCGCGCGGGACGGTCAACAGGGTTAAAAGTGATGAGCCGTTTTTCCACCAGCAGGAAGAAAGCCGAACGAATCCAGCGATGGCAGCCGGTGCGAACCGAATCAACGATATCGCGATGGCTGATATGGAGAATATTTTTTCCCAGTATCGGCCCGTCTACAGCGAGAAGATCGTGACGGCATTTCGTATATGACGACAGCCGTATGATATTTTTTTCCATCTTGCCAGCCTGATAGCCAAGATAAAACAGAATTAACTTTCGGAAAGTCCAGGAATGGTCTATTCCGGCCCAGCTGGCGGTTCGACAATCCAGCTCGATATTCTGTTTTTGCCAGAAAAGATGTGCGGCATCATCAATATTCTTAAAAATGCGGCGGCGTCCATGACCGGATTTTTCATCCTTCCAGTGGACGTAATATTTTGATTGTCCATTGGCATCAGTGGATTCTTTTATCGAAGCCATACTGAACAATCCTCACTCAAAAAACATTATCAAAGCCACTCGGTGAACGGCTTTTGTAATGTCATGCTGGCAATAGTCATTGCCTGCCCTTTTCAATTTCACGAATTCCAGCCAGCTGGTTATTCGCTTTTTCGATGGCGGCCAGCAGCGGCTTGATCCAGAGAACAGCCTGGCAATACGTCAGCGCGTTGGTGGTAATGGCGCCATCACCGACTGTGTCAGCGTTCCCGGAATCGGTGTGCATTGCGCTGGCACGTAAACTGTTCGCGTAGCTGAGCAGCCCGCCAGAGATATCAGCAGGAACAGGCAGATCACAGGTTTTTTCACGATGGAGAATCTCCCTATATTCGATAACCGTGCTATCGGAGCTGACATCAATAAGTGAGTTAAGTCGGCTGGCGTTTTCGGCTATCTGGTTAAACCGGTTGAAGTTGAAAGCCTGAGTGGTTATTACCGTCGCCTGTAGTGCGTTGTCACTGCGCAGCACCCGGTTATCACTCTCGGACGTGGTCAGCGCTGCATTGCTGCGCGCCAGTAGCACAAAGAGCACAGCGATGAAGGTGATGGCCGCCATCCCAACAACAATGAGGCTTCTGTTCACTGGTCTATCCCCCAGCACGCCAATGCGCTTTCCTGGTCTCGTCGTTCTACCTGCCCATAGCACCCATTTTTCTGGCCTTTGGTCAGACGACAGTCGCGGCCACCATCTTTTATCCACCAGCGGATCGCTTCACAGGCTCCTTTACGGTCACCAGCGTTAATGCGCTTATAGAACGTGGAAGGGAAACATTTTCCGGGGCCGATGTTGTAAGGACAAAATGACGCAATACCCGCTCTCTGTGGTTCGGTCAGTGGTACTTTGATATTTCGGTCAACCCACGCCAGTGCCTTATCACGCTCAATGGCGTTTACCTGAGCGCATTTCTCAGCAGACAGCTTCATGCCCTGAACTACTGGCTTGCCATCAACCATCGTAGCGCCACGGCAAATAGTCCATATACCAGAGCCGTCCTTGTACGCTGTTGTGCTGTTACCCTCTTTCTCATCCAGAAACTGATCGAGAATCACGGACGCGGAAGCCCCCGTAAGAATCAAACCAACGACCGCTGCGCTCAGTTTATTCTTCAGCTTTGGTGACATTGCCATTAAGCCGATCCTCCCTTTCCTTTTGCCTGTAGTACCAGTTCACTGCACAAGTGATAACAGTGCATGCGATACCGACAATAATTGCCCAGTCACTCAGGCTTAACCCTGCAATTCTGTCGGCCAACATCCAGGACACCTCTTTTGCTGTTTTAGCTGTTTCGGCATATGCCTTCGCTGATACACCGCAGCCGGCAAGCGTGGTTCCTGATCCATATGAAAGTCTGCTGTAAATGGTGCTCATTCTGGTCATAGCCTCACCCCCGATTTTTTCGGATGGCGCTGTGTGATGAAAGGGTCAGGCTTCACGGGCTGGATTTATCAACAAAGCACGTAGCGGATGATTCCCGTGGGCCTGAAATAGAAAAGCCCCGCATAAGCGAGGCTATAAATTCTTTACCACTTCCCGGAGTGGTCACGCTCATGCCCTTGAGGTGCTGTCGCGTCATCGCCGCTGATAACCGGTGCGCATCTGGCATTCACGCTGCTTTACCGGAGCTTATTTTGATCTATGAACCCTTACCCATCACTACACAGGCTCGCCATTACGCGACTCGGGGCAGCATCATGACTGCTGCATTGCCTTTCGACTGCGGTCTGTCCGTTCTACCCGTGCATTTTCTTACCCTCCAGAAACGCAAAAGCCCCACGGTGTTAACCGCAGGGCTTGATGATCATTTCTTAAAAATTTCTTCAGTGTCAAAGGTTTCTATATGAATTGGCTCACCAATATCCACTATTACCCTGTAGATGGAAAAATAGTCGTGGTAGCAAGTGTTACGGGGTAGGCCAACAATCTCTCTTGCTCTTTGCTTCGCATTTTCTACGGAAGAAAACACCCCCAATAGATGCGACGGAGAATCCCTATAGCCACCCTCTAAGATTATTACAACGCTCATGCCTAATCACCATTCAAGTCTTTGCTTCTATGCCTTTAGTAAGGCTCACACATTAACAATACGTGGACTATGGTGTTTATTGATTAATTAAAATCAACAAAAACCCGCTCGGAGGCGGGTTTGATTTCATGCAGGCGCAATAACCTACGATTTGAAGCTTACACGACAAGTTCGGACAAAATCAAGCTTAATGTGTCTAATATGCTAAATTTTGTTCACATCATCACGAAAGCTCGTTGCGTCCTGAAACGCCGAGTCTGCTTTTTGTTCTTCTCTATAGCAGACGTCGACAAGCCCCTCCAGAAACGGTTTCCAGTTACGGGTCCACGTTCTGACATGCAGATCCGGGACTCGCTTCAGTATCGCTTTATAGGCTGCAGTAGACGGCACCCCAGAAAATCCATTTCCGCTGCAGCGCTCGCAGGTTTTAAACACCGGCACGCCGCGCTCGCTTGTGGCCTTACGGTCGAGCACCTCTCCTTTACCACCACACCGACAGCGGGCGCTGATTGTTCCCTTGCCTTCGCAAATATCACAGATAGCCGGTACAACCTCTGTTACCTCAGTCCAATGCTCCCAGTCAGACGGACGAACGGCACGAGAGCGGTTAGCCCAATATGGCGCTTTACCCCATGGGTAAGAAACTTTGCGGGTAATCTGCTCGCGGGTAGTTCGCCCGGTACCGCTGCAACTGTGACACTTCACGCTGGTTTCCGCTGAACGGGAGTATTCGGCAAAGGCGAATTGTGCGAGCACCAGCATGCACCAGCCAAACTCGCCTGCTGCTGCTTTACGTACATTCCTGGGCGCTGATTCCATTGCATGACGTGCCAGAGCCTGTACAGCCAGCTGCTCGTCGCTTTTGCTGATCCCGATCTTACCAAAGAAGGCGGCCAGACCAAACCGCGCACGGCTGCTGGTGGTACCAATCGCCGCCATTACATCTGTTCCTGTAAGGCGGTCCGGAGAGGTTCCTTTCACGTCATCGCTGATGTGCATTCCCTGAGGGCTAAAGTGTTTTAGTGATGCCTCCAGTTTCATTCTTCACACTCCCCTACCAGGTTAAGAATCACCGCTGCGCCGTTGTCTTCCATGAATTCGTCCTTTCCGCTTTCCATAAACCAGCGGCATACCTCGATAGCTTCAGCTCGCGTTACGGGTTTGATGGTTGCCAGCAATTTTTCAAGGTAGCGCTCGCGGTCATATACAGATTCGTGATGCTCGGAATAACCAAATTCATAACCGAGTTCCTTTCCCGCACTATGGCGAACGCTGTAGAGCCAATCCCAGTAAACAAACTCACGAACAACGTCAGACAGCGTATAAGGCTCAGGCATCACATCGCGATATCCCTCAACAAAAGCCCGACGCTGTTCATCAATTTTGTTCATACGGCTGCCGTTAATTCTGCCAGCTTTCTTCTCGGCCGGAGTCCATCCCCAAAGGTGATCGTCGATAAATTTCGGGGAAGACTTGATTACTCGCTCGGCCTCCACATCTTCGAGAACTGCCTCATAGCTGCCGAACGTGGCCCTGACTGATGCTGCTTTTTTGATGTTCTCCCGGGCGTTCTTGATTGCCAGGGCCGGGTTATCCATGCCGATGGTACCGAAGGCAACCTGGAAAGGATCGCCACCATTCGCCAGCAAATAACGCGCGTAACGTTCCTCGGCCTCTTTTGGGGAGATTTTAATTTTTTCCAGCGCGACTTCGGCTGCGCCCAGATGTGCGGGTTCGTTCAGGCGGATAACCTCCAGCACCCAAAGATAAGCGTCAGTCTGCTTATGCCCGGTGATTCTCCGTTGCTCGGGCAAAGGCTTGATGTTTGCGAGGGCGGAGCTGTGCGCTGCCGTCGGGATGGTGAATAGTGCTTTATGTTCGTTGTTATCAATACGCATTACGCAGCCGCCTTTTTCTTGTGGAAAACCAGCTCACGAACCTGATCACCGTTCATGAGCATATTGTTGAAATCATCGTGATCCGGCCAGTACACGCTCACACGCTGCAGATCATTCTTTGCCAGCAGATTGGCATGAGCGCATTCATACGCAGCCGCCAGCCCGGTAGCGCTGTTCTCGTCGCGGTCGGCAAAAATAATCAAGTGCTTAACACCAGCAGGAACGCGGAATTTCTTCATGAAATTTGCCGTCATAGTCGCCCAGGTATTCACGTTATAAATCTGGTGCGCAGATAGGGCCGTTTCGATGCCTTCGGCAATGCCTAGGGTGCTGGCGACCGGGAACATACGGATCGCAACTGACCGGGCATGATCGAGATAGTTATCTTCCTGTAGTGATTTCTGTCGCTTTGCGCTGGCCCCGATATCAGCCTTTTTTGCGCCATCGAGTAACGTCTGGTGGAGGTAACACAGCTCCCCTTTATCGTCTGTTGCCAGTGAATAGATCGACTGGTAGACACGGCCGTTATGCCGTTGCTTTGGGTTTAACCGTACCGCCTCGGCTGGAAGCTTAAAAATACCGCGAGAATTAAGGTAATCGGCGCCGGGGGTACCGCGCAAAGGAGCCATTTTTGCAAAATTGTTGAGTACCTTTTTCCGCAGTTTAGAAGCGTCACTGGCTTCAGGCACTTTGTCACGCCTAAACGTATTGCCGATCAGCTCATCAATTTCGCGGCACACCTCGTTAAATGGTTTGCCCTGGGTTTTGGTAACCAAGTCCAATCCCGTACCGTAGCCGCAGGTGCAAATCCAGGTTCCCGCACCGTCGCGGTCATCGATGCGGAATTTACCAATCGAATCACAAAGCGGACATTTGCCTCTGAAATGGTGTTTACCGGTGATCGGCGGCAGTCCATAATGTTCGAAAATCATGGCCCATTGGCCTTTTGCTGCTTCTGCCGTCTTCATGCTCGTTTACCTAACTGCTGTTTGATATCGCTAATCGCTTTCTGTGCTTGCTGTACTGAGGATGGGGCTGCCGTGCCTGATGCCTCCTGCAGGCGCCTGGCCTTCTCCTGCCCTTTCGCATACGCAATCTGTTTGTGCCGGATGAAATTAGAGACGGTCGGAGTGATCTCCATCGGGAAATCGCTTAACCCGTTAGGCCACTCGTCAAACCGTTCGCGAAAGGTATTTGCGCACCAGCCATCGCTGACGGGCTTTTTCCCCTGCGATACGCGCTGGCGCTGATAGAATTTGATCTGACTCCACCAGGCCTGTTTCTCTGCCTTAGTGGGCTGATGCTGGTTTTTACCCAGCTTTTTGAGTTTGCGGCCGGTGTCGGTATCGACGTCCTCACCGCCCAGCGGCTTATGCCCACATTTCGGGCAGACGTACACACCAGCGGGTTTCATGTAGTGGCATTGTGAGCATTCATGTGGCAGCTTTTCGGCCCGTTCCTCAGCTGCGCGGCGCGCGCTTTCCTCCATGCCGTCAGACTTACCGGGAAGATCGTCGTACTCGATTGAATCCGGATAACCCAAACGGTGCACGGTACCGCTGTGATCGAAGATGAGGCAGGACTCTTTACCCGGTGCGGTGCGCAGGCCACGCCCGAGCGCCTGCAGCCAGCGAATTTCGCTTTTTGTTGGCCTAGCGTAGATGATGCAACGAACGTCACTATCGAAGCCGGCCACCAGCACGCCCACACTAACGATGATTTTCGTTGCACCGGTTTCGAAGCGGTGAATAATGGTCTGGCGTTCATCCACTGGAGTGTCGGCGGTCATGACCTCAGCGTTTACACCCGCCAGGTTAAACTGAATTGTCAGGTAATTGGCGTGGGCTACGTTGACGCAGAAAGCGATGGTAGGCAGATCCCGGCCATTCTCCAGCCAGTTCTGTACGATGTCGCCCACCAGCGTAGAGCCGCACATGATTTCAGCCAGCTGCGTTTCGTTGTAATCGCTCCCGTATTCAAGCGATGCTTTGGTTTTAACTCCTTTCAGATCCGGCTTAGTTGGCGCGTAAAATTCGTATTTACTCAGATCGCCACGCTGGATTAACTCGCCGATGGTGGTCGGTTTAATCAGTCGGTCATAGTATTTTCCCAGGAACGGGGAAAACGGAGTACCCGACAGGCCAATCACCTTTACGCCTTTGCCGCGCAGACGTTCTATATCCTTCAGGATGCGCTTTTTACGCAGGTGTGCTTCATCGATAATCAGCAGATCAATATTTTCAGGAAAAACACGACGAATAAGCGTGTCGGCGCTGGCAATCTGAATTTTCCGGTCCGGATCGTAGTTCGGGTGATCCGCCCAGATATAACCGATTTCATCCCCCGGTAATCCATACTCCACGAACCGATTAGCCGTCTGTCCGATCAGGATGGTGTACGGTGCACAGAACAGGACGCGCATCCCACGGCTGACAAACCCGGCGACAATGAAGGCGGCCAAACCCGTTTTACCGCTTCCGGTTGGCGAGTACACCATGAAGGTGTCGTTTGCCTTCCAGTCACGGCGCAACATGTTTAGCGCTCGTTCCTGTGCAAAATTCGGCGTGATCGTCAGCTCCATTGTGCAGCTCCCGTGCTGATGAGATAATAATTTTGTGATGTGGTTTTCATGGATTCCCCCTCACATGGCTGGTGGCCTCCCCAAAGGCTGCCAGCCTCCCTTCTGATTCAGCTCCTCTGAAAAATCACTCTTCCAGGAAGAACCCTTTTTGTTTCTCAGCGCCTGAGCGCTTTGTACCACCTTGCTGATACAGGCTTTTTTTTAATTGCGCCCTTAAGACAGTGATCTACTTAACCAATGGATCTCTCCTGTTGGAAAAGACCCTATTCCTACCCCTGCACCCAATCCCCCCTTACCCCCCTTTCCCTCTTCCCCATAAAAACGTACTACTTCCCTAGTACATATGAGGAGTTGGGTCAGTTGGTTGCCAACCTGAACAGGCACCTTTAAGCCTGCTTCTGTTCGGGTACCTTTAAACCCGAAACAATCAGGAGCGCTGTCGCGTTCCAGCCAGGGGAGGTTCGGCGGTATACCCCTGTAAAGCTCTGCCCTGATCTCTCACAAACAGGCGAAGCCTTGTGTTTGCTTCATGCCTTGCCCGATTCTCCTTTCGGTAGGAAACGGGTTCAGCCTCGAACGTCTCTTGATACACAGCTGCATAACGCTGGAGCGCTTTTTGTCGTGCAGTGGGTGTCAGGCTGAATAACTGCTGCTTAATCCACTCAGCATCCGCTTGGCTGAAATCGGAAGGTAAGATGCTGAGTAACTCAGGCTCTGGTTTCATCGCTTCGCCGCTTAGATGGGAATGCTTTATTTTCAAAAGCTGAAACAGCCCCTTCTTCAGAAATCACAACAAAGATTTCCCGACCGGCTCTTAATGCTTTGCTTATGGCAATTTGCGTTACTCCGAGCGCTGCGCCAGCTCTTACCTGGCCGTGCTCTTTCACGTATTCCTTAAGAGTAATCTGGTTCATACGTCCTCTACGATTAAATACTACTAAAAGTATTAAAATGAAGGGTACTATAGGTAGGAGACATAATCAAACTTTTGGTATTAAATCAGGCCATGGAAAAGAAAAGCAGATTGACCACAGAGCAGCTTCAAGACGCAATACGCTTAAAAGCTTTGTATGACTCGAAGAAAAAGGAGTTGGGGATCACGCAGGCTGATATAGCTGACGAACTGGACATCTCTCAAGGTGCAGTCGGTCACTACCTGAACGGGAGAAACCCACTGAATCTTCCAGTTGCAGCTAAGTTTGCGAAACTGCTTCACGAGCCGATTTCGAGTTTCAGCCCTGCGCTTGCAAAAGAGGCTGAGCTTTTATCTCAGGTATCAAACATTACTTATCATGGCCCATCCAAACCAAGAGGCACCTATCCGCTAATTAGTTGGGTAAGCGCAGGAGCATGGTGTGAGGCTATTGAGCCATATACTCTCAAAGAGATTGATGAGTGGTACGATTCCGACGCTCACATTGAAGGACAAGGATTCTGGTTAAAAGTACAGGGTGATTCAATGACCTCTCCTGTAGGAATGAGCATTCCTGAAGGTATGTATGTCTTAGTCGATACAGGCAAAGAGCCAACAAATGGAAGCCTAGTTGTCGCCAAACTTACCGACGCAAACGAAGCAACCTTTAAAAAGTTGGTAATCGACGCAGGCAAGACTTACCTCAAGCCATTGAATCCTCAATACCCTCTTACTCCTATCAATGGCAACTGCCGGATCATAGGGGTCGTCGTTCAAGCTATGATGTGGCTGTAATTTAGCTACTAACAGTACAAAGCCTGTCTATCCTGACAGGCTTTTTTTATATCCTTACATTTCAATAAGTAAGCATTATCTCGCCACAAAACTATACTTTTAGTATTGCAGATATTAAAACATCTAGTATTATTAATTTAACGGCAAATAACGGAGCCACGAAATGAGTATAGAAACGCTTATATCAAAAAACGGTAAGATCCATCAATTAGCCATGGATATTGACCGCGTAATTAACGCACTTGAATATACTGAATCCGATCCTGAGGCTGCTTACAAGCCTGCATCAGTTATTAAAATTTGCATAAATCAACTTAAAAAAAATCTCTCCACGTTAAACAATGAGATTGGTCAAGATTGGCCGGAGAATAAACAATGAATGATAAAACCGTCACTTTGAATAAGGAAGAAACAAGCAGAACAATTCTAAGCTGGTCACATGATGTGCGGTGCTGCGAATGTTCGTTATGGCTTCTCTTGGAACAAATGACGAGCGCTGAAGAAGAACGAGAGCACGCTCTAATTACTTTGGTAGTCCAGACATTGAATAATTTAAACAAGAGCATTGCTGACTTCGATACTTATAAACTTTAAATAAAAAATAAATTTACAAACACTTATTTGAGTGGGTGCAAACTCACCTTGAGGAAATGAAATGCAAACTTCACTTTCTTTTAACAAGCCAATTAAAGCGCCTCAAATGTTATTTGGCTCTGACAATATTAATGATTTTGGAAACAGAGTTAAGAGCTGCAGGATGGAAGGTGATTCAATGCAGCCGACTATCGAACCCTGTGAGGTAGTGGCTTTTGTTGATTGTGGAGGCCGCGTTCTTACACCCGGTATATATGTTTTTACGGGCGATGTTTTCGGTCGTAGCTGCCTGTTCATTAAGCGAATAGAGCCATTGCCGAACGGCGCATTAAAGATTATTTCTGACAATCTCCATTACCAAACTTTCACGCTTAATGCTGGTGAGCAAAAAGACATGCGTATCCACGGAAGGGTTGTCGCTTCTTTGGCTGTGAGGCACTTCATATGACTCTCATTATAGATAAATCGGCATATAGAACAGCATGCCTTTATGCGTCCTGCGGTTACGAGGTAATCGCGCGGCTTTACCTAAAAAAAGCATATGGGAGATAGAAAATGTGGAACCCAAAGACGGCTGGGATAGATGAAATACTTTTAGAGGCAGAGAACCTAAACACCATTCTGGAAATAGTAATAAGCAATAGTGAGTTAAACACAAATCAAAAAAATTCTTTGCTAGGTATGGCTCTTAATGCTTCGGCGAATTTATTGTACTGGTGTGAAGCAGAGGAAAAGCGACGTGAATAATTTAATCAATACGTATCGCCACAGAATTCTTAAATCTGCGCTATTACGCCATCAGCGAAAAACAGGAAGCACCTGCATCATCATTAATATGCCTAAGGGTGGAATTAACACTATCGAATTAACAGAAATACTAATTGACGGCCTGTTGAGGCGATTCGAAAAAATGATCCTCAGTGAGTACGGAAATATTGAAGGTGTAAAAGCCATCCGAGGAATTTACAGCAACGCCGTAGATGTGAATGGCAGCGGTGAGTTCCTTACAGAAAGCGGAAAGGCATTAATCGACGAGCTCATTTCTGAGCTGGTTGAGTTTGCCAAGAAAAAATCAGTCACAGCGGAAACAAGCCATGAGTGATCAGACACCAATTATCACGCACGAACCAGTAAATATCGTGCTGACGATCGAGAACGGAAAGGTTATCCACGCGCGTCCGGTTCAGAACGGCGAGGTTACAGCATCGCTTGAGACATTTCTATGGATGGCAGAACGAGCCGGTTACACGGTAACCCCACCAGCAGGAGGCAAGGACAATGGCCCTGACAGCGATACGAATTCCTGAGTGGGTGCACCTGCAGGCGGTCAATATACTCCGCCAGTTCAGAGCCAGGCGAATTCATCCCTGCCGTATGCACGGCTCCGGAAACTTGAGCCTGAGGGTTAATCGCCGCTGGCGGTTACTGTCCCGTGACGGCGGCCAGAACTGGGAAGTGATGAGCCATGAACGATACAGCAAACTGAAGGACAGAAAATGAAAATCCAATACCAGGACTATGGCGCCGTAGCGAACATCGTTATCACCAGTACGGTGTTTGAGTTCCGTAAACATAACCGGGTGGTCGATGCCACGCTGCTTTGCACACCAGACATCATTGCAACCCGTACTGGGATGTTCTTCATGAAGACGGCTTTATCAGGTAAATCTCGCGACATGCTGCGTGCGTACAAAACTGTTCAGCGGGAGGCGACACGATGAAATCTTTCCTCCTGTCAATGTTGTTTGGCCTGTTATTGGTGGCCGTCGTGTTCGGCGCGCTGATTGAGTACAAATTTTTAATGAACTTCTAATGGTGTTCGGAATGGCAAAAGATTTATTCGATGTGACTAGAGTTCCAGCGGATCGTGTTGCAGCCAGGGTTATCGGTAAGGGCATTGATTGGCAGCCAGACAAAAAACGCGAGCAGGGGGATAGCGAAACACCACTCCCTACTCTTGAAATATGTCAAATGGATCGAACGCAGCGGGAACAATTTTATTTATTCCGAGGGAGGGTTTTCGGGCGAATGACCGTAATTGGGATCGCCGCTATCAAACAAGGAGACAGTATGCGCTACGTGGTTCGTTGCGCCTGCGGTACGTACACATATCGGAGAGCAAATGCGATTAAAAATCCGAAGAACAACATGGATTGCTGTGATTACTGTAGACATCTGCTGCATTTGAAAAGGAATGAAATCCATCGCCGAACAGGTAAAAACCTCAAATGGGAGGATTTGCCGTGAGTAAACACCAAGACATTATTAGCCGCTGGACCCGTTTAGCGGTGGAGGCCAAAGAGCTGGGGCTCGCCACCATTCCCATCGCCCCGGAAAACATGTTGATGGTACTGGGGAAGCTGCCAGCCTGTTCGGCTGAAAAGTCAGCCGATTGCCAGAATGACTATCAGGCTGCGATCGACATCTTGCGCGACAGAGCTGCTCGCGAACTCGATGGTGGTTTTCGCTCACATCACAACGCGCTGATTTATGCAGCTAATGAACTGGAAAATGCCCAGGCTTTCGGGCGGGAGGTCAGCCATGAGTCTTGACTGTGTACCCCTTTCTACGTACTGCAGGGACGCGGGGGAAACGGTAGAAGCCGTTAACAAACGGATACAAAGGGGGTTATGGAAGGAGGGAGTACATGTATTAAAAGTCGATGGCGTTAAAGAACGCTGGATTGACTTAACGGAGGTTTCAAAGTGGGCAAGAAAGAACAAGGATCATTATCTCTCCCAAGAGGAGTAACCATCCGCCAGCATAAAACTGGCGACACTCTGGTTATCACTTTCACATACAAAGGGGTTCTGTGCCGGGAGCCCCTCTCCAAAATGGAAGCAAACGCGCGCGGTGTGAAGTACGCCGAGCGCCTGCTCGGGGAGATACAAAACCAGATCGTCAGTAGCACCTTTGAATATGCGAAATATTTCCCCAACTCCAAAAAGCTGGAGCTGTTCGGGGTAGTGAAGAAGACCAAAAATATAAAGTCTTACCTGGACGAGTACCTGAAAATCTGCCAGAACCGCAACCTGTCCCCGTCGACTATCAACGGTTATGAAAAATGCCTGTCGGCGCTGTCAGCCCTACATAAACTCCACGTGTCAGAACTGACGCCGGCGGTCCTTAAAAACTGGATAGCAAGCCGGAAAACAAAGCTGAAAACGACCAGAAATAACCTTTCGTTTCTACGCAGCGCCATCGATGAAGCTGTTACGGATGGTCTGCTGACCATTAACCCGGTAACCCTTGTCAGTGCCAGCCGGTACCATGTGATCGACAACAGTCCAAGCGCCGACGATTACGTGGTTGACCCGTTCACGCCAGCGGAAACCCTCGCTATTTACCAGAGCTGCAGATACCCGGAATGGGAAAACCTGTTCCGCTTCGCCTTCAATACCGGTCTGCGGAGCTCCGAACTGTGCGCGCTGCGCTGGCCTGATCTCGATACTATAGCGAACACCGCCCACGTACAGGCAGCTAGTGTCGTAGGGGTACTTAAAGGTACCAAGACAAAAGCCGGTACCCGTAAGGTGGAGCTGAACAGTGAAGCGCTGGCAGCCCTGCAGGCGCAGAAACAATACACCTTTATGAAAAGTGAGTTCATATTCAGCGATCCGAAAACGGGGGAGCCCTGGGCGAACGCCGACGCGATCCGCAAAAAAGCATGGGTACCGACACTGAAAAAAGCAGGCGTGCGTTACCGTAACCCGTACCAGACCCGTCACACGTTCGCCACCAAGCATATTAGCCAGGGCGTTAACCTCTTCTGGCTTGCTGGACAGATGGGCCACAAAGGGCCGGAAATGTTATTCCGCAATTACGGTAAATACCTAGCTGAATATGACGGTAAAACCGCAATGGAAGCTGGAATGAAGAAGTGATTTGAAGAAAAAACCCGGCATTTGCCGGGTCTGTTTGATGGTTATTCTGTTGCGCCACCTATCGAAACATAATCATGAAATTGATCGTCTATGAGTCGGTCTTTACAGATAACATGCACAATATGACGACAACAGTTTTCATCATCATACGCACGACCCCAGCGAACAATCTCATCTACAGACAAATCATTCGCACTCCAGGGCAAAGTACCTGAAACACCACGCGCACCGGGACCAAGGATGTCCATGAATTTCTTCGTGCGCGAATTGTAGATCCTCACCTCTGCGATACGAATGATACTGCTTGCCCAAAGAGCACCACCAGCGATGCTCTGAATATTATCGCAGATCAGAAACTCATGTTTCCTGGCGAGCATTTTGTATACTTCTCGGGCAAGGCCCGCCGACTGGAAGTCTGGAGCGATAACAGCGCTTTTTACCTGTTTACCAGTCATCATCTGCCCGTTTTCTTCAATGAAGTTAAAATCATTGAATTGAATTCGACCAATTCGAATTGTTTTATTATCGTCTACCATATCCAACGCCAAAAGAGTGTTAACAATATCTTGCATTGGAATGTGCATATCAATCAGGTCAAGGCCATGATCCAAAAAGAAATCATCAGTCGAGCAACCCAACTGATACACATCGAGATAATATTGATACTCACCGGCTGAGACGATGTATTCATCAGCCCTTAAAAGGCCAGCTTCAAGCGTGAAAAAGTAGAATGATTCAATCAGTAGCTTTTCGCCAAACGGCGTAATGCTCAGATCCTTGCTGTAAGACGGTATTAGCGCAGGAGCCATGCTGCAGCCTTCTAATGGTAGTTGATTTCCTTATGATTCTTCATGTACTGAGCAATCGCCGCTTCAATTCGCTCAAGCAGATTGCCATTCACGTACTGAGGGTACTGATCCACAGGCCTGACCACATATCGCAACTTTTGGTTGTTCATGGCGATCTCAGCGAAAGGGATAACATCGCCGTCACGAACGTCATTATTAAGTGTCACGATAAACAGCTGGCGCGCCGGTGATACACGGTCGCTCAACCTTCTCACGAAGAATTCTTTTTCTGTTTTTGAGTCCACAAAAGAACTGACGAGTTGAGTCCGACGCTCAATCGTCTGTATCGATCTTCTCGCTACTGTTCTCATGTTAGCCTCCTCAACGCTTTACTGACGTTGTAGTAAAGACACAAAAAGCCACTGATGATAACTGCGTCACCAGTAGCCCTTGATCGTGATAACCGCAGTTATCAAATAACATAGTATTACCTAATGGGTAAATCTTCAACGATTGAACAGTAGTGAATAGTCCTGAAAAGCTATGAACCGCACAAAACAACCCCAAATTTTCCGATCCTAGTCAGCCCTGCTACATGGTAAATATTGCAAAATGTTGGACAGAATCAGGACGTTAGACAGACCTCGATATGCACGTAAAATGCACTTGAAGCCTGTCAATGCGAAATAAATATTTATTTTCAATGAGTTAAATACATTCAGGACGCGAGTTCAACTCCCGCCAGCTCCACCAATCATGATTGGACAGTGATAGGACATCGCTAGCAATAACAGGAAGTTAGCAGTCTCAGCAGGACACCGACCAGACGGTGAGGGGACAAAAAAGGATACGCAAAGGAGCCGCGGCTCCCGAGTGACATAAAAGCCCGCTTATGCGGGCTTTTTCGTTTTTCTTCACCAGCAAGCAAACCGCTGTATCATGGCAGTATGAAGATGAGCTAAGGATAAGCTTTTGTATCAGCTCAATGTTCATATAAAAACATTTCGAACTTTGGTGAACAAAACTACATAGGGATAACTTTATGTCTCTTCGTTTCAGACAAACCTTTACTCTGTTTCCTGGCGTTAGGCTCAACATTGGCAAGCGTGGAATAAGCGCAAGCATTGGTGTGCCTGGAGCAACTGTCAATGTTGGAAAAAAAGGGGTCAGAGCGACCGTCGGACTACCGGGCACAGGCTTATCTTATACTACACCTACCCTGCCCTATGATGATGGGCGCTCAGTTACCAATCCATTAAATCCGGCCTCTACAGAACCTCATTTGGGAATGCCCGAGGCATCCCCAAGTAACACACCATCGAACGCTAAAATATATATGCCAATGGCTGGCATGAATGAAATATCCAGCGCTTCGGTAGAAGTCCTGACAAGTACCTCCCTTTTACCTTTACGAGATTTGATTGCTAAAGCGCGAGAACAAAGGGCAGAGATAAAAGCAGATCTACAAGAGGCTCTTGCTGAAGAATCAAAACAAAAGAGCGAGCTGGTTCGACGCAAATCAAGTCTATTCCGTTGGTTTTACAAACGACGCATCGCAGAACTTGAGACAGTACTCCCCCTAACCCAAGCTGAGATATCTCGCCTGGTATCCTGGGAAGACAACACCAAAATAGCCATAACATTCGAGAGCAGTGATACATCACAGCGCGCATATGCAGCGATGGTCCGTGCATTTGATATGTTAAAATCGAGTGTCAAAAAATGGGATATTACTGCAGATAAAGCTACAGACCAGTTTGCCGAAAGAACATTAGCAACCCGTTCTGTTAATCGTCACCCTGTTACCTTTGATTTCAGTTCAACGGATCTCATTCAATTCACAGGGCGCGCGATGCGGTTTGAAAATGTGAATGGCGACGATATTTTGCTTTATCCTGGAGTTGCAGTCATACCACGAGCTGATGGGGCGTTCGCTCTGATTGATTTACGCGAATTACAAATCAGTTCAGAATATCGAAGATTCCATGAGGAAGAAGGCGTTCCCAGTGACTCAAGCATAGATGGTTATACCTGGGCGAAAACGAATAAGAATGGCTCGCCAGACCGTCGATTTAAAGACAACTACCAAATCCCTATTTGCATTTATGGAAATATTACTTTCCATTCTCAAACAGGGGTAACTGAAGAATATATGGTATCAAATGCAGATGCCGCGCAAGCCTTTGCTGAGGCAGTAAAACACTATCAAACCTCACTTACAGAAACTGAAGCGTTAGTACAGACCTAACTTATCGCAAATATGGGGTGTCGGGGGTCGGAGGTTCAAATCCTCTCGTGCCGACCAAAAATCCTCTAAGAACCAGCCTGTTACGGCTGGTTTTTTTATGTCTATTTTCTGTACGGGGAAACTCCGGGGAATTATTGGGGTGAAACTATCGACAGATCACCAGCCAACTACGATCTATCGGATTGTAATATCCTCTTGAGTAGCAAGCACGATAATTGCCAGGAACCTTTTCTCTATACAGTTGTCTGACAATAGAATTCATCTGACATTAAGAAGCCCTATGATTACTAGTCTCTCATTGGTATTTGCCGTGATTACCACTCTGTGCATCATGTTGTTCGCTGCGGTAAAAGTAGGGATTGGTTTGTCTAACAATCCAGACAGAAATGATAATTAACCTCAACCACGTAACCCCACTTCATACTTCACTTAACAGTGATGTGCTCACATCACCGGGCAATCATCAAACTCTGCATTCCTGGCGTCATTGATGATGTAAGTAAGCACCCCAAATATAGCGGGTGCAGAACTGTAACCGCCATCATCTACTGGCAGCGCCTCCTTTCTCCCGTTCTCCAGATTAACGAGGTGGGGTTGAGGATGTGTCCGATATCGCTTGATCCTAAATTCTCCGTCTATCGCGCAGATCAGCAGCGAGCCATCACAGGGAGAAAGTGACGCATCAACAACAAGTAGCGCCCCCTGGATTATCCCTTCCCTGAAATGTGAACGCGATGCCCGCATGAAATAAGTCGCTGCGGGCTGACTGATTAGCTGCTGATCGAGGGAGATCCTTGTTTCAACGTAATCTGCCGCAGGTGAAGGAAAGCCCATGGCTATAGTCCTCCGTTTGGATTGAACAGCTGAAAGGTACGGTTCTCGCCTTCCTGCGTTGATACATCGCGGAATGTTGTCACATACCACTCGATCCATTCGTTGGCCTGCTTCATCGTCCAGTTCCAGTTAACCTTACTCAGTTCCTGGACAAACCGCTGTGTGGTGACGGTCTTCCGGCCATTCGGTTCCTGCTGTATCGAAGCATACCAGGCTATTTCAATATCGCTGCGTCGTGGCATCATCACGCCCTCTCTTGAATACCGGATAAAAACACAGTATAAATACTGTATATACATCCAGTAAAGAGGCAATAAGCAATGTTCGTGGAACTCGTTTATGACAAAAGGAATTTTGATGGTCTGGCCGGTGCAAAGGATATCATTCTGGGCGAATTGAGTAAGAGGGTTCACCGGATTTTCCCCGATGCTGATGTTCGGGTAAAACCGATGATGACACTACCGGCGATCAATACTGACGCCAGTAAGCATGAGAAGGAACAAATAAGCCGTACTGTTCAGGAAATGTTTGAAGAAGCTGATATGTGGCTGGTGAGCGAATGAACTATGGACAACTTAATCATATCCGGCGTCAGGATTTACTTCCCAAAACCCGGTGAAAAGCTCCCAGTTCCCCCTGACAATCTGCGTAACTTTGCCATTAAAGGGACAGTGGATGAGCGCTGTTGTCTTCTGGTGTTCATGCAAAAAAACTGGCGTGTTCTGGCTCTTCCTGAATACGAGCATACTGGCGCTGCAATTATGGAAGCAGTCAGGCAGGGTAAGCGACTTTGGCGATAATGAAAGACGGCAATCACCATCTTTGCTATCTTCATCGCAGGCAATGCGGGCATGAACACTCTGTTGCCTGCCGCAGTTACGTTGCATACGACGTGACTGCGGCAACTGCCATTTTTAAGACTGAGCACCCTGCTGATTTTGCTGGCGCTCGCGTTCAGCTTTTTCCAGAGCCTCCCGTGTTTCTTTCTGCCTCTGGTTCCAGATGCTGTCTTCCGGCATTTCCACGCGTACGGACACAAAAGAATCTGCAGGAATGTCGACAAGTTCGCCATCAGCAACTGTCTCAGTAAACACACCGTTAATATCGGTATTCCCTATTCTGTTCTGAGCAAACTCCGGTGCCGAGGGATGAACCCGGTGATATGTCCTGACCAGCACCGAACCATCAGCATTGACTTTATAGTCCAGCCAGATACGGGGTTGCTTGTTTCTGTCAACGGGAATTTCAAAACCTCCATCAGTTCCACCCCATGCTGCATCAGCGTTTAGCCCTATGCACCCATCAATCAGATAGACACCTTTACTTTGTCTGACCACAGTACATCCATCAGACTCTTCATTGACTACATGTTTTCCATCAGTGAATATTTTGATAACGGGTGATGATTTTTTAATAAATCCGCTTGAATCGACTACAGTATTTTTTGTATGCCATAGTTTTACCCAACCTTTCCACGACTGGTACCCTGACAGGGCTGAATTTTTAGAATTCAGAAAATAGTCATTGTCCGACCCAAGACTCGCAGCTATCGCTGTTCCAACATTTTCATTTGTAGAAGGAAAATAATTTACACTCGTAAATTTAGAGGGCGCATCCCATGCTTCCGTTATATCTACAGTATCTCCATGGCTGAACATTGCAAAATCAATTCTAGAACTAAATGCAGCGTACCAATTATCACCATACTTATCAGTAAGAGGGGTATTTGTTGAGGCTGATATACCGCGACGAGCACTTTGCTCGTCCTCTCCCCCAGTGCCACCATGAGAAACGCTAAGTGGAGTGGTTAAACCTGACAATTCAGTAATGTCGGAGTTATTACCTTTTTTGGCGCATCTTTCAAGCGCTGTGGTAATGTCCCTCCAGGCGGGTCCTGTGTAAGAATTGCCATCTGGCAGTTTTACCGTGATATTCCCCGTACCACTGAATACCTGCTGCCAGTTCTGCTTGTCATAGTTCAGTCCGCGCAAGGCTTCTGCACTTTGTGCCACCAGCGCTGCGGTGACCATATTCAGCGCCATACGAGGAACAGCTGACCAGGCAGCGCCAGACTGTGTTGGCCCGGTAAAATTACTGACCAGCGTCAACGCTGTACCGCTTTCCACTGATTTAACCGGGAGCGTATAGGGAACGCCTCCGACTGTGACAACAATAAAATCTCCTGCCGCCACCTCGGTAGTAAACGCGGTCCCGCTGCCAGCGACCGCAGCAGAATTATTCGTCAGGGTTAAGGTTCCTGCTGACATGGATATCTCCTGAATTCAGATAATAAAAAACCCGCCGGAGCGGGTTATTTTTGGTATTTCATTGAGGACAATTCGAACTGGTGAAGTTATTTTTATTCACCCATCGCCAGTTAAAGGGATAACCGGCCCTGTACTCAGTCTGATTAGCAACTTTTCGAACACCGTAAATGTGTACCGACTGTGTAAACCCGCCAGTCACAAACTCAGCCTGACAAACCGGTTTCTGTTTCTCCAGAACAGGCCCAGAACATGCTGAAATCATCAGACAGACAATAACTGGAATAATTATATTTTTCATTTCGACACCAGGGTTAATTATTTAAACAAAAATAACCAATAGCATTGAATAATAAAAATAGTTTTAATAGATCAATATTCTAAAATTGATCGTTTAAATCGATCAGTTTAATCATATGCGGCTGTGTTTATCGCCGTTATCACAATTCCGCTATTCGTTGCCCCTATAGTGGCACCACTGGCGGTGGTTGAACTTTGCCCCCTAATTCTTGTACCACCAGTGTCGTCATGGCAACCCGTCCCCACATCAACGGACTGAAATATTGGCTGTCCACCTGGTGCAGAACCAGCGTGGATGATGACAGATCCCAGCCCCATCGGATTTACGGCCCATTTCCCCGGCATTGTGACATCGATATTAATTCCACCCGTAGCCGCTCCAGGTGTCCCGATAGTTGTCAGATCTGTCAATACCCTTGATTCGTTTGTAAGAACCAGTGTGCCTGATTCGTCCCATATAGCGATACCGTGACTGGGTAAGGTTTGCGGAGTTATTGCGAAAAAATATGCTTCAAGAGTAAAAGCAGCCCTTCTGTAGTTCGAAGCAGAAACATTAAATAAGCTCCCTTCTTTTACGGCTGAGATTTTTGCCGCAGTACTTGTTCTTGCGAATACAATCCCTGCTTTTTGATTAACAATATTTTCCTCAATAACCGCAGAGTTAAAATCACCATTATACTGTGAGTTTAACGACACTTTTTTATAAAGTGTCAATGGTGTGGAATCCGGAGTAACAAAAGGATTTCCATTGGGTAACGCTAGCAAAACACCATATTTTGCCATTACACCTTCTCCGCAAAAACAATCAGCTGAACCTGATTTGCAGGATAGTCGTTAACACCGTCGCCCGTTGATGGCTGAATTGTAATTGTGTTACCGGAAGCAAGAATGTTTCTTTTGTTTGTGTACGCAATCAAACTTGCAGCCTCCGCAGTCCCTACTGTAAAGCCAACTTTCAGGCCAGGTTCCAGGTTGAAAGAATAAGAGCCGGTTTTCTGATCCACTAACAGGTCGATTATACCAACTACGCTGATTGGTTTGATTCCGTAGTTATTAGGGACGCCATTAGCGTCCCATGTCTGTATCCCCCATTCCATCAAAACACTCCTGTTAATTTCCCAATCTGCACGCGAAGGACGCCATTCCCGTCCTTAACGCTCTGGGTTGTGTTGGTGATTTTCATTGCCCCCTCCCCGGCAACTGCTCCATTCATTTCAAACGTTCCGTCCGATTTCATGATGGTGCCCGTTTGTCCCTGAACATAATTAGCGGAGCGCAGTTCGCCAATTTTTGCCAGCGTGATTTGGCCATACTGGATAAACGCATCGCTGATAAAGACCTGACCATTGACCACCGCAAACGGCGAATATTGCGTATCACCGCTGCCACTCATCAGGACGAACTGATTGGCGTTAAATCCGACACGAGTGACTACCGGCTTACCCGTTTCCGCCAGCACCGCAATCGACATTCCGGCGTTATACATCACGCCGTTAATCCGGACTCCGGTTTTGAGGGTGTAAATTGCAGAGGCTCCGGTGGCATCAACCACGGCGGTGAGCTTATCTTCCAGCGCGGCAGTCACATCATTGAACTGTGCCTGCACCTGCGTCGACATTTCAGCCATGGCCTTATCGACCTGCGCAATGGTCGTTTTAACCACCAGAATATCCGCGCGTACTTCACCATACTGCGCCCACTGGTGTTCCACGGTTGCATGGTTGGCCAGCGCATTCAGCAACGCGGCTTCCAGGTTGGTATCAATGTCGCTTGTCAGGCGGTCACCGTCTGCAGACGTCAGGAAGTCATCAGCAATATCGCCCAGGTAGTCGTCAGCATTCGCGTTGGATTGGCCACGAACCCAGTCGGTCCAGCCTGATTCATTACCCGTTCTGTCTACCAGTTGCGCGCGGTACCAGAATTCCTGCCCCGCCTTCAGCCCCAGTTGGGTGTATTCGGCAGACGGATAAGGCACATCCGACAACAAAAGGGGATTTGAGAAATCACTGTTCGCGGTGTACTGAATTTCCGTTTTCAGCGTGTCCCCGGTATTAGCCGGGAATCCCCAGTTCAGGCGAATCCCCCAGTTGATCGGCGTTGTCGCAAAGCCGACAGGTTTCGGTGGATTTCCCACCTTGCCCGTCAGCGTTTTCTCCTCGGAGTAGCCCCAGCCAGAGGAAATTTCAGCGGCATTAATGGCACGCACACGCACGAGGTAGCGCCCGGCATAAATACCCGGAACATCGAATGACGTGGTGGAGCTGCGCGGCACATTTACCCAGTTACCATCATTGCGGCGCCACTGTGCCTCGTAGGCGATAGCATTCTGCGCCTGGTCCCAGCTCACACGCATGGTTTCGACGCTGATATTCTGCTGCACCACTGAAAACGAGCTGATCACAATGTTCGCCGGCGGCGACTGGTTACCCGGCGGGATCACACTCACCGGCCGCTGGTCAATGATGGCTCCGGTATCGATACGGGCATATTTATCCGGGTCGTGCCATGCGCCGGTAATCGAGAAGGTACCATCATTGTTATCGGAGACACTGACAACACGATACTGCTGGGCGTAGAGCTCGTCTGACTCAACCACCCATACAGCTTCGGCCTGTGGTGTCTCACTGTATGCCGTGGTGACTGTGACTGATTCCCCGTTAACCGCCTGAATAGTCCTGCTCTGTGACGCACCGGAGGGAAGATTCAGAATAAGGCGATCGCCTGCTGCTGCATCAGCTACGCGGTCAAGTTTAATCACGCGACCGTTAACAGCACTGATGCGGCCGCCCATAACTTTGCCAGACAGAAGCTCGTCTGACACGGCGATGATGTATCCCGGCTGCGGAATGTTTCCGTCCAGGCCAACATCAAACGAAACAATGCGATCCTTATTGTTGGTGAGAATACCCCAGCGACCCTTTCGGTTCGCTTCTGATTGCCGGGTACAGCCGATGGCTGTCATTTCCAGCTGATTAAATCCGTACCGGGCCACCAGAGGCTGCTCAAATACTGGCTCCATCGCATCCGCATAAGCGTTACCCGGATCAGACCAGGAAACCAGCGCGGTGGTATACCGCGTTTTTGTCGTGCTGCTGGAATAGGTAAAGCGTCCGTCGATAACGTTAGCGCGGGTGTAAGCGTAATCCACATCTCTCGGCATATCGGCAAGCGCAACAATCTGATCACCGCCCCAGTACGTCATACCCCGGAATATAGCCGCAAAGTCACGCAGCACAGTGTAAGCGTCATTCCTGTCCTGAACATAGACGTTACAGGTATAGCGTGGCTCTGTCCCGCTTCCACCCTTTCCATCCGGTACCGGCTGATCGCAATATTGCGATACCTGGTACAACGTCCATTTATCGATGTTGGCTGCACTCAGGCGATTACCCAGACCAAAGCGATCGGTAATAACCAGATCGTAAAATATCCACGCCGGGTTATCGGTCCAGGCCCACTTAAACGCGCCCTGCCATGTACCACTATAAGTCCGCGTATCGGGGTCATAGTTATCAGGCACTCGGATCACCCGGCCACGTGGTTCACAGGATATCTGTGGAATCGAACCATTGAACTGACTTGAGTCGAATTCGATGTACAGCAGCGCGGTGTTCGGATAGCGCAGCTTGGCATCAATCACCTCCGTGAAGCTTTGCAGCGTCATCGTGTCGCTGATCTTGGCGCTGTTTGCGTCAGCGGTAATCTTACGCAGTCGGATTGTCCAGGTGCTGCCAGCCTGCGGTAAATCAATACGGTGGCTGCGCTCATAACCAGACGTCGTTTTGCCGGTTACGCTGGTATTAAGAACGGTTTGCCAGGTCCCACCATCAGTTTGCAGGTCTATTGCATAATTGATGGAATACCCTACCAGATCGCCGTTGTCCTCTTGCTTAAACAGAGAAGGCCATTTCAGTCGCAAGCGAACGGCTGATAGTTGGGTGTTGATGAAGGTACGCGTCCAGGCTGTTGCGCTTGATACTTCAGTTCCAACGTTGATTTCGTTTTCGGTACCGGGAATGCCCTGAATGTAATTTTGTGCCTGAGTTCCCGCGCGAAATTCCCACGTCACGCCGCTAAAGTTTTTGGTGCCATCGGAGTTTTCCAACGCCGTGCCGTCCAGGTAGATATTTTTTCCGGTTAATTGCCCTGCAAATTCCCCTTCCCCAAGCGCAACGAGGATTTTAGCCTTCGCTACAGATTGCAGATCATCAGGCTGTTCGGTAGGGGTTCGTGAACTGGAACTGCCGCCCTTGCGGCCTTTAATCGGGGTTGCTGTAGCCATATTGCGCCCATAAAAAAAGCCACCATAAGGTAGCCTGAAAGGAAGATTATTTTGTTATTGCTGGTCTTCGACGTATATACCAGCAGAGATGATCGCCCCTCCAATGCGTCTGCGACCATAAAGCAGCGGGACCGGATAACCTTGTGCGGCAGTATTTGTCACCCCACCGAAAGCATATGAAGCGTGGTTATCTGCACTTTGCTTACTGGCAAGACCTGACGGTTGAGGTGAGAGCATCTGAACAACGCCGCCAAGTGCCATTGCCGCACCAATTTTCATCATAGGCACGCCAACAGCGCCGCCCCCAAAATATGTTGCTACAGCACCAACTACAACTAAAGCTGCTCCCAATATGGTTTGTAACACGCCAGCTTTTTTACTGCCTATAACGACAGGAATAATGCGAATAACCTCACCTGAAACAGGATATCCAAGATCAGATTCACTCAGATTTTTTTTACCTTTGAACACCGCATAAGTAAGACCACGCAGCTTACTTGAATTCAGAAACTTTTCGAATCCATTAATTGTACAGCATAGGGCTCTTACTGCTTCGGATGCGCTTCCGACTAATCGATAGTGTTGTTTACCAAATGTCTTCCCAAGAACACCACCTAATTCTATTTGCGTCATAACCTCAGACATAATCGCTCCATAAAAAAACCACCAGGAGGTGGTTTCATTGCACTGTAGTAGGTTTTATATCTACATTGGCATCATTGTCTATATATATTCTGACAGTCTTACTATCATCAGTTTTTATATTTATATAGCGTTCTTGCCTTTCAATTCCGGAGTTACACATACCTTTCCCATCAAATGTAGCTCCGACCGCCCATTCACCTGGAGGCAGATGAAAAATAGCCTTTTCCTTCTGGTTTAAAATTGCGGCTTTCTCACCGTTGATATACAAACTTGCTGCACAGCCTGCAGAGATAAATCCGCTGTCACGCACAACAGTAAGTACACCATCATTCGGATTAGTCTCTTGAAATTTATAGAGCTGATTTGCCGGAGCAAGTTTTGCTTTACTTGGAGGAACCACCTCAGTTGAACATCCAGACAATAACGCAATAGACAAGACTAAAAGTATTTTGTTCATATTCCATTCCCTGAGTAAACGTCCATAAAGGTTAGCACAGAGATTTATGCCGTAGAACCTTCATCGTCCGTTCCTGCCAGTAGCCGCCATAAGGCACACGCTGACTCAAATGGCCATAAAGATGGTGGAGTAGCATATTGCCTTCCAGCAGGATCCCTGCATGGTTCCACTTATTAGCCTGGACCTGCATGATAACCATATCACCTGGCTGCGGTACGCCACTGAATTCACGGAATCCGCATTCATACCAGCAATCGTGGTAGAAGTTTTCGGGATAACTGTCTTCCCACCAGGGATAATCCACGCGGTAATCCGTCAGCTCAATGCCGTGCGTTTGCCGGAAATAACTCATCACCAGCCCCCAGCAATCGAAGTGACCGAGCACAAATGGGCGCTCCAGTAGCGGCAGCTCGCCCCGCGGCTGAATGGTACGCAGATCCCCCTCCGGCCAGCTGACGATGTGCCACGGAAGTAACGTAGCGTCACACTGTGCCTTATCCAGTTCGCTCGCCTGCGTCGTGGCATCCGGGTGGCTGTGGACAATGGCAATCACTGTTCCCCAGTCTTCGGCAGCGGCGTAATCTTCCGGCGACAGGTGGAAATGCTCTGTCGGATCGGTTGCCAGATTACGGCAGGGAATGTACCGCTGCACCCTGCTTTTTTGCACCACTACGCCGCAGCATTCACACGGATATTCAGCAGCAGCATGCGCCATAATGGCGTCGATAATTTTCTGACGCATATCAGCTCCTGATCAGCGATGTGCCAGGGAAGCCACCGAACGGCAACTCGTTCCCCTCGCCATGCCTCAACTTGCACGCAGTGAGCGTACCGGGACATTCATCGAGTGACGGATCGTTAACCGGGTTGTTGTGCTTGTCGAAATAACGGGTTCCGGCGTAGTCACATCCATCACCTGAGCGGTATTTGTTCCGGATACACCAGGTACAAAGCGAATGTAGCTGGCGCGTCGGGATCATCAGCCCCTGCAGGTCCATTGGACTGGACAACGTAAACGCCACCAACTCGTTGGTTTCAGTGCTCTTGGCGTCAATGTAAAACACCTTCAGCTTTTCCTGCTGCGGATCCGCAGACGGGTTGCCCTCCGGATAGTTTTTCGCATCCAGATACTGCGCCAGCGTGTCATGAATCGTGACCTTTGCCTGCAGCAGGTCATCATAAGCAAGACACAGCGCCGTAATGGAACTGTCCAGGTTAGCGACCGACAGCGTCGGCTGCGCGCTGGTCCCGTCGGTCGCCGTCTCAATACCCTCGATCTGGCAGGGCCAGGCTTTATATTCCTGCCCCTGCCACCAGATCGATTTCGCCGGTAGCTTATTGTCATCTCCACCAGCAGCGGCAATTTCATCGGGAGTGTGGGCAATGTTGTAGGCGTGGAAGCGGAGAACGTCGGAAACACCAAATGCGGTGCCATCGACATCAAAAAGCCGGACAGCATTGCCCGGCTCAAGTTTCTGATAATCACTGTTTAAGCTCATGGTGCAAATGCCTGTTCAAACGTGGCCGAAACGGTTTCCACTGTTTTACTTTTGGTGACGCGCTGCAGGCTCTCTGCCTCAACGCGCCACAGCGCAAGATCACCGCCTGGAGGGGTAAACGAAAATGATTTCGTCTTATGGCGCCGCAGGAAAGCATAAATATCCCGGACGGTTTGCGGTTCGCCGGTAAATGAAAACTCATAACTGAGCGTTTCATCATTCAGCCCAGCACCTGACACCTGCTTATAGCCATCACCAAACTGCGCCGTACGGATGGTATCCTTACTTTTCAGGGTCGGCTGGCTGGATGCTTTAATCCGCCATGCAAAATGCTCGATCGCCATTGCTTACCTCTGTTTTGTTGCATTCCAGATGATGCCACCCGGCCGGACTTCTCTGGTGATACCTTCCCTGATGGAGCTGTTGATCACCTGCTGATAGGCTTTCCCCAGCGCATCGCCGCTTCCTTTCTGTTGACCGGAATCCCCCTGGCCTGTTGTAACCGAAACCGGCGCATACACGCTGACACCAAAAGGAGAAGCAACGCCACCGCCACTCCCCCCGACCAGACCACCAGTCGCATAGCCGCGCATCATGCGATAAAGGTTGCCGACACCGATTCGGTTGGTGGCTTCCTGCGTAAAGACAAACTCTCCACGGTGCACCACACCTGCAGGCTCATACTTGCCGCCGGATCCGGTATAACCACCGCCAGCAAAACCCAGCGCTGACGTGGCAGAACTGACCAGGCCAGCCATGGCCTGCTTCATCAGGATCTGCGTCAGCATCGACAACGTTGAACGGGTGAAATCTGCCCAGTTTGCTTTCCCTGTCGTCAGCATATCGGCCATATTCTGGCTGATACCATCGAATGTGGCTGAAGCAGCGGACTTCATCGAACCATAGGCATCAGCTGCTGAATCGGCATAGTCAGCCCACGCTGATTTCGCCCCGGCCTGCCAGTTGCCGCGGAGCTCGTCCTGTGCGGCATAATATTTCTTCAGTGCATCCAGTTCGTTCTGATAACCCTGATCGGTGTCCGTACCGCCGGCATTCATCCAGCCCTGCCGCAGCTGTGCTTCTTCGTTTTGCCGCTGTGCGCCGCGACTGCTCATGCTTCCCCCGGCCACAAGCGCCCGGGTTTTCTCCCCAATCTGGGTAACGTACTTCTGCGAGCTGTCCTGCAGGCGGTTTAACCGTTCCTGGGCAACTATCTGATCGCCCAGCCGGGCATTCACTTCGGCCCGCGCCAGTACCTCGTCTTTGTTCGCCAGCACCGATTTTTCATCGGCGGTCAGCGCGCGCTTTTTGGCGGCTTCTTCCACCACCGAAAAGCGGGATTGTTGTTTCCGCAATTCCTGCCGCTGCTGGCTGATGGTATCCGTGATGCTCTTATGCTCCTGCAGGGTGCGTAACTGAGCCTCCAGCTCCAGCGTCTGCGCGCTGGCAGTATCGACACTTTTTACACCTGCAGGTGTTTTTACCGCTGAAGGGGCTTTGGGTTTCTTCAGCGAGTCGTCGTATTCTTTTTTCGCAGCTTCCAGATTGATGTTGTAATCAGCCTGGAGGATCCGTCCGTCTTTAAGCGCCTTGTTCAGTTCATTCTGACGGGCCGTGTACTTCTCCAGCGCAGTCTGCGTCTTTGCATAATTCGACTGCGCCTGCGCGGCATACTTCTGGCGGTCAGATTCAATCACCGCCTCGCGGGCGGCGTTATCCTCAGTGGCCTTTGCCACGCTGGCCTGCTGCTGCGCCATTTCCAGTGCAAGGCGGGCAGACTCCCGATCGTTCCAGTAGCTGGCACGCGCATCATCATTGACATAACCATCACCTTTACGCAGATTCCAGATTTCATCCGCCCGCTTAAAGGCCGCTTCCGCTTTGGCTACCATCTCCTGCGTGGTGTCAGGCCGCCCGATATCGAGCGCCGCATCCCACATCGATTTAAAGGCACGCTTCAGGCTGTCGGCAGCAGACTCAATCGACCCCATATTGTCGCGCAGGCTCTTTGTCTGCTCACGAAAACCGTTCGTCGCCGCATCATTAGCTGCCTGCAGCGCCCCTGCTTCATCACCGGCGCGTTGCAGTTGCGCCACATAAGCAATCTGTTCCGCGGTAATGTTGTGGAACTGCTGCGCCATGGCAATCAGACCAGAGGTCGGATCGTTCGTCAGTTTGCCGAATGCCGCCGCCACCTTATCGACCGGCACACCCGACGCATCGGTAAATTTTGCTACCGCCTGACTCATCTCATCGAACCGGACACCGGCACGCACTCCGGCGTTGACCAGCTCCGTCAGCGCGCTGCTGGTCTGGTTAAACGTGAGTCCCGCCTGCTCGCCGGATTTCGCCAGCACCAGCATGCGGTTTGAGGTCAGCCCGGCAGTATTACCGGACAGAACCAGCGTTTTGTTGAAATCAGACAGCGTGGACGAGCCCTGATACCAGGCGTAAACCACCGCTCCAGTGGCGGCAGCCAGCGCGCCAACCCCAACCATCACCGGCGATATGGTGCCCAGCAACGCCCGGAAGGTCGGAATAATACCGCCGAAGGAGTCTTTCACCTGACCGCCCTGCTGCAGCAGGATAAGCCACGGACTCTGCCCACCGGCCAGTTGGGTGGCGATATCCGTAAACTGCGCAGGCAGCATACGCATCGCGGCGTTATACTGGCCTACAGAAATACCGGCCTTCTTCGCTGCGCTCTCCTGGCGGGTAAATGACTGTTGCACTTTCAGGGCAGAGTCATTCGCTGCGTCCCCCGTCTGCTTAAACTGCCGTTTTACGTACTCCATCTGCTCGTTGAACTTTGACGAATTAACGTCAAGGTTCACGACCAGGTCACCCACTGCCGTCTGGGCCATAGCGAACACCTCCTGAAATGCCCTCGGCCTTTGCCATCAGCACAGCGTCACCGGGTTCATCGTCGGCAATATCCTCCGCTGAAGGTGAAAGCAGGCTGAAGCTGGCAGGGGTTGATGTGGTTTTGGGGTCAAGCGCGGTGATAACGATATGCATCAGCGAGGAAAAATGTGCATCCAGTTGCACATCATTAAAAAAATTGTCCTGGTAGAACATTCGCCAGTCGGCGTATTCCGTTGACGACATACCAGCAAGCATGGCGCGCCAGTCCGGGCGGCGAAATTCACGCGCCAGTTTCAGGACGAATGTCAGCTCGCTGGCGAGGACTTTTCCAGACTGACCGGCTCAGTCACAGCGATATCCTCTGGATCATTCGCTTCCTGCAGCGGCACCATGCCAGACAGCAGCTTCACGCTGTACTCTGCTGCGGAAACAATCTCCAGCGGCCAGGTCATCAGCACTTCATTCTGGATCTGCTCAACGTCTTCTTTCGGCGTTTTGTGCGTCCCTTTCAGGGGATGTCCATGCCATAAAGACATGGCCACCAGCAGTGCGCCGGATTTAATCGTCATATCCATCGCCGCCTGCATGTCGGCATCGGTGATACTTTCCAGCGTCTTCAGGTGTTCAAGATGCTCAATACGCTGCAGCGCCGACAGTTCGTAGAGCGTGACGGTCTTACCGTTGCGTTCGAACGGCTCACTTTTTAAAAACATGGGTTACTCCAGAAAGCGGGGCCACAAGCCCCGGAGGTCAGGAAATGGTGACTTTACAGGTCGCGACAAAAAGCCCGTCGTTGGTCATCACGATAATGTCGGCGGTTCCGGCGGCAATGCCGGTTACCGTCAGCACCGTACCGGCGACAGTCACCGTGGCTTTACCTGCATCCGTGGTGGTGGCCCGGAAAGATTGATCACTCGCGCTGGCTGGCGCCACGGTGACATTCAGCGTGGTGGTGGCAGCAACCGCAACGGTGGTGGTCGATTTATCCAGGCTGACGCCGGTTACGTCTATCACTGCAGCAGCGCTGTCTTCAGCAAGACCTGGTTTGCCGTTGTTGCTGATTTTGACAGAACGGGTAATGGTGTCTTTTGCCGTCACCGTTTTACCCAGGCTGCTTACCCAGCCACGGAACACATCGATGGCGCCATTCGGGTATTTGATTTTGTACGCCAGCACGGTACCGTCATCAAACCAGCGAACCAGATCCTGCTGCCCGCTCTCGGCAGGTTTCCAGGCCAGCGTAAAACTGGCCTCCCCCGCCGATTTCTGCCCCTGCGCGGTAGCAGTCCAGTCGGCATCTTCGTCGTCCAGATAGGTGTCGTCGTTTGATTCGGCAGTCAGTTCACCGGGCTGCAGGTCTTTAATCTTTGCCAGGCGCGTCCAGTCAACATCCGATAATGGGTTGGCGAAGGGGTTACCCGATCCGGAATAAATCCAGAGCGTGGTAGTGGCACCCTTTACCGGCGCCAGTGGGTTTGGTGTAGTCATTACGTCCTCACATTTCGTAAGTAATGGAATATTTCAGATCAGCCGAACTCCACAGCCCAAGATCGTCATCACGCTGGTAGTCATACCCCTGCTGCACCATGTTATTGATCAGCAGAGAAAGTCCTGGCACATTGCCAAGCACCGGATAAATACGTGACTCCATCCAGTCATCGAGCTCGGAATCGGGTACCTGCGCCGGTAAAAAGATTTCGATATGCAGCGTGGCCTGCCAGATATCAGCATCCAGTTCTTCGCCGGTATACCCGGCATCCGTCAGGAAGACAGCGACCGCCGGAAAATCCCCCTCCTCCAGTACTGCTGGACGTCCGTCAAAATAGAGCGCGTCTTTACCAATATGGCTCTCCAGCGCATCAATAATCGCCTTTCTAATATCAGTGTGTTTCATCGTTTCAGAATCAGCCTGAGTTGGTTTTTAAGGGATGCCCGAAGTTCTTTAGGCATATCCGATTCCATGAGCTTCGGCAGCTCATCTTTAAATGCGGTCGTCAGTGGCGCTGCCAGTGGAATGCTGACCACTTCGATCGGATAGCGGGGTCTGGATGTCCGTCGCATCACATGCCAGCGACCATTTTCCAGTTGTTGAATAAAGGCCCCGGGGAAACGAAAAGGGCCAATACGCAACACACTATTGGCCCCTTTTTTGTCCCGTTTTCTGCGGGATAACCGTACGCTGGCGGTACCGAGCTTTATCGCGGGCAGGTTGCCCCGGTTCACGCGGATCATTGCCATCGGCTTTTTCGCCGTGGCGCGTTTTATCCTAGCGCGTTGTTTTACCAGCTTGCGTGGCACCCGCGTATCTTTCGAAACAACGGCAACGCTTCGGCTGACTGCCCGGGTGGCGACACGGTTAACAGCCTGCGCCGAGGCCCGCGGAACCGCCGTATTGCTGATGCTGTTCAGGTTTGCTATAGCCTGTTCAAGCCCTTTTAAAGACATAGTTCCCCCTTAACGGCGCCGGGTCGCTGCGGGAGGAGAACCCGTACCAAGCCAGATATGGCAGGAGCCACAGTCATCAGGACCAATACGATCAACCCAGAAAGGCTTTCCGTTAATATCCAGCGAGTCCAGCCGTGCAAGCTGCCCAATCGTTGCTGATTTCACAAACAGCGACGGGCTGGTCCCCTCGACACGGATGCCGGGTGTGGCGTAACCGATATTTTCCGGATCATCGAAAACACCACTCAACGTGACGCCAGAAATAGCGCCGGACGTTACTGTTGCAGAAGTCCCCATAACCTGCCGAATAGTGTCATCGGCCTGTGTTATTGCAGCATCAAAAAGGTTATCGAAATCAGCCACACAGCCCCCTGTTAGTGCTCGCGGACCAGCCCAAGTGCAACCAGGCTGTCCGCATCCGCTTCTGTCACGCGGATCACGGTCCCCGCCTCCACAATAGATACCCGTTCATCGCGGGTCGCGTGCAGCGCCTCAATGTGCAGCGTGGCCAGCGTTTCGACTGCCGTCAGCGCGTCATCTGTTCTACCGCTTAATACAGTATCCACTGGCGGCACGGGGTCTACGGCGCCGGTGGATGCACTACCATCACTCACGCCACCATTTTCAACACTATCGGTATCCGTGCCTTCATCCAGTTCTTCCTCCAGCTCCGCAATGCGCATAGAGAGCTCCTGAATGGTGCCACTGGTATTCACTTCCCGACCAAGCTGCGCGCCAAGCTCATTAAGCCGCGCAATCAACTTTTCTTTTTCTGTCATAAGAACAACTCCGGAACAGGGCCCCGCAGGGCCACAGAATGGACATCAGGCGAGTTTGACAGACACGAACGCATCCGGGTCAGCCAGCAGCATCAGTGGTGCAGACTGGATCATGGTGAACTCACGCGCCGGATCGCCTGTCTGTACCCAGTTTTTCGGATAACGCGTGGAAGCGTTAATGCCTTCACGCTGGGCATCAACATCCTGAATGCAGCCGTAGGTGCGCAAACCGCGCGCCTGGGTATTACCCAGCACCATGCTCAAATCCGGCAGGTAGTTCTTTTTGGTGTCGTCTTCAATGTATTGCCCGGAGTAAACGACAATGGCCACATCGCCATACATTCCCTTATAGGAGACCGCTTCACCCAGATCCTTCAGCGCCGTTTCCAGTTCAGAGTTAGAACCGCGACGGGTGTCGAGCTTCTCTTTTACCGCTTTGAATGAACGGAACAACGCCCAGCCCTTCGGATCAAAGACGATAATATTGACCACGCCGCTGGCGTTCAGCGCATAGGTTTCAATATCGTCAGTGGGATCATAGGTTTCTTTGTCGCGGGTGCTCCATGCCGCAGCACCTGCCTGGATGATGTTGTTTCCGGCACTGCGTCCCATATCCACCTCAACAGGTTCAAACGCTTCGCCGGTCATGGTGTATTTACCGTTGAGAACAGCAGCCACAGCCTGTTTCTCTTCCACCTGAGCAATCGCCAGTTCTTCATCCTTCATGTTCTGCAGGATAATGCGACGGCGGCGGTAGGCCGGGTCAGCCAGATTTTGCGGGTCTTCATCCGGCAGGCGGCGCAGCGTCATCTGCGGGTTTACCTCGTGCTTGGGCTTGACGTAACCCGGCGTAAACTCTGACGTTGCGCCGCCGCGGGAGCGGATAACCTTGCCGGAAATAACAGGCGAGACGTACAGCGCCATGTTGACCATGCCCGGAATTTGCGACAGATACACCTTCTCAGTGCTGAAAGGGTAGCTTTCACGGAAGAAGATACGCAGGAAAAGCGGATCGAACTTGAATTTCTTCTCATTGACCGCCAACAGTTGGGCCGTTGTGTAAATTGACATAGATGTTTCCCGTAAAAAAAGCCGCGATGGCGGCTTCTGTGGATGATGGTTAGTGTTAAGTCGGATGTCAGACGATACTGATGGCTGTACCTGCGAATGCGTTGCGTTTGATGTGTTCATCCGTCACCGCATCCGGCCAGAGTACATCTTCAATACGGAAAGAGCCGGACTTATAGAATGCCAGCTCAGTGCTGCTCTGGTCGGCAGACACCGCCAGAACGCCACAGGCAGCCCCCGCATGCTGGCCATCCCAGACGGTCAGCTTGCCGGAAGTGGCATCCAGCATCAGGGGCGTCATCGCCGGTACTGCTTTCGTCAGTTCACCAGGTGCAAAACCGGTATGCGCCGGATCACTGTTCCCGAGGGGCTGATTGTGCGTAAATTGTTCAGTGTTAGACATGTTGACCTCTTAAACAGGCGTATTTAACAAATCGTCACCCGCCTCAGCAGAAGCGTTACCTGCCGTTACGGTGCCGGGTGCGGTTTCCATCAGACGATCCAGCGCGGTATCCGTACGCGCCTGAGCACTCAGAGGAGCCGCGGCAAGGATGCGCTGGGCACTTTCCACCGTCATCCCGGGCGTTTCCGCCAGCGCGCGCGCCTGTGATTCACGCCCTTTCGCCTCTTCACAGTTCAGGATCCCCATAATGCGACCGTTTTCGGCTGCGACCGCCGCTGCCACCTGGCTGCTGATATCAACAGTTGCGCCCGCTGCAGGGTCAGTAACGACCGCAGCAGGCACGTCAACGGTGGTCACGGTCTGGTCAGCAGATGCTGCTGGTTGAGTGGTATCTGCGGATGCAGTAGTACCTTTCATGCTTCCTCCTCGGGAAATCATCGTTCGTTTGTTAATTGCATCGCGCATAACGTTCAGCGCATCCATGTTGTTGACCAGCTGCTCCGCCAGGCCGTTGTCAACTGATTCCTGGCCTGAAAACACAGCGGCTTCAGTATCAAGAACGGCCTGAACCGACATGCCGGTATAACCCGCCACCTTTTCAGCGAACATCTGCCGGGTAGCGTCGATACGCGCCTGAAAATCTGCGCGTACCTCTTTGGGTAATTTCTCGTAGGGGTTCCCGTCCACCTTGTGATCGCCGCTGTAAATCAACGTGACCTCAACGCCGCTGGTTTTAAGGGCGGCGCCGTAATTGCTGTGGGCCATCATGACCCCGATGGATCCCGTTCTGGCCGTCTGCGTCACAAGCCGACGTGATGCCGCACTGGCAATCAGCTGGCCAGCGCTGCAGTTCATATCGTTGGCTAACGCCCAGATGGGTTTGATATCCCGCATGCGGGCGATGATGTCCGCACAGTCAAAGGCACCCGCCACCATTCCACCTGGCGTATCCATATCAAGAAGAATACCGTCTACACCCGGATCGCTGATTGCCTGCTGGAGGCGGGCGATGATGCCGTTGTACCCCGTCATCCCCGAATACGGCTGGAGTGAGCGGGTTTTACTGACCAGCGTCCCGGAAACAGGCAGCACCGCGATACCATCAGTGATCTGGTAGCTACGCGCCGGCTTTGGCCCCATTTCCTCATCATCACCAAAGAGTGTCAGCGGTTCAGCCATCTGCTCTGCGCCAAGTGTAACGCCCGACACGGTGTCGGTCAGACGGGTGATACCTAACTGACCAGCGAGCGCGCAAAAGAAAACCCGCGCATAGGCGGGTTCAAGTAAAAGCGGCTCATTGAAAGCCATACTGGCAATGTGCGGGAGATTACGCAGCTCTGGCGTCATCGGTCCCCTCCTCATTCGATTTTTTCAGTCCAGACTCAAAGGCCGAAGCCGCCCACGCTGGCGGTTTAAGTCCCGCAGCGCGGCGCTCCATCGTTTCACGAACCTGCTGGGCAAAGATTTCCTGATAGTCTTCCCCGCGTTTGGCGCATTCCTTCTCATAGGTGCTCAGCCCCGCCTCAATGAGCATGACGGCCTCCTGCACCTCCTTCAGTCCGTCAATGGCCATTCGCCCGGAGCCGATCCAGTCAGCATTTCCCCAGGCGCTTCTCGCCTCCTGAAAACTGAACCGGGCTTTAGACGGTAATGTCACCACGCGGCGGACAATGGCCTCTTCCAGCCAGCATAAAAACATCTGACAGGCCTGGCGGGAGGCAACAAATTTGCGACGCCCCATAAAGTACGCCCAGGACTCGTTAGCACTGGCGCGGGCGGTGGAATAACTCATCTGCGAATAGTTGCGAGAGAGTTGCTCATACGACACCCCCAGCCCTGCAGCAATGTAGCGCAGCAGAGATTGTTCAAACGTCGAATAGCCGTTGTCAGTGTCCTGCGCTGACTGAAGATTCAGGGAGTCGCCCGGCATCAGATGCGGCACCTTCGCGCCCCCGAGACGAACCGGCGCCGCGGTATAGTACGAGGCCATCTCCCCCAGCCAGCCGGTCATCTTGCTTTGCTGCTCTTTACTGTCTGAGCCGAGAATAAAGTCCATCGCGGTTTGCGTATCCAGCTCACTTTCAATCGTGGCGGCATACATCGCCTTGACAATCGCGCTCTGGAGCTGCGTATTCTGCAGCGTATCGAGCATTTTCATTTGCTCCATGACGCTGTAAAACACGTTGGCACCGCGTGTCTGCCCATCTTCCAGAGGTTCAAACACGTGGATAAAGGAAGGCCGCCCGCCGGGCAGTTCACGCGGGATGTAGGTCCACTTCTGCGCCATCCACCCCGGATAGCCATCCTCGCTGACGTAATATCCCAGCGCGGCGCCACTGTCATTTGTTCTGACACCTGCCCGGCAGTTTCGCGTGTCTCCGGCGTTATTGGGGTTGCTGATGCGTTTTGGGCTAACCATTTTGAACTGTGTGCGGAAAAGACGCGTGGAATCACTGTCCCAGGTGGCCTGTGCACATAACTCACCGTTAAACGCATGCATGGAAACACCCTCGCGGATCATCATGGTGAATGTACGCTTACGTTCCGCATCAATGCAGCAGCAATCATCCTCCGCAAATTCTTTCCAGGCCGCCTCAACTTCACGGGAGAACGCCCGGGCCTCTTCCTCTCCAATGCCCAGAAAACGCCAGCTGGGGCGATAACTGAGCCGGAAAAACGATCCGACAATGTGGTCCTGATGGAGCTGTACCGCGTTTGCCGCATAACCGTTATTGCGGACCAGATCGTCAGCGCGCGCGTTACCACGGGAAAAATTAGGCAATAACGCAGCATCTGCGCTTTCACTCGGTGGATTCCAGGCGCGGAGCTGACCGCCAAAGCCACCAGCACCGCCATGATATCCGGCATAATCCCGCAGAGCGGTTTTACCGTCCGGTCCTAACAAAGCAGGTGTTTTCATGCGTAAAATCCTGCCGGTCCCCGGCGTCGTGGAGTGGTGCCAACCTGTGACTCAAGTTCGGCAATGTATTTCTTCAGGTCACTGACTGAAGTCGCAGTGAACTCAACCCGCCGGCCGTCTTTTTGCACCGTTGCCACCCGCTTTCCCATCATGAGGTCATGCAACGCAGCACGGGCGGCATCCAGATCAGTCTGTGTCGCCATTATTCATCTCCAGATAATGCCCGGGCATAATCAGCCAGGGTTTTGTTATTGGTCCGCCCCCCCTCTTCCTCCAGCAGGCTCGCGAGCAGTGAATCAAGATTCAGTTGCCATCGCGAAATACTGATCCGCAGGGCCGCCAGCGCATACACGAAGCAGTCCAGCGCCTCATTTCGTCGCTTTTTGCTGTCCCAGACGATTTTCTTACGCCCGTCCACCCATTTTTCAACCTGCTCCTCAGCAGTAAGCTGCTGTGCCTCAGCCAGATCGTAAATTTCGGGGTTATTGGGGAAATGCACGGCACCGGCAAGAGGATCACTCCCTTCCGGCTGAAGTGTGAAGCGGTTATAAATCTGCTCCTTTGCGGTATCAGTACCCACTTCCGTAAGATAAACGCCGTTCTTGTTGCGTTTACGCGGCATATTCGCGACGGGCTTGCCGTAAACGGAAGCCCCTTTAATCGGGATCACGCGAAACAGGCCATGCTTTTTTGAGCGATTGTAGACAATGGTGGGGTCAATACCGCCGATATCCCAGCAGATACGGGATACCGACATTTCCACGCCATTCTTTCGGGGGTAGGTTTTGTTAATCGCCTCGTCCACCCTGACGAGGGTCGCTTCATCATCATGACGGCCCATAATGATTTGCCGGTCAATCAGCCAGCTTTCCTCTCCGGGTCCCCATCCCCAGACGCGCATTTCATATCGATCCAGCTGTGAGTCAATCCCGGCTGTCAGATAAGCAACACGATCCGGTACGGATGCCCCAAAAAACTCTTTGCGTTCGGCCATGAGCTCCGCGTCAGGCCGTTCACCAATTTTAGGCTCCCATGTTTCGCCCAGAGTGGTGTTCACGAAGGTTTTACGCTTTCCGGTATCCCCTTTCGTTTTTAGCCAGTCTTTGACGATCTGTACCCAGGTGGTAAACGGGCTGTATGCCGTCCAGATGTGAAACGTCACGCTGTCTGGCGGGTCGATTTCGGTGCCTGTTGATGAAAACCAGGATAAACCATCACGCGTCCAGATCCCGGTGGTGTCACAGATGTAACGAGCTTCACTGAAATCCAGCTCCTGCTGCTTAATGACGCAGGCATTATGTTCACACAGGTAAAAGACGCTGGAGGGATCGCCAGGTGTCCATTTGAACCCGAACGGGGTTTCTTTGTCGCCGAACTTCAGGTACTGCTCTTCACCACAGTGCGGACAGGCAACATGAAAACGCATGAAATGCCCGGATTCGCTGGCAGCACGCTCAATCTGGCAGGTCCCCTTTGTTTTTGGCGTTGAACCACGAATAGATTTAGGCCAGACAGAGCCCTCAATACGTTTATCACCCAGGAACGTCGGGGAACCCTCTTTCTCAATATCTTCATCGAATGCCGCCAGTTCATCGTAACCGGCGACATCGACCGATTTCTCACGATAGTTTTTCGCCGCTTTACCACCCAGACACCAGAACCCGCGACCGTTGGAGAAGCGTTTCATACTGAGCGTATTGTCCCGGTGCTTTTTTCCATACCAGGGGGCCAGCGCCAGAAGTGACGGAATATCGCGGATCGTTGGTTCAACATGCGACTTCATGAAGTTTTCGGCGTCACCATCAGTGGGCAGCCAGATAAGGGAATTTCGCTGCTTGTGCTGAATAAAATACGCATAAACACCCAGCAACATTTTTGAATAGCCAACACGGGCAGACTTAACAACGTTGACCTCACGTATGTAATCGTTACCCATCGCATTCATGATCGCGCGTTGAAACGGCAACGTTTCCCAGCGTCCTTCCTGGTAGGCCGACTCTTTGGGGAGATAGTAATTATCGTCTGCCCATTCAACCGCCGTTTGCGGCTCAGGTCGGTACAGCGAAAGTAGACCCGCGCGCGCAGAGTGCTGCAGCCCCTTAACCTGACTGTTCGATATATTCACTCAGCAACCCCGGTATTATTTCATCCAGCGCAGCTGCTTTGTTCATGGCTTTAATGATGTCCTTCTTGAGGAAATCAATATGTCGGTTTTCCAGCTCCGGGAAGCGCCGCTGAACCGACAGAGGAACTCCATCAAGAATGCTGGCTACTTCTCCGGCCATCCGCGACAGCACGAACGTGCAGAATGCGGTTTCCACCACCTCAGCGGAATCTTTTGCATTTTTTAGTTCCTGGGCATCTGCCTGCGCTCGGGTGAGGCGGTGACGCTCATAGTCAATCGTACCAGGCTGAAGGTCGGATTCCGATGCAAGACGAAGGTCTTCAACCTCCTTCCGTAATTTCTCATTCTCAATCGCCGCGTCGCGTGCGGAATACCATTCGATAGCCGCGGAAGATTCATAGAGGACCTCATTACCTTTTCCACCGCCACGTGCTACAGGCATTCCCTGATCCTGCCAGTTCTGAATGGTTCGCACGCTGACCCCAAATATTTCAGAAAGACGCTTTTTGTTGACCTCCATAGCTCACTCCATACACAAAAACAGAGAAAGGAAACGCCCTCTGGCTATTTAGCCGTTTTTAAGGCTTATCATTTCCTTTCTTTTCAGGGGGTGTTTACAGTTAAAACAATGAATTAGCGAGAAGAAGAACGGAAACGGCAAATGCCTGAAAATTTTCATAAATAGCGAGAATCTGCGAGGTCGCCGCCCCGTAACAGGCCGGATCGCCGGAAAGGACCCGTAAACGATAATGAATATCAATTACATCAATCTGTTGTTAGAAGCCTGTTTTTCTTTCTGTTTCCCGTCCAACATGTTGGACACCAACTCCCCTCTGATAACCAGTATTTCAACCTCATTGATTTGAAATTCGTTCCGCGATTAAACCATTTTCAACCCAATTCAAGTGGCGACTTAAGAGACCACAAGCAATTACGACTCACTACTGGAGAAGCATGCTCACTAGCTAGTTCGAGCTACCTAATTGATTAAGGGCGGACTTTAGAAGGAGAAAACGCATTCTCCCGCAATACCATGAATTTAATATAAAAAATCATTAAACACTACAATAGATAACCTCAATTCGAGGCTATCTCCCTCAATGTATAAAAAGGAGAAATTATGGAAGCTTCCAATATCTTGGTTACAATTCTGTTTGCCCCTGCAACAGCAACGATACTGTGGTTTATTCTGAGCCTGATTCATTTCAGGCTTACTGGCGTTCCATTGGTATGACAACATTGCTATTACGATGGCTCTGCACATTGTGATGCTACAAAAAAACCCCGCTGCCGCGGGGTCCTTCAGCCCATGACAAATGACAACAATTAATCGACTTTTTTAATTACGACTTCTTGAGGTCTCATCTGCTGGATAGCACGACAGATGCAATATGGAATTACCGCCCATGCGACGCCCATTGCTGCACCAGCTGCCTGCTGAGGAGCGCTAACTGCGCCGAACACCCCAACAATCCCCTGCACAAATCCAATAACTCCACAAATAATGCAAATAACCCAAAGAAATTTCATTACCCAAACTCCTTGTATTCAAGAGCTATCAGGATAAAACGGATAAATGTTTAGTAAAGCATTATCGCAGGCATTCACTGAGTGCCTATGATAATGCCTTTGTGGTGGCAATAAAATTCAGCACAGAGGCGGCTATTTTTGAGTGGTCACTTCATAAACTGCTGAATTTTAGCTTTAACTCTTTTGTCAATTTTTAACCTGTATCTTTCACCAGTTGAGAGCGCTACAACACACCGCATTTTTTCAACCGACGAATTTTCATCCTTTAGTCGTTTAGCTATTCTCTTCAGCCAACTCTCATCATTGTTAATAATTATTCGGTAATTCGCCTCATCACCATGTTCTAAACGAATGGGAAGCGAATCAGACTCCTGATTCCTGAACTGTTGCTGAAGCTCATTCTCGCCATCAACAACCCAAAAAATTGCCTTAATCCTAATTGAATGAAGCGACTTATTTACAACGGTTATCCTTACGACTTCCTTATCATCAACTTCAGAAAACATTCGTCCCAGTCTTACCCGCCCACCTATAAACGCCTTGGGATTTCTCAGTGCGATGTATAGCGAAGTAATAACGGCTAAAAATGTAGCAATCCCCGAAAGCCATGTACCAATCATTGACCAAAAGGCCCAATCAGCAGCTGCACGGTTAGCCACTAACGTTTCATAAGCAATGTAGTTTGCGTCCATTTCCACCTCATATAGTCTATGAAGTCATTGTAGCGAATAGCATTATCACTGACACTATCGAATGCCTGCTTTAATGGATGCTCAGTCAAGCTGAAGTGCACCGTGTTCTTCTGATTCAGATAATGCAATCTGATCCTACCCGCGATTAGTGGACACGGGACTAGGTGAGTAAACTCTCAATCAGAGGTGACTCATGACCAAATCAGCCAAATCCCGCGCCGTTGCCCCCCCTGTGGCAGGCCACCCTGCCGGGAGGGTTAGTTAAATAATAATTATCACTTGCAGTAATGCATTGCGCGCATAAAAAGCCCTGCTCATGCAGGGCCAGAGAATATAACCTCATATGCACTACTCTGTTTCTGCTTCCAACTCCCAACGTGAAATATTTAAAAGTTCTCCTGGCTTTAACGGAATGCTAGCTTTCTTCAATATTTCAAAATTGGCATCATCAGGAATTACTAAGAAATACGAATAATGCATTTCGCCTGAATTGCCATGATTTTCCTGAATATCATCTTCGGTAATTCCTGACTCCTCAAGGTCATCAAGAGTCAAACCTAAATAATCAGCCAGCTTTTGCAAATCAATCATAATTCACCTCAGTATCAGCAATGAGGGAACATAATCACACACAGTCAAAAACACATCAAGTTATTGTTATTATTAAAATAATTCTATACGAATTACATTATTGATGATTCTCAGTTAATGCCTACTGTAACGACTAAAGCCCCGTTAATGCGAAGCTATAGGTTTATTGTTTGACTCTCTCACCGAGTCGTAAATGCGTTCACAAGTCATCCCGGCGGCATAGCGTTCGTCAGCGATTCCAGCATATCGTTTAGCTTCTGCTGCAATATCTCCGAGCATGTTGGCGAGCATTCCGGCGGTGGCGTCTGTTGTTTTGCTTCGGACGGTAGCGGCAAGATCTGCGGTGTGCTTTGCGGCGTCCAGGTGGGTGGCAAGCTTTGTTGCTTCGGTGCGCAGCTGGCTAACAGTGGCAGACAGGCCAGCAGCAGTGGCAGCAGATTTAGCAGCTTGTGCTTGTGCATCTTTTACAGCCTCATCACGGGCAATAATACGCCCTTGTTCAATCATGCGGGCGGCGGTCTGCGCGTTCGCTGTTTGCGATGATTCCGCGCTGTCACGTTCCGCCCACTTTTTTTCCCAATCGCGGCTGCTCCATACGCTACCGGCGATGAATGCAACGACCGCCAGCAACGAAATGGCAATAAACTGATAGCGCAGGCTCACTGGCCTATCCCCCAGCACGCCAGCGCGCTTTCCTGGTCTCGCCTTTCTACCTGCCCGTAGCAGCCGTTTTTCTGGCCTTTGGTCAGACGACAGTCGCGGCCACCGTCTTTAATCCACCAGCGGATCGCTTCACAAGCACCTTTACGGTCGCCAGCATTTATTCGCTTATAGAACGTAGATGGGAAACATTTTCCGGGGCCGATGTTATATGGGCAGAAAGACGCGATCCCGGCTTTCTGTGGTTCGGTCAGTGGTACCTTGATATTTCGCTCAACCCACGCCAGCGCTTTGTCGCGTTCTATGGCGTTTACCTGGGAGCATTTCTCAGAAGACAGCCTCATGCCCTGAACTACTGGCTTACCATCAACCATCGTGGCGCCACGGCAAATGGTCCAGAGTCCGCCACCGTCGCGGTATGCCGTCAGGCTATTACCCTCTTTCTCATTAAGAAACTGATCGAGAATCACAGGTGCAGAAGCCCCCGCAAGAATCAAGCCAACGACCGCTGCGCTCAGTTTATTCTTCAGCTTTGGTGACATTGCCATTAAGCCGATCCTCCCTTTCCTTTTTCCTGTAATACCAGTTCACTGCACAGGTGATAACGGTGCAGGCGATACCGACAATAATTGCCCAGTCACTCAGGCTTAACCCTGCAATTCTGTCGGCCAACATCCAGGACACCTCTTTTGCTGTTTTAGCTGTTTCGGCATATGCCTTCGCTGATACACCGCAGCCGGCAAGCGTGGTTCCTGATCCATATGAAAGTCTGCTGTAAATGGTGCTCATTCTGGTCATAGCCTCACCTCCGATAGTTCGGATGGCGCTGTGTGTGATTGAAGGGGATCAGGCAACCGGGCTCTTTTGTTCAAATAAAAGTAAGGATGATTCCCGGTGCCTGAAAATGGTGATCACCACATCCACAGGGGCGTGATGATCGTTATGTTTTGTTGAGTTTTTCCACCTCTTCGGTGGTCTGAATAAACCTGTCGGTTTCCAGTTCTACGCCGATCGCCCGACGACCAAGTTCTATTGCAGCTTTCACAGTTGAACCAGAGCCCATAAAGAAATCGGCAACGATATCCCCTGGTCTGCTGCTGGCGCTAATGATCTGCTTCAGCATGTCGGCAGGTTTTTCGCATGGATGTTTGCCTGGATAAAACTGAACAGGCTTATGCGTCCATACGTCGGTATACGGAACAAAAGCGGAAACAGAGAAGCAGCGCCGGAGTGTTTTGTATTCCTCCAGCAATTCTGAATACTTGCGGTTTAATGACTGATAGGTAGCTGCCAGCTGATGGTGAGGATGTTCAAGCTTCTGCTGAATGTGCTTATCGATAGCGATCCGCGTGAACAGTTCCTGCAACTTTCTATAGTCCACTTCATTTGGTAGTTGCCATTGGCTTGCACCAAACCAGTGTGACGCCATGTTTTTCTTTCCGGTTGCCTCAGCTATTTCTTTCGAGCTGACACCCAGTGATTCACGGGCATTACGAAAGTAGTCAATCAGCGGCGTCATAATGTGCTGCTTTAGCTCTGTGCTTTTCCTTTCGTAAACATCCTCTTTACCTGTGTACGGCCCAAGATAGTGCTCAGCAAACAAAATCCGTTCCGTAGATGGAAAGTACGCACGCAGGCTTTCTTTGTTACATCCATTCCAGCGGCCCGATGGTTTTGCCCAAATTATGTGATTCAAAACGTTGAACCGGGCACGCATCATAATCTCTATATCTGAGGCCAGTCGGTGACCACAAAACAGGTAAATGCTGCCAGCAGGTTTAAGAACGCGAGCATACTCAGCCAGACAGCTATCAAGCCAGCGTAAGTAGTCCTCGTCCCCCTTCCATTGGTTGTCCCAGCCGTTGGGCTTCACTTTGAAGTACGGCGGATCCGTAACTATCAGATCAATAGAGTTATCCGGGAGGGTGGCGACGTAATGCAGGCTATCAGCGTTGATTAACTCAACACTGTTTATTTTTACAGTATTTTTCATAGATCGGTAAGCGTAACTCTGATAGGCTCACGTTGCTTTTGCGCTAAAGCAGTGGGCCTTGGTTAGCTTGTGACCTGAAAGCATGAGCTGATGGCTGGCCGGGTGCGCTAACACCCACCAGCCGCCCATTTCCACAGCAGAAAGCCGCCAGAACACTCATGGCGGCGATTAGTAAGCGGGAACTAATTGTCTACTCTCCAGACAGCTTCATCTACTTCAATGTGGATGCTTCCATCTCTAACTTCATATTCAAGCATTCCCTGGTCTTCAAGGGTATCGTTCATTCCTGAGCACCCAGCATAAAAATTAATCCCAACTTCATACTCAAAAAAACCATCTCCAATACCGATAACTTCAAATGAGCCATCAATAACGGAGTATCGGGCATCACCGCCATAACCGGCTAGAAAATAGTCATTGAAAAGATGGGAGTGTGTCTCCAATAAGTCTTTAACCGCACCCAAGTTAGTTGGGTCAACATCATTTAAAGCAATTTCATAATTTTCAACACTCATTTTTCACCTCTTTCAAGTTGATAAGGTGAAAAATCTTAATAGCTAAAGAGTTATGTCAAAAACTATTTTTAAGCCAGAAATAAGAAAAAACTAAACTGTTGATGTAGTTCACATAGTGCAAAAAAACATATCACTGGAGACGCTTATAACATCCGAACTGGTAGTCAGATAATCCCGCCATCACCAATTGCGTAAGTATGAGTTGGCAACGTTCGCGGCTGAGGTGGGTATTCTGTGCAATCTCCCCAACCGTTGCTGGTTTATCGCTTAACTCATTGAAAACAGTCTTCGCGGTTTCTGTCATATCTTCCTGATTTAGCATGTCTTTTACCTAAAATTATATGCGTGACATACAGATAACTCTGGTTGGCGACACCAGCAATAGAAGAATTCCATTCTGCGACTACAATGGCCTTTGTGCATTAGACAAGACTGAGTTGCCATAAAAAAACCACCCGAAGGTGGCCTTATACTGAAAGTTGTGATTATGAGCTACTGCACTCAAATGCTGGAACTAACGATCTTTCTTGGTAGTTTCTGCACGATGGACAATATGGTTGCACGATAACCCTGCCATCGCCCATATCTCTCTCGCCAAATTCTTCAATAATATAGAAAACATGATGCCCAGAAATCTGCGAGCATCTTGGGCAAGATTTAAACGTATTACCTAAGCTGTCGGTGGAATACTGCGACTCATCAAGCCTACCACCGCAAGAACAGACTCCCATCATAGAACCTCCTTAGATTGAAATCCCATAGTCAAGGAAAAGGAGATACATTTCAGAGAGATAAGTCGCACATTTTAGCATCAAAAAAACAACACTCAGTGACTGAACGTTATGATTAAGCGATGTGACCAAGTAACCACTCTTAACACGTTACATTACTTTTTGCGGACCGCAATAATGTTTTTTATCATTAAAACAGGTATTTTATGGAAAAAAATCAAACCATAGTGAGCAAATAGTGACCAATACTACTTCTTTTCAGATCTTCTATGATGCAGAAGACACTGAATTGGCACAGCATAAAATTGATGCAAAAACACTTAGCATTTCCATAGGTTCTATGGCGGATTTGATTTCAGCCGCCGATAAACGGCTTAACGACGGTCAACAAACAGTGAAGTTGATGGTGACAAACCCGGCTGAGGCTGGCTCTCTCGGCGTATCCTATACGATGATGGAGCTTGTCCCACATGCAATCAATGTTGCGAAAGTGATCGGATTGACAGGGTTAGCCGGCGCAGCAATTGGTGCACCTGCATTATCGTTAATTCGACAGTTGGGAAGTAAGAAAGTCATTTCCATCACGAAACGAGCAGGAACAGACCAATCCGTTCTTGAGCTCGAAGGTGAAGAGATTGTTTGTCATGATTCTGTAGCCAAGCTAGTGACTGATCCAGAAATCAGGAATGCTTTAGTGAACGTTGTGCGCGCACCTTTAGACGGGAAAGAAGGCGCTGTGTTCAAAGTTCTGAATGAAGACGGTGTCGAAGTCGTCCGTCTGGAAGGTGAAGAAACTGAGGAAATAAAACCGCTTCCTAGGGGTACTTTGCTGGAAAAAGAAGAATCAGTGGAAGAAGTAAACGTAAGATTCGTCCAAATAAACTTCGAAGGAACAAAAGGTTGGAGGATTGAGTACCTCGGAGAGGAACACGCTGTTTCGTTTGAGGATCAACTTTTTATACATCAAGTCCAAAATGGGATTGTTAGTTTCACCAAAGAAGATTTGTTTGTCGTTGACCTCAAAACAACGAAAACTTTCACTGCACGTAATGCTTCAACAAAGTATGCTATAACCAAAGTTAAGCGAAAACGCCCTGCTGAGGCTTGATTAACGTGGCATTAAACTTGCAAATAGCGCAACTGATCTTCTGGATAGGGGTGATTATGATCATTCCTACCTTTAGTCGTTTCTGCTATTCGGCATCTGCTTTGCTATGGCGTAGATTGTTTCCTACCAGAACCTTTGAGTTCCGGTATCACGATGAAGATACTGGCACAACTAAAACACTCATTGTTAAGGTACCAAGAAAAAACGGGAAAATGCTTACCAGTCTTATTGATGAGGCTATTACGGAGAATTCAAGACAAAAATGAGTTCTCAAAGTAAAGGTTTAAGTACTGGAAAAGCGACACTTTCTACTGGTGGTTGGGGAGCGATACTCAGCGTTTTAGTTGGCGCAGTTCTTACAGACCCCAACAGTGTGTGGAGAACGGTTGCTTATGCCCTAGTGCCTGGTGTTGCTGCTGTCCTTACCTACGTGATGAATTGGTTCATTTCTAGGCATGGGTTTGAATCACCAGAAGATGCAGCTAAACGAGCGAAGTGTAAACGAGATTTAGCAGAGATCGAAAAACAGCTAAGCTCAGAGCATTTAACCCCTGAAATTGAAGCTAGGCTGATGCAGGCAAAGGCCAAGACAATTGAAATACTCGTTTCTATTGGCAGCGACTCCATCCTTGAGGCCTCATCACGTTCGAGCCAACTACCAGATACTGCCGGGCCTCAAGGCTAACCGGCAGTCTTGATCTTAACAATCAATCATCCATTTCAAGTCGAATATCAAGCATAGCCAAACATCCGTCTATAAATCCTTCAGCCATCTGTATCTCGATGCGTATCAATTTCTCATCTTTTTTACGCACTTTTGCGATCTTCCTCTTGGATATTCCATACAGATAGTGAGCTACAAGCAGTGAATGCTCATATGGTTTCCGGCTTTTCAATCGCGCCAGGCAACCTTCGATGATCAGCGCATCATCGTCAGTACATGACGGTCGGGATCTACCTGTTTGCGGCAACAGCCCCTTAAATCCTGCAGCTATAGGAGAATAGTCCACGCCAGAACTATCACTGGCAGCCCAACCGCCCCATCTTTCAAGTAACATTTGAATATCACGCATCACTTTTCTCCATACACTTAAGCTTTCGCAATTACACCGATCGCCAGCGCCCGATCCATAAAACGCAGTAGCAGCTCAAGCTGCGTACCATGCTTCTGCTCGAATGCCGGTACATCGGCGTGTAACTCGTCGTGGCACTCTCTGCACAGAGGGATCACGAAGAGATCATGGGCTTTTGTTGCTGTTCCCCCCATACCGTGCCCTACGATATGGTGCGGATCATCTGCTGGCCGTCGGCAACACTCACAGAGTTGTGTTTTAACCCAGCGGGTGTACGTCTCATTTATCCAGCGGCGACGTTTTGGCCTGAGCATAAAAGACTCTGGCGACTCCGGATCAACAGAAAGCGTGAGGATCTTTTTCGCCTTCTCCTGCACGAGTCTGGTTGCTGACGAGGAAGGCACTATGTCGCTTTCCCTCATGACAGAACGGATCTTCTCATCCGGAAGGCGCAGCCCTTTGTGCGCAACGCTTTCCGGAATAACATCAGCCAGGTCGTTTCTGACCATCCACCAGCACAGTTCCGGAAGCGTCAGGATATGCGACTCGGGAAAACCAGAATCACGCCGAATGACTTCCAGAATCCAGGATACCAGGTTTCCTGCGGCTATACCTGCAAGCTGTTCGGTATGCTGCCCCGACAAAGTGTGATCGCAATGCCAGCACAGGCGAATACTTCCTGGTGGGTGCCGCATTGTTGTGAAGTTCTTATCGTGCCACGATGAATGTGGCCACTGGCAATCAAACCGGGTACTCAACCATTGCTCAAGGGAAGGAAGCCCACCGGCACGCTGAATAACCCTCTCATTCTCGAAGACCTGACGCATTACCGGATCATCAGCCAGCGGCTGAATGGCTGCCGGAACAGCCCCGGTACTGAAAGACGCCATTTCTTCTGGTTCAGGCTCGAGCAGAACGCGACCACGCATGAAGAGGTGCATCAGTTCCGCACCGGGACGGAACAGCACAATCCCCATACGATGGGCGATCTCGGGGGTAAGCAGAGCTCTCACGCGACCTGCCCCCTGGCAATGTGTTCTGCCCACAGTCCACCAATCCAGCGCACGCCTTTCGCCGTGAAACGTGCCTGGCTGAATGCATGATTTGAGGTTACGGATGTGCCGGTTTTCACTTCAAAACGGCCCGCATCAATATGCTGATACCGTGGGGTCATCGTTCCGCCAAGGCGATACATGATGTCGTTCTCAAGGAGGAATAACCGCAGATCTGGCTCTTTGGCCTTAAGCAGTTTTGCCACCTGGCGGAATGACATTGACCCACTGGCTGTACAGTACCGATCAACAAACTCTACCTTCGGCGCCGCGGCAGCAAGTTCGTTAGTCAACTGCTGTTTTTGTTCTGCAAGGTCAGCTGCAAGACGTAGGGCTTCAGAGAATGATTGAGGAATCGTCTGCTGCTGTGCCTGCTCAAGCTCCTGCCAGCGATCAACCAGACGCGCGGTAAACTCCGGCGACAGCTGCGCGACAACGATATAACTGTCCCGCTTCCCTATCAGATAAACCGATACCGACTGATTGAGGTGATTTTTAACTTCCCCCATTGGGGGGAGTTCAATAACACCGCGCTCTGCCAGGCGTTCAATGGACCGTTTAACATGGTCATGTCGTGATTCCACCAGATCCGCAATATCACGGCTGGACATTGTTACTACACCATTCACGATTAACTGGCTCATACTTTTCTCCATATCAGGCGGCTGCACCCGCCGGTTCATATCTGCTGATCGTTATCTCTACCCGACCTTTCGGCACTACGGGTCCCCATTCCACCAGCATGCGCTTAATCTGGCTGTCATCTTCCCAGACACCCGCATGCGTCAGCGCGTCAAACAGGGCTTTGTTGTAATTATCGATATCCCGGCGGCGCGCATCCGGCGGGTACAGAGTGATTTCTACCGCTGCCAGTTCAGTCGATGGCTTCGGGAGACGTCGTAATTGCTCAATGATCGCCACGCAGGCAGCGCTCTGGTATTTACGACCATCAGCGCTAATGAGGTGACGACCGGCCAGCGGCCCCTTGTTAGGGGCGCGCCAGTAAGTGTTCACGCTCGGAGGGAACGGGAGTACAAGTTTCATGCCACCTCCTGTTGTTGCACTGCACACAGTTCCGGAAGATTTGCCTCCACCAGCGCCCTGGCGAATGGTGGTGGTACCGCATTACCGCAGCGGGCTACCTGCTTATCTTTTGCGTAGCGATTTCCACGGTAGTCCTGATCAATAACGTATCCATCCGGGAAGCCCTGCGCTTTGTAGAGTTCATGCGGCTGCAACATGCGCATTCCGATATCAACGATCTGGTATTTAACCCCATCGATCGTTACCAGCCATTCATCGTCACTTTCCCCGCAATACGTCTCGAGAAATGTGCGTACCTCACCCACGTGTTGGCCACCAGCGGTGATTGTTGGCATGGGCACATCAAGGCGTTGCCCGTCGCGGCACGTTCCACGCAGTTTCACCAGATGAGAGGCAACTACTGCATGATGGTCGACAGTGGTTACTGAGTGCGCGGGTTCATCCATACTGACACCCGGTCCCGTATAGTTACCGCCGTAGTGTTTTGCCAGGAACGCGCTCACCGTCGCGAATTTATTTCCGCCTGCAGTAACGGTCCCCAGCGGGTTATCCAGTCGCAGCACGCGCGGTTCTTGCCCAGGTCGTTCGCCATAACCCATCTGAATCAGCGTAGGCGTTACCAGCTGAGATTTACCGCCACCACCAGCGGTAATGGTTGCGCTCGGTTCGTCTGCACGGTGGCCGACGCTGGCCCCAAACTGGCGGGCTATCACTGGTGCAACCAGACAGGCTCGGGATTGCTTCAGAATGGTATGAGCAGGTTTATCCAGCGGGCGCGGTTTCGCCTGGTATTCACTACCACCATTACCCGCCAGGAATGGTGTCAACGCAGCCTCAACAATCCCGAGTGCATGCCCGTTCCCACCTGGACGTTTTGATGTGCCAGCGGTTACCGTCGGGACAGGTTCGGTAACGGGCTGCCCGGTTGCGCCAGTACGGAACTTTGTAAGATGTGGAACAGCTAACGCGTAACCGTGGGTTTTGGTAATCGTCTGTAGGGGTTCGCCCAACGCCTGACCACGGAAACAGTCGTAACTCGTTTTGGTGCTGGTGTGATTGCACTTCACGATAAACGGCGACGAACTTTCGATAACAAAGCGCTGTATGCCTCGCGCGATCCGCTTCAGAGTGTTCTCCTTCAGCGGTTTTTTGCGGTCGAAGATGGACAGGGCCGGAACATTCCAGTCGATACATTCCGCAGCGGTACGCCATGGCATCAGCCTGCCGCTCTGCACCTCCAGAGACTTAGGATCCCCATGGGTAACAGCAGGCCACTGGATTGGGCAGCCATCGCAGCGCATAACCATGAAGAAGCGTTTGCGGATCGTCGGCGCGCCGTAATCACACGCGCGTAGTTCGCGATAATCAACATCATATCCAAGCCCATCCACCAGCTGTTGCGCCTGCTCGCTACCTCTTTCAATAGACAGAAACTCACAAACCTCTGACAGTGCCGGGTGGTCAGCAGGAATGCCAGTGGACAGCATGCCGACAAATGCATTGAATGTTTCGCCAGTGCGGGCAGGATCCGGACGCATTTCATCGGCCAGCAGCGGTCCCCACGTTTTGAACTCTTCCACGTTCTCCAGCATCATCACGCGCGGTCTCTTCGCCAGTGCCCAACGCAGAACAATCCAGGCCAGACCGCGTATCTCTTTTTTCACTGGCTTTGCGCCTTTTGCCTTCGAGAAGTGTCGGCAGTCCGGGCTAAACCATGCCAGGCCGACAGGATTACCGCCGGTGGCGGCAACCGGATCCACGTCAAAAACGGATTCACAATAATGCAGTGTGTCCGGGTGGTTCGTCTTGTGCATCGCAATGGCGTTTTCGTCGTGGTTGATCGCAATATCCACGCTGCGCCCGATCGCCAGTTCAATACCCGTTGATGCGCCACCGCCACCAGCAAAGTTATCAACGATAATCTCACGCATAGGTTACCCCCTGCATGCTGCCGACAAGACCACGCGCAATTGTGATGATTTCGCTGGTGGCCGTTCGTTCCAGCCAGAGTTGATTGATGTTGGCTTTCAGCTTGTTCTGCTGTGTTTCATCCAGCATGTCAGCGCCATCCACCTGATCGAATACAATTCCAACCTCCAGCGGCCAGATACGGGACTCGGGATGCGGATCGGCTACTGGTTGAGCTTTCTCACGGATGTGCATGCGGATCTGGCGAATATTGGACCATCTTGAAACATCCAGGCTTCCCATGGCTGCAATGAAATCAGTGCTGTTCATGCCATATTCACCGGATGCTTCAATGGCAACAGTGCGAATACGTTCCGACATATCCAAGCGTGTAGCGGAGTCATCGAATTGAATCGACAAAAGCCACTCATCCACACCGAACAAAATGCTTTCGCGGATGAGCAGCTTAGCCTTGTCGATCGTTAATGGTGATACCTGTGCAAACTCAGGCGCATCGACCGAATCAGCCGCCCAGGTATGCCCAAACTTCGATTCACTGAATGTGTATTCTTCTTTATCGCCGAACGCAGCTCTAACGCATGCCCACGCCTCGACACCGCTGATATCAAAAATATCTTTCTGGGTAAGTGGCAACTCTGCTTCTGGCTTGTCAGCTACAGGTGGTGTGGCAGTTGCAGGTTGAGACTTGCTGGCAGCAAATTGCGCCAAAGTCATAAACGCCCGCCCTTTTGCCTCCAGTTCTGTGCGGTTGATATAGCTGAACCGCTCACCACGCCATGACTTATCGAATACAGCTATGGCACCGGCAAAAAACGCGCTGGTGGGCTTCTGTTTTTCGTCAGCAGGTACAAACCACACAGGCAGATCGAACCCAATGCGCCCGCGAATGAATACAATGTGATCGGCATCTTCCGGCCACCACGTTTCACTCGGCGCGGCTTTTATCAGGAATACATAGCGACCTCCCTTCTCGCGCTGGACTGCTGCGTACTTCATGATGTGCGTCATACCAGTGATCGCCTGTTTCTCGTGGTACTGCGAACGGCTATACGGTGGGTTGCCATAGCCAGCGCCACCCAGTTCTGCCAGACGTTCAGACCACTCCTGCGTCAGCGCGTTATCTTCGGCGGTGTACCACGCCGGGCACTTCGCGTTGTCGTCGTCAGCGAACAAGTCCAGGACTAATGGGCCAAATAGCGCGTTGATCCCCCAGAAAAGCAGATCCGGTGTCCTCCACTGATCTCCAACTTCTTTCAATTCGTGAGCTGGTTTACTGCGCAGTTCTGCCAGCGCCTGGCAATATTTATTTGGCATCATGAGCGGAACCCCGAATTTTCTGGCAGTGAGTAGTCAACATTTTGGAAGTTTGCGCGGCTGGCTGAGTTAGCCGCCCATTTACCGTTAACGCGTTCAGGTCGCCCAGCGGCAGACCATTTGGTCGCGCTTTGCAGGTAACCGGGGAAGTTTTTTGGAATAAACAGAGTTGCCGGGCGGAGATATTGAGCCTGCTCGCTATCACGCCAATCAGCGTTTTTGTAATCCACCACAAGGCACAGATCATCAACAGTGAACTGTTCCCGCAGACGGGCGCGAATGTTCTCCAGCGACGTGCTGCATACCTGGTAGCGTGAACCTGTTGTCTGGTTCAGGTAAGACAAAACCTGTCTGGCCTGATCAGTAATCACAACCTCAGGGTCGGGTTGCGCCGCAACCGGACAAGAGGGTTTTGAAGTTACTTGTGGATCTTGTTTTGATTTTACTGACGGATCCCCGCCAGATTCTGACGGGTCAAAACCGCCGTTTTTGCCAGATTTCGACGGGTCAGTTTTTGAGGCGTCAAAATTTGATGCGTCAGATTTTGACGTGTCAGAATCTGACAGTTGAGAAAATGCGGCAGCCTGAAGTTTCGCCACATTCAGGCGGTACACGTTCGAAGCATTACGGTTACCATTACGGCGCTGTGTACGCGTGAGCCAGCCATCTTTTTCAAGCTTTGCGATTGCCGTTCTGATAGTGCTCGGCCCTGCGCCAAGCTGGCGAGCAATAGTTTCAATGGACGGCCAGCAAACACCTTCATCGCTGCTGAAATCAGCAAGGCGAGCCATGATCGCGACACTAGACAACTTCATGCCCGACGCCGCGCAACCATCCCATACGTAGCCGGTTAATTTAGTGCTCATGATCGTCCGTTATCTCCCTGAACTTTTGCCTGAAATGCTCAAGTGGGCTGAAGCATTCGTGCGGGTAGCCATCACGCAGATAGATAACGCGCTGTGTTTCTGGCTCCCAGCGGATAACACGGACTGGCACTCCGCGGTGGTCTTTGAACCTTCGGTTAAGTTCGCGCACAGGCGTTTTGCCCTCCGGTTGTAGACCCCCACAATTGAAACCGCCCTACTGTGGTTACACGGAACCCAGCGGTTTGATAATCTGCGTTCATACCGAAACAACGGAGTACCCGAAACCGGGATCATCCTGAGTTGCGGTAGACGGTTAAAAGCCGTTAAACTGCTCATGCGGATTATTTCTCCATACTCGAAGAGTTGTTCGCCAAGGCGCCCGGAGCTGCACACTCGCGGGCGTCACTCTTTTCAGCGACACAAAAAACTCGATAAAGAAGCGTTACGTGCTCCTGGAACTTCGCGATAACCTGATAGCTGTTTTCCTCAATCTGAGCACGCTCATCTGCGTCAATTACCCCATCAGCCGTGGCTTTACGTACAAAATTAGAATGACGGCCTATCCATTCAATGGACTCCATCAGGCGCTGATTTATGTCGGCGTTATCCAGATCATCAACATCTGCCAGTGGTACAAATACGCCCTGAGAATGGCGCGCAACGGCATCAGCGATATGAGTTGAACCACCAGCACGTTGTAAAACCATTGCCCAGCCCAGTGGGAAGATCTGGTCGCCGTCAACACGAAGGCGGTTAAACAATGCGTTCTCTGTCACGCCCAACCATTCCGCCGCCTCGGCATAACCACCAGGAAGATCGGTGATCGTTTTTTTTATCGCCGCCACCAGCCAGGCTGGCTGACGTTCGACTTTCCAAATAGGTTCGTTACCCACAGCTACCCCCTTATTCCTGTGGTTTGAGTTTTACTGAAGCATCGCTACGCTTTTCGTAAAGGTCGGGATGAAAAACCAATTTCCCCCCGGTCCGATAGGCTGCTTCAGCTGCACGCCCTTTTGGGATAAGGCGACCAGTTCTATTACGCCACTGGTAAACAGCCTCGCTTGTGATTCCAAAAAATTCGGCAACCTTCTCAGTACTGCCGAAGTAGTTTTCAATATCATCGGTTGTCATAACGCCTCCTTAGCTAAGTTTGATTAGATATTAATAACAAATCTAACTTTGGTCAATAAAAACTAAGATTGCTTAGCCTTTTAATTTATTTATGGTGTTCAAATGGAAACTGTCGGTCAGCGCATCAAAGCTCTCAGGCGCATAACCAAAACCTCGCAGAAAGAACTGGGTAAGTTCTGCGGTGTTAGTGATGTGGCGGTTGGGTATTGGGAAAAAGACGTTAATGTGCCAGGCGGCGAGTCACTTGCGAAACTTGCGAAGTATTTCAACACATCAATTGATTACATACTTTATGGCACTGAATTTGAAGGCAATCTGATAACCAAGATGCGAAGGATTCCGGTGATATCCTGGGTTCAGGCTGGACAGTTTACAGAATGTAAAGCAGCAGAAGTTTTCAGCGAAGTAGATAAGTGGATAGAGACATCACTCCGGATAGGGGATAGCTCCTTTGCATTGGAGGTTAAAGGTGATTCGATGACAAACCCTAATGGCCTCCCAACAATCCCTGAAGGGGCAACAGTCATAGTAGATCCAGATGCAGAGCCAATTCATGGAAAGATAGTCGTAGCCAGGCTTGATGGGACAAACGAGGCTACTGTAAAAAAACTTGTCATCGATGGGCCTCAAAAGTTCTTAGTTCCCTTAAATCCACGCTATCCAAACATTTCGATTAACGGTAATTGCCTGATCATCGGCGTTGTCAAAGGCGTTCAGTACGAGCTTTAACCCACCTCTAACCTTCCTCTTAACATCAGGCTAAGAATAGTTTGGTGTTTTTTCTTGATCTGAAAGCTAAGTTAAGTTAGATTTTGTTCATCAACAGCGAACAGGCAGGACGCCCACGAAGTAGCCGCCGGTGGCATATGAATAACCGGATGATTCGCGGATGACTGGGAGACAAAAAATGAAGGTTGAATGCCTAGATGATAATGACCAACTGCTCTGGTCTTACGATACCACCAACCAGCAGAACATAACGGATATGTGTTTTTTAAAGGACGGTACACAACAAACAATCATTACCGCCCTTGAGAGTGCATGCACTCAGGCGAAAGGCCAAATACTGCTATCAGATGACGTTAATGGAGTATCTGATATTTGCACGATGACCGGCGGGAAGGGCTAGCACCACATTCCAGAAGCCTGAGTGCGGAACTGCAATATTGGCAGGAAATCGTTCATAGAAACCACCGTAATAGGTGCAACGACCACCACGTTTGTAAGAGCTGTAATTTGAATCGTCCATGAGTAAAACATTTATCTGATGTGAACATTGGACAGTAACAACATTTCCATCATCCATATGTTCTCGGCTATGTATATGTGACATGAATATTCCTTTTTGTTGTAGGGGCTTAAAGGATACCACCACGCCTGATGTGGTTAAAAGCAGGCCAAAGCAATAACAAGTAACTCCCTGTTCTGGCGGCCCGGTGTTTTCCCGTTTGTCCGGTAACCGCCAGCCTTTTTCAGGGCACAACATGAAAGCGCGTTCTGTCCCTTAACTATTAAGGTCTGTCGTTAATCCAAAACTACCGGAGCGCGCTTCCAGTTGAGTGGAGAAATTAACAGGTGAGTGCAGTCACCTGTCGCAAGACGTACCTCTTAAAGCCATTTATTTAAATTATTAGTCACCACCCGGTGAGGGATTTGTACAACCAAAATTTACGCGGTGCAGCGCGCCAATATGGAGAAAACCATGAGCTACATTCAGACATTATCAGGCAAACACTTTAATTACCTCGATATCCACCAGGACGATATCGTGATCGAGGATATCGCTACTGCGCTGTCTCATATCTGCCGCTTTGCAGGGCATCTTCCTGAGTTTTACAGCGTCGGCCAACATAGCGTTTTAACCAGCCACCTCGTTCCGCAGGAGTTTGCATTAGAAGCACTGCTTCATGATGCTGCCGAAGCCTACTTGCAGGATATTCCCTCCCCGCTTAAGCGCCTGTTACCTGATTATCAGGTGATCGAAGCTCGCGTAGACGCTGCTATACGCCAGAAATTTGGCCTACCGACGGGGCAACACCCAACCGTGAAATATGCCGATCTGGTGATGCTTGCCAGCGAACGCCGCGATTTTGAGATTGACGAAGGTTCCGTGTGGCCTTGCCTCGAGGGAATTGTCCCAACGGATCTATTCATCATCAACCCAGTTCGTCCAGGCCAGTCATATGGCCTGTTCATGAATCGCTTTAACGAACTGGTGGAGCTGCGCCAATGCGCCGCATGAAGGTAAAAGAACTCGTAGCGGAGGCTTTTGCCTCCGTTGCTGAATTGCCACCAAAGCATGCACCACTTATGCGCGAAGTCGCCACCAGACTGGAAGCTACGTTCGCAGCATTAAAAGAGTCTCTGGTGCAACTGGAACAGGAACGTAAAGGTAAAACGCCATGACCGTATTTGAATATCTCCAGGCTCATCCGAATACCACCAGCGGTGAAATCGCCAAAGGTATGAACAAAAAGACACCCGCGGTCGCTGGCGCATTATCGCAACTCTATACCACTGGCCGGATCGTTAAATCAGGTATTCGCAATGGCATACCGACTTACCGTATTAACGATATGCCCTTTGGGTGCAGTAACAGCTTAACCATGATGTTTAACCAGCTATTGAATAGAGCCAGACAGGGAACAGCACAATGAGTAAGTCACTGAACGCACGTTGCATCCGTCGCTGGACTGTCGAATTTAAAGGCCGCTGCGACTCAAAACACAGTCCGTACTGGCGTAAACACCACCTTCGCAGTTACATCCGGGAATGCGCCCTTACTACCGCTTATTGCATGGTCGAGCGTATGGCAGAGGATAATGCGATGGTAGATTTTCAGGGGGCTAATCGAGGATGGTCTCCGGAGTTCTCTGCCTGGTACCACGAACGCCGTGAACAGTATCTCAAAGAGGCGCGCGACTTTCTGAACGAAGACGCCACCAATGACGAGGTTGACGAGGAAATCCAGAACGAGCTGGAGGCATGGAATGACTAAAAGCACAAACCACCCAGCGCAAGGTCCTGTATCACTCGATCGCCTGCACCAGATACGTGAAATACTCAGCAAAGCAGTAGCACAAAGCGACGGCGGTAATCTCGGCTACGCAATGGCTGACGCTGTGAAGGTGATAGATGGGGCTATTGCTGCGTTTGGTGCTGAGCCCGTTGTGTATGCAATGCAGGGAGTCAACTTAGACACCGACGCCATATCAACCTGCAAAAATGTTGTAGACGGCTGGGTCGATGAGTGGAATCAAGAGCGAAAACCGGGTGTGCCTGAATACAAAACAGTCCCACTCTACACCGCCCCTCCTGCGCCGGTAGTGCCGGATGAAATTACGCCTCTGCAGGTATCTCGCGCATATGGCGGTGAAGTACGTGGTTATCGTGATGGCTGGAACGCCTGCCGCGCCGTCATGCTTCAGGCTGGTAACTCTCCGGTAACTCAGGATGGTTACGTGCTGGTCCCGAAGAAACTAACCGCTGAGAACGGCGCAAAGAGTGTGCTGTCCGGTGAGTTTTCAGAAACGAAATTTATAAACTGCCCAGAGTGTTTTGGTGATGATGATTGCGAAACCTGCGACGGCAGCGGAAGAATTGAAATCACCGTTCCTGTCACATGGACGACCATCAAAGCTATTTGGGCTAAAGGTGTCGAGCATTTCGCAGCAGCACCGCAGCAGGAGAATATTTAACGTGAACAACTTAATGATCGACCTAGAATCCATGGGCAAAAAACCGAATGCCACTATCGTCTCCATTGGTGCCGTGTTCTTCGATCCGCAAAGCGGTGAACTGGGTCAGGAGTTTTACACCGCCGTTAACCTTGAAAGCGCTATGGAGCAGGGAGCGGTGCCGGATGGTGACACTATTCTGTGGTGGTTAAGACAAAGCTCAGAAGCACGAGCAGCAATCTGTGTTGATGATGCGATGCCGATATCGTCTGCCCTATCTGAACTTAGCCATTTCATTAATCGGCATTCTGATAACCCAAAATATTTAAAAGTTTGGGGCAATGGAGCTACTTTCGACAACGTTATATTGCGCGGAGCATATGAGCGTGCCGGCCAGGTTTGCCCGTGGCAATTTTGGAACGATCACGACGTCAGAACTATCGTCACATTAGGCAGAGTTGTAGGTTTCGATCCTAAGCGTGATATGCCATTTGATGGGATAGCACATAACGCACTGGCTGATGCCCGCCACCAGGCTAAATATGTTTCAGCGATTTGGCAGAAACTAATCCCAACCACCAGCAACAGCTAAAATTTTCCCCGGGTGCAGCTGGGGTAATGGAGAAATATATGCTGAGCCTCGATTGTGTTCCCATCTCAACTTATTGCAAAGAGACTGGCGAAACCCCTGATGCCATAAACAAACGCGTACAACGCGGAGTATGGCGTGAAGGAGTTCAAGTGCTAAAGGTCGACGGCGTTAAGGAAAGATGGATAGATCTTAGTGAGGTTGCAAAATGGGCACGACAGAATCGCCTAAACTCCCGCGCGGCGTAACCATCAGGAAACACCGCAACGGCGAAACCATTAATATTACCTTCACTTATAAAGGGGTTAAATGCCGTGAACCCCTTTCTAATCTGGACGTAACTCCAAAAAACATCAAATACGCCGAGCGCACCCTCGGCGAGATTCACAATAAGATCGAAAGGGGGACTTTTGTTTATGCGGAATACTTTCCCCGTTCTACCCGGTTAAAAATTTTCGGCAACGCTGCCGCAGGTAAAACAGTAAAGATGTACCTGGACGAGTATCTGGTGATATGCGAAACGAGGAAACTATCCCCTTCAACGATTGGTGGATATAAGAAATGCCGAAGCGCGCTGTCATCACTTCATATTTTTCCCGCAAGTGAGTTGACGCCGGCCGCATTGAAGACATGGATCCAGAGCCAGAAAACAACATTGAAGACTATCCGAAACCAACTTTCCTTCCTACGTTCAGCTTTGGATGAAGCGGTGACGGATGGTGTGCTTCAGATTAACCCTGTATCACTGGTAACAGCCTCACGATACCAAAGTGATAAATCAGAGGCAGAAAGTAGTTATGTGGTTGATCCGCTATCACCAGCAGAAGTTGACGCTTTGCTCTCTGCTGCTGGCAATAAGCAGTGGGAGAATCTTTTCAGGTTCGCGATACATACCGGGCTGCGTAGCTCTGAACTGTGTGCTCTTCGTTGGCGTGATATCGACTTTGTAGGGAAGACAGCCCACGTTCAGAACGCCAGCGTAGTTGGCGTCATCAAAGGAACAAAAACAAAGGCCGGTACTCGGAAAGTAGAATTGACTGAAGAGGCATTGGCAGCTTTAGCCAGCCAGAAACTGTTTACTTTTATGAAGGATGAAACGATATTCGAAGATCCCAAAAGTAACAAACCATGGGCCAGTGCTGACGCAATCAGGAAAAAAGCATGGGTGCCAACTCTACGAAAAGCAGGCATCCGCTATCGTAACCCATACCAGACAAGGCATACATTCGCCACCAGCCATATCAGCCGTGGAGCCAACTTATTCTGGTTAGCAACTCAAATGGGCCATAAAGGGCCAGAAATGCTGTTCAGGCATTATGGAAGGTACTTGAAGGAGTATGATAATAATACCTCTATGAATTCATTGAAAAAAATAACTTTATGA